ATGATTGATTACTCACAATTTCCACGAAAGAATATACTTTGTGTCGATATGAAATCCTTTTATGCTTCTGTATCGGCTGTAACAAGGGGGCTTAATCCTTTAACATGTTATCTTGCCGTTGTAGGGAATACGGAGAGACAGGGAAGTGTAGTATTAGCTGCATCTCCTGCACTTAAAAAAGATTTTGGAATCAAAACAGGGTCGAGATTGTTCGAGATACCTGAAGATCCAAGAATACACATTGTAAATCCGCAAATGAAGCTTTTCATCAGAGTTTCAACTGAGATTACAAAGCTGTTTTACAGATTTGTGCCAGAAAAATGTGTTCATACGTATTCAATTGATGAATCTTTTTTAGATGCAGGAAAAGAAGATCCTGAAGAAATGGCCAAAGCAATTCAAAGCAGTATGTGGAGAGAGTTCGGTTTGATGTGTACTGTAGGCATTGGAGACAATATGTTGCTAAGTAAGCTTGCGCTTGACCTGGAAAGTAAGAAAACGAAGAGTGGTATTGCACGTTGGAGATATGAAGATGTGCCAAATAAACTCTGGAATGTTCATCCGTTGTCAAAAATGTGGGGGATAGGAGGGAGGATGGAAAGAAATCTGAATCGGATGGGAATATCAACAGTAGGTCAGTTAGCCAAATTTCCATTAGAGCTACTTGAGAAGAAATTTGGAATAATGGGGAACCAGTTGTATTATCATGCCCATGGAATCGATTTATCTGAAATAGGTGCTCCATTGATGCAGGGGCAGATTAGTTTCGGTAAGAGTCAGATTTTACTGAGGGATTACACAAGGAGAGAAGAGATTAAGGCTGTTCTTCTGGAGATTTGTGAAGAAGTCGCAAGAAGGGCTCGTACACACAACAAAGTTGGTCGAACAATTAGCCTGGGAATTGGTTACAGTAAAGATGAGCTTGGTGGCGGATTTCATCGATCTAAAACAATTGAGCTTCCCACAAATATCACGATGGATATTTATAAATGCTGCTTGATGCTTTTTAATAAGTTTTACTCGGGAAAAACAGTGAGAAGTATCTCAGTTACGTTATCAAATATTGAGGATGATGTTAATCAACAGTTGAGTTTATTTGAAGTGGATAATGAAAAGAGAAGGAAACTTGGGTTTGTCATGGATGGGATTAGAAGCAAATATGGATCAAAAGCGATTCTGAGAGCAGTTTCTTATACATCTGCAGGAACTGCACTTTACAGAGCTGGACTTACTGGGGGACATAAATCATAAAAATAACCCCCTCAATTTGGAGGGGGATAAGAAAAACATATTAAGAAGTATGTCCTCTGCTTGGGGCTTGTCAAGAAAAGTGTGTAAGTTATTCTAGATATTTCTTCACACGTTCCTTTAGGTGGTCATGAACTAATAGTTGATTCATGACCATAGCCCATTGCTGGATGCGTCCACCATCCCATTTCTTTTCTAATTCTTTTGTTCGTAAAAACAATATTTTTAATAGGGCATTCTCATGGGGGAATGCTCCTTTTTTCGTGACTTTTCGAAAGCTAGAGTGGATACTTTCAACGGCATTTGTAGTGTACATGATTTTACGAATATTACCACCATAATCGAAAAGTTTCGTTTCCATACGTCTACAGCTCCAGGGTACGTAGACCACTGCTTTTCAAAAGATTCAAATGCACTGTGACAAGCCTTAAGGCTTGGAGCTCCATACACTTTCTTTAAGGCAGCAGTAAAAGGCTTGTAGTCTTTACTTGGTATATACTTAATCGAATTTCGAATTAAATGAACAATACATCTCTGTACGGTCACATCAGGAAAAATCGCACGTGCTCCTTCTTCCAGACCACTAACGCCATCCATTGAGAGAAAGAAGATATCTTCTACACCACGAGATTTGATTTCATCAAAAATTTGCATCCATTTATGTTTACTTTCCGTTTCATTCAACCACAAACCTAGAATGTCCTTTTTACCTTCTATGGTATATCCTAGTATTGTGTAAACGGCATACTTCTTCGTTTCATAGTCATTACGAATGGTTGTGTAAAGACAATCGACAAACACAAAAGGGTAACAGTTACTTAAGGGACGATTTTGCCACTCTTCTAAATTAGGAAGTACAGTATCCGTAATGTCGGATACCATTTCATGAGATACAGAAAAGCCATAGATGTCTTCTATCGTGGAAGAAATGTCTCGTTGTGACATTCCTCTGGCATACATCGAAATGACCTTATCCTCTATAGAGGATACATCTCTTTTACGCTTTGGAATCAACTGCGGTTCAAATGAACCATCACGATCACGGGGGACTGCAATTTCAACTTCTCCTGCCGTTGTTTTCACGATCTTTTTGCCATATCCATTTCTTCTATTTCTTGTTTCTTTTTCTCCCTTGTCATTGGATTCATAGCCCAAATGGTGATTCATTTCACCTTTTAGCATTGACTCAAACATGGGACCAAATATGTCTTTTAATGCTTCTTGCATATCTTCTACTGATTTAGGCTGATACTGTTCGATAATCTTGTTAGCTAATTCTACGGAGTTCGGATCTCTTTTCAATTTCCCCACTGAAACCACTCCTTTAGCTTTATACTTATTATTCTATCAAATAAAAAACTGTGTGAGTAAGGAACCGTACGCATTCCTTACTTACACAGTTAATATTACACTCCCTCTGCTTGCAATTTCATACGAATGACCATCAGTAAAACCAATACTGGCTGTATGTCCTCTGCGTGCTTCTTGGACATCTTTTTGAGTGTTAGTTAAATAAGTGCTTACAAATCCAATTAAAACAATGGCTAAAATAAAGACAGATGCATGCTTAAGTTTCATAAAGACAATCCCCTCTCTGAATTTGTTTACGGGCATAAAGCACTTTTTCATAATAAGCAACAGCCACTTTATGGTCTTCTTTTTCATTGTAATACTTCGCTGCATCTGATGCTAAATCCTCCACGTCTGAAAGCATTGACTTTAATTCTAAATAATTTAGAATTGAATTTAATTTTTCATTGTCATTATCTACATATAAGGCATGAATGAATTCAAACATTTTTACCATAATCTCATCGTTTAAATTTTTGGACAAAGACAGACCGTGTGCACACCAAGAAATTCCCTCGGAGTGATTTCTCATTTTAAAAGTGGTTTTTGTCAACATAAGTAAGATATCTAATATGCGATTTGAATGTTCATACCCATTATCCTGATATACTCTAATGCCCTCCTTGAAGTACTCAGATGCCTTTTCATAAGCTTCCTCAGCAAAGGAACATAAGCCGAGATTGTAAAGAGATGATCCGATTAATCGTGACATATCGATTTCTCTTGCTTTATCTAGAGCATCTTTAAAATGAGGGATCGCTTTTTCAGGGTAGTCCATATCCAAATAGTTCAGTCCGATAACAAATGAGCATTGAATAACTCTTACAGTGTAGTTTTCATGTGCTTTATAACTATCGATTGCTTGAACAATGTGGTGCATCGACATATGTGTTTGCTTCATATGATAATAAATTTCTGCAACTTTATAGTGGAATTCAGCTCTTTCAATTTCATCTGCAACAAGTGATAATTTTCTCTCGGCTTGCTTATAGAAGCTTATGGCATTAAGATATTCGTATTGTTCAAATTCATACATTCCCCGGAAAAAGTTAAAATAATATTCAAGAATCCCTTTCAAATCAGTTTGACTACTTTCGATCTTTTCTAATAAGTCTGAAATTTTAGGTCGTTTTTCGTTCAATGTTTTTGGTTCAAGGTAGTCCAGCATCAGCTGATGGCGAAAACACATGAGAGAATAGTACAGCAATAAATCTTGATCTTCTTTCATATGCCTTATTTCTTCCTCGACCTCAGCTTTCAATATTTCCGAATCTGGGACACTAAATAATCTTATGTATTTATACCACTCATTTATTTTCACTCCAACTTTAGAAGAAGAGATCATCTGCTCCAACACAAGCCCTCCTATATTAAATATCTAAATATGTAATATTTTATCATATTTAAATGAATAAGGAAGATTAATGTTATCTTAAATAACGAAAAAAATACCCTCCTCGATTAAGAGAAGGGTAGGGGTTTTATCTCGGTGAATCATAATCCATTGCTTGTTCACTATCAGAAATACCTTGAGTTGTTGGGTCAACAATGATACCCATTGCAGTTAAAAATGTTAGAAGTGCATTAAATTTCTCTGTCAAATTGTCACCAAATACAGTTAAGTCATACCCAAAAGCAGAGGCAATTGCTTGTACAAATAACAGCGTTGCAGAGAAAATTGCAACAAGAAATGTCTTCTTTTTCAGTCTTACTTTCCAGTTGATTTTAGTCATTTAATCGTCTCCTGTTGATTTTATTTAAGGCCAAAATGTATGAGCAACCATGCACCGACAATAGTTGCAATCACACTTGGTAGCACCTTGAATACAAGGTCTTTAGTAAACTGTGAGGGATCAATTTTACGAGTAGAATCAGAGCGTTCCAATATTTCAACTCGATTGTCCAGTTTTTCATATGATTTGCTTAGATTTTTTAAACTGTTACTCATTTCGTTAAGAGTACTGAACTGTTCTCTTGATTGTGCTTGAGAGTCTTTGTTAATTTCGACTTGTTGCTCAACAAGTGTAGCTATACGACCGATAACATTTGTTCTTTCTTCAAGAGAGTCAATCTTGTTATTAGTGTGCTTAGCTTTTTCTTCTAGTGCACTTAATCTTGAAATGGTGCTTTGCTCAAAGTTATCCATTTGTCACCAACCTTTAATGATAATAGAAAGGTGACATTACATCACCTCCTAAAATAAAGAGGATATTCGCTAATTCGGAGAGGTCAGCAAATATCCTCCGAGATAATTGAATATAATTAAATTTTTGAACCGAATTGTCCTGAGATGTATCCACGTTTACCGTTATAAATAACTTCCCAGTAACCTTTTGAATTGTTTTTACCTTTAACTGAACCAGAAATTGAAATAGTGCTTCCAAGCTTAACTGTGCCAATATTTTTAGAACTATTTCGATCAGGTTTGTCCATTACGATTGCAGCGCTTGATACACCAACAATTTTGATTTTTCCAACTGATTTAATAGATGAGGAGCTTGAAGAAGTTGATGTTGTTTTTGGGGCAGAGGAAGAGGTTTTAACTGATCCTGTAACATCAACATATTTGTCAGAAGCAGTGATGTAATATGTAGCGCCTTTAGAGTTATTAACTTTGTATTGATAGGCAGATCCAACTTTAACTTTCTCAACAACTGTAGGAAATCCAATGCCTTTATTTACTGTACCGACAACATCTTTATCTTCCCAAGATGGTTTTGAATAGAAGCGAAGACCGTCAACTTTTGATTTTAGTGAACCACTTGCTGCTGAGGAAGTGGAAGGGGAGGAGGTTGTTGGTTTAGTTGGAGAAGCTTTTGAAACAGATTTGCCTGACATTTTTGCCTTTACTCGATTTTTAAAGTCTACAAATTTTTGGCTGTTAGATACCCATGGTGCAGGGCAATTCTTATGGGTGATGTCATAATGACGAACAATATCATCAATAGGATCTAAACCAAACTTATTACATAATTCAACGAACACATCCTCAGTTCTTTCAACTGTATCTGAATGGAATGAACCGTCTTTTTCAAGGCACATTTCAACTCCAATAGAAAGAAAGTTAGCATTAGGTTTCAGCGCAGCAACTCCTCGATAAGGATTTCCGGCACTATCTCTTTGCTGAATATCATTAGCATGGTAAGCTACTTCATTTAACGGAATGATACAAATTGCTTCAGTTTTATCAACGAAAATGTGAGCTGACGCATAAACTTGCGCATTGCTAAAATATCTTCGGTGATTGTCTGCCCCGGCACCCGGATTGGCTGTATAGTGGAGGACGCATTTTTTCACCCCCTGTAATTTCAAACCTGGTCTAGTATACTTATTGACTGGAATGTAGCTATTAGTGAAAACTGACATAAAAACATCTCCTTAATTTCTAATTAAAAAAGAGCCTCGAATTCACCATTTTCATAGCGATTTCGAAACTCGTTTAATTGAATCTCATTATTGTTGGATGTTCCATAAATTTCATGGAAAAGATTGTGGATTTTTTTAGTTAGAGGAATTCCGAGTCCATAATTCAAATGAAGTCTTACACATTCATTTTTAATTTGCTCAAGCTCATTGACAGTAAAATCGCCAATTTTAGACTGCGGTTCAAAACTTAAATTGCTCAGTGTTTCTTTAACAATCTCGCTAAAATTCTTTTTATAGTGGTGCACATGAAGGTCTTTTGTAGAGTTTGTTATTGCACATTTAAATGAATATTTCTCTAATGAGGGTTTAGTCCAAACTTCATAAACAGCTTCTCTTAAAGTTTTATTTAAAGGAGAAATACCGCCTTTCCATCTAGAGCTATTTTCGCCTGTGAAAAGAAGTAAATAACACTTTCTGCAGTTTGCTAAACCTCTTACCATGTTATGAAGTGGAGCATATTGAACTCCTAAGTCTATATGTTCCTTGCATAGAAAAGGGAGATTTTCTTTATTGTGATGGTATGTATCGAATAAAGGGATAAACCCACGATCAGAAAAAGCTGCTTGTGCACATTCAACAGTGTATTTTTTAGCACCTTTACATTGAAAACACTCTTCACCTTTAAAGAAGTTGCTGGGAAGGTGCTCCCATATATGTCCTTCAGGGCACTTAGCTTTTAGTTTAGAATGACAGTTTTTATAGGTGCTTAAAATCTCATAGCCTTTAAGGGCATATCTACTTTTCACAGTACTTAAGTTAAGCCTTTTTTTAAGGGAGCCTTCAATTATCCTACATTCTGGACAACGAGTACCTTTTTTAAAGTGTTCGTAATTTACTTGCCATGTGTGATTATGTGGACATCTGACTTTCACCTTTGTTTTTGAATTTACCATGTCTCCAGAAATGTGAATGTAGTTATTCTGAGCTAATAAATCAATAAATTTCTTTTGAGTTTCTTCACGTTTTTTTAAATGATAATCTGATATCTTTCTTGCCATCTATCCACCTAATAATTAAATTTGAGCACAAAAAAGAGAGAAGGGGACTAAACCCAATCTCTCTTTATCTCACGTATGCTCTTGTTATCTCTGTCTTTCAAGTATGTATTTTGAATAAAATCTATATTTTATCTAGAACATAACCACCTCCTAAAAGAAATACATAAAATTTATTATGCTTTCTTAAGAGCGGCTATTTCTTTTGCTTGCTCTTCAACTTTTGCTGAAAGCTCTTGTACAGCCTTGATTAGAGGAGCAATAAATTCTGTATAACCAATTGACATTACATCTTCGCCACCAGAAAGTTCATGGTGTTGGAAACCACCAAAATCGATACCTTCAGCTTCAATTACCTTTTGAATTTCTTGGGCGATAACACCGTGATGATATCTATTTTTCTTTTTAGAACCGTCTCGCTCATGGGTGATTACTGTACCATCTTCTTTAATTTCAACATACTCATCACGTATGTCCCATTTATAATCAACAGGTCTGACTTTATTTATGAAATCTAGGCCTAGTACTGTGTCTCGAATATCTGCTTTATCACGGAGGTCAGACCTATTTTGCAGTGCATTAAATGAGTATGGAGTAGAATTTCCATCACCAAGTTGAATCTGATTGCTTCCAGAAACCCTTGAATTGAAACCAACGCCGGTAGAGTTGCTTATATCTTTCATTTCATCTCCACCAGTTGTGAATCTTAATGCACCATATCCTAATGCAGTGTTTTGATTTCCTGTAGTGTTATTTTTAAGAGCCATGTAGCCAAGTGCAGTGTTATAATCGCCTTTGTTGTTTTCGAGTGAAAGACCACCGATAGCAGTGTTAAAACTACCTTTTTTCATTTTCCATGCAGCCTTTACACCAATAGCTGTATTATCATAATTAACTGCCATTGGTGTAGTGTCGGAGTACTCTGTGATTTTTACTGCGCCTGATTCATCTCCGATAATATCTGTAGAGACAGTGAAACCAGAGGATGTCGAATTAGCGACAGTAAAGTAAATAGCTTCCCGTCCACCTACTGACATTAAAACTTTATATCCATTTTGGAAAGGATGATTCCCCATGGAGACTTGAATATTATTGTCTTTCCATACGTAAGTTCCAGTAGTCGTGTAATACTCTGACACTTGAGCCATACCAGAGATTTCATTCTGGGCGGTCTGTGTAGTGCTTACTGTGAAGGTATCCACAGTGATGCTCTTAACCGTAGTAGAAAACTTCTCTCCACCATCTAATGCTAAAGACAAGTTCTGGCCAACAATAAAGGTGTGACCAATATGTGTAAGGGTGATGTCTTGACCTATCCAAGTGTATCCTGCTTGAATACTAGGGAAGAATCTTTGCTTTCCTTCGAATGAGACATCAGAATCGAGTTGACTCATAGCATAGTAACCCATTGCAACGTTCCGCTGACTATTTTTAATTTCCCGTCCAGCGTTTACTCCCACTCCCACATTGCCAATTCCATTTGACCAATAAAGGGAGTTAGTTCCGACTGCAACTTGGTATCCGGCAGTTTGAGGGGAATTATTTATAATTGTTTTACTGTCCAGGTTTAATGGGGCATACCCAGACATTGCAGCAGCACCTAAAGCAGTGTTCCAAAGACTCTTTTCATTTGTCTGTAAAGCGTTTCTACCCATAGCGACGTTAGAATACCCGTCTTTGTTAAAGCGCATAGAATTATCGCCCACAGATGTATTCCGAGTCCCTTTGAAAGCATCTCCTTGTACACCGGTAACATAATATTGACTTTGTAAACCAATGGCCAAGTTATAAACGCCATATTTATTATTAAATAGTGCTCCGGCTCCTATTGCTGTAGTGTTTTTAGTGTATTCACTTGCATTTGAAAGTGCATTTTCACCGATAGCGATAATATTATGACCTGCAATACCTTTATATTGATCTCCTGGTCGGAAGTTTTTAGCAGCATTGTTCCCGATGATGATATTTGAATTTCCTGTTTGAAACGATGATACATATCCAGAGAAATATTTATTTCCGTCAATGATAAAGTAACCGTTCAAGTATTTATTTTTATTCGGAAAGCTATTAACGACATATGTTTTACCTGCCAAATCAAACACTTTATCTTGGTAAGTCGATTCTATGGAAGAAAACACACTAGAGTCATCAGTTGTCCCATCGCCTTTGGCTCCTAACCAGGAAATATTGATTCCTCTATAATTAAATTCATTAATAATCTTTTCAGACAGTGTGTTTCCTGTGGCTTTAATAGCGTCTATATCGCCAATTTTATTAAATTTTTGACTGATGTCATCTGCAGTAAACCTATAATTCTCTGATTTTAAAGCTACAGCGTCAATAGGTATCCATTGTTTGGTTTCTTCATCATAATAGCCCATTGTATTTACTGGAATTAGATTGTCACTCAATAATGTTCCTCCTTATCCTTTCCTTATCCAAACCATGCTACCGTCAGGTGCATCTTTAGAAGGTTTTACTCTTTTTTTGCTAGGCGGGCTATTTGTCCTCAGCCACACTGTTCGAATATTGTAAGGTTCAATATAACTTGAAACAACGTTATAACCATCGAATTGGTCTGAAATGCTAATATTAATCCAGTCAAAACCATCCCAGCGATATTCAATACCGGTATCTCGAATAGTAACAACCCACCCAATTTGAGGATTTGGGTAAGTATCCATTAAATCTTGATATGTATAAACCATCGGCAAATATATTTTTCTAGTGTTCTCAACTACATACTCGTAATCAGAAGTTGCTTGTCTACACCAGTTTGTTATTTCGATGCATCGTTTTGTTACTCGTTCACATTCAGCAATTCGCTCATTCATCCGAATTATTGTGTCTTCAGCATCATCGATAAGTCCTTGTAGAGTCTCAATAACCATATTGCCTTGGCGTTTAATCCAAATTCGAGAGGCAGGGAAGAAGGAAGCTCCTTCACCACTATAATTAAAGGTTAGCGATTTCCCTTCATTTGAAGCATTAAAAAAGACAACTCCCATAAGGTAGTCAACCTTAAAATAATTGTCTTCTAGTTCACCATCTTCAATTTCTCGCCATTCCTTCTCATCTCCAATAACTTCTACACGAAACTCTCTGTTAGGAATCTCAGTTAGGAGTGCTCTTCCGTTGTATACAGTTAATGTCTCGCTATAAGTTAGATACGGGTCTTCAACAGAACCTATTCTCTTTTTACTTAAAATTGGGTCATTATATAATTCAGCAAAATCAGCCAGTTTAATCACCTCCGTTAATTTTGTTGGTAAGCTTCCCAGATATATTTAACGTTTAATTTATTTCCTCTGCAGCTACTATCTGAGCCTGTGATAAAAAGGTTGTTTCCCAAAGCACCATAGCTTAAATCTCCTCCAATAAGGGAAAGTCCGGTTGAAGTAACTTGATAGGCATAGCCCCCAATTGACTTTCAATTACTAGTTGACTGTCTTCAGGTGAAATCGGAGTTATTTTAACTAAATCGGGGGTAAAGGCAAGCGGAATTTGTTTACTTAAAGTGCCGTCTCCTGTGTAAACACCTTTAGCAAACTTGGGAGGAACGGGGATATTTTCAGCTAATACATAATCTGATGCTGGTCGTCCACCTAACAACTCTGCATTACCGTCTATTGAACCACTAATAATTCCTAATTCATTGCGCACTGGTATTGAATTTGGCGAGGTGGTTGTAGAAGCTGTAAAACCATTTAAGGAGTCTGCTGAACCTGCAGATGAGACAATCCATTCTTCTCCGTTAAACAGTTCTTGTTTATTGTTCTGGGGATTGATCCAAATTGTCCCTGTCTCTGGATCTTCTGGCTTAGTTTCTGTGGAGATTGTATAGAGACCATTAACTTTTCCACTAAGGCTTCCTTTAACTTCAACCGAATTAGAGGGGAGGTAGGGGTTCTCTGAAGGAAATTGGGGTTGAATAATGTCGGAAAGTATACGTCCGCTGCTATCAATAGACGCTTCAACAGTCCGGTAGGCTTGAATTCCAAACGTATAATACTTATTTGAAACCTGGCCTGTAAGGGTTGCGATTCTCTTATCATAGCTAACCGATAGATACTGTTCAGATGACATCTTTGATCCAAATATATAGGTGTCTGAAGATGTATCTGAGTAACAGTGGACAAGGAATCCGTCAATATTGTACTTATCCTCTTTAGAATTTGGGAACTGCCATTCAATGGAGATATCAACCGATCCATTATCGTTGACAACATGTGTTATTGCAGTTCCGTTATTAAGAATAGTTGGGTTTGCCACAGGAGATGAGATACGATCATTACGTGCATTGTAATTAACAAGAAGTGTATCATAATCAATTTTTTTCTTATTATACTCTGTGGATGCTTTCTTAGTTGTATACAAAGTATTAGCAAATTCCTGTTCCAATGACCTGGCTCTTTTCCCGTTTGAGAGTGTAACCTGTATACTCTGTTGATCAAAATCGAAAGTCATCCCTGAAAGGGTTGCTTTGACATCGGTTCTGAAATTCTTATTAACTACCCTGATTATATCTCCGAGATATATTCTATCCCAAAATGCCTTTTCGCTATTAACATTAAATAGGTTTACGATGTTCGTTCTGATATCAACAGGGGGAGCGTTTCTATTGCTCAGTTCCTCTAACCCTTTTTCGTAAAGCTCTGTCTCATCAAAAATATTATCATTAGTCCAATCATCTTCAAAAATAAAATAAGACAGTTGTTTCTTAAGCTCCTCACCAAGAAACTTGTCCATCGATAAACGGTCTTTTAGTTTTTCTATTTCCTGAGAAATGTTTGTGATTTGCGAGTCTATTCTAGATATTTCAGCTTTTTTGGCGGTAACTTCTAATAGTTTTGCATCTCTTTGGTTAATAAGATCTTTTGTGTCGTCACCGGCTTTTTTCGCTACGGTTATCTTATCTAAAATTTGCTGTAGCTCAATGTTTTCAAGAGTGAAGAGTTTATTTTCTTGAGTCGTTTTTTGGGTTTCTAAATCCCTTTTTTGGTTTAAAAGGAGGTGGAAAGAAGAGCCTTCTTTATTGACAAGTTCATTATAATCCAAAATCGCATGACATAAATCATCATCCATGTAATCACTGTGTGTTATTACATTTCTGTTTTTATCACGTTTAAAAGGATATAGAAAATAAGAAAAATCGTCCAAGTAACTCTGTCCAGTAGGGTTTACCGAATTAATCACAATTCCGTCTTTACCTGTGATGTTTAAACGTGTTACGACTTCATCAATATCAATGGTATCTTCCATATCAATCATAAATCGTTCAGGGGAGAATTGGACACCTTTGTACTTGGATACTGTGTCTTTCTTATAAAAAGAGACAGTGTTCTTTACAGTGTCGAAGACTGGGACTGCCTCAAAAGTTTCCCATATCGTTTTTAAAAATTCATATCTTGTTGAAGTGACATCAAATGATCGTCTTTTTTCATTAAATGAAGGATCAATATAACCGATATTGAGTCTTGTGCCTTTAAGACAATCAGTGGCCACTTCCTGTAGATTCTTTGAAACTCCTTGATATGACCTTATTTTGTTTTTATGAAGGATGTACGGTAGTTCTTGACATCTAACTTGTATTGTTTGCTCCTCATTTTCTGATTTTGTTAAACCGGTTATCACAAACCATTCAACTCTGTTTAAGAATTCTGCCTTGATAAGATACCACTCACGCATTAGTTTTGCCACATGGTTTGGCTTCATCAAAAAATTATACCTGGCTTTGAGTGGAATATTAAAAGATAGATCATTTAAATCAGCAAAGCTTAGATTAAGAGATACATTTGAGAAATCCGCAATATTAGCGATTTTCTTTTTATTTGGTTTTGCTAAAGAAAGGAGGATTTCGCCTGGTTTAAACTTATTTAACAAAATACATCCTCCTATAAATATTTGTATCGGTATTTTAATCGAATATAGCACTCACCATTTATTTTAATTCTGTTTTTACCTCTTGTTAAAATCACATACTCTTCATTTACTTGGTCATAACATTCATAACCCGAAATACTTGAAGTGATCAATTTTTTATTGGAATCAACATTGATAACTTCATGATGTTTTATTCCCGTAAACTTCAGAGGTGTTCTATATAAAGTTAAGTTCTCAACAGTTATGTCACCGTCGCCTATCTTCTTAAATTCAAGAGATAACGGAATGTCCACATCTCCTATGTTTTCAATTTCAATATTCTTAACACCTGATGTGACATCAAACCAATGAGTTGTTGTTTCTTGTCCATATTTATAGGGGAATACCTTCATTGTGAGCTTCACATATCCATCGTTAGAACAGTTATGAACTAAATCTGTAGCGTTTATTGGCAAGGCAAAATAAATTATGTCTAAATTTCTACTAAAGGATAGAGGTTTATAATCATCTACATTTAACCAACGAGCAACTCTTCGAACATTTTTTTCATCTAGATGATTTTCTATGTAAAAATTCAATGGGATCTCATATGGCTCAAGTTTGACATTGTCTACATATGGTTCTGAAGATAGCCTAGTGTATGTTTCATTTACTGTTCTATTTGCAATAAACGACTCCTCTAAAAGTCCTCCTTCTGTATTTACATTTACGGCTCCTAATTCATAAGAAGGGATATTATTGAACATAAAGTATTGACTTTCTCTAATCATGAGTTTCCACCTCAAGTTAAGTTAAATAAAGAGTCTGCTTTTGCAGACTCTTACATGCTACCATTTAGTTTTACAACTTCGTTTTTAATGCTTTCAAACATCGATCTCGCTCCCGATTCTCCTCCTATTAGCTTATCAATGTGGAAAGTATTCGTTAAATTAATTGTTTTATCTCCAGAAGAAGCAATTGTTTTTGAGGGGATATCAATCTTCTTTAAATTTGGAATTAAACTGTTTGTTAACATTGATTGATTAACGTTAGGAACTAATGAAGGAATAGAAGTAATTCCTTTTTTAATAAGGTCTGCTAATTTTACTCCTTGGCCCCATTTTGGGGAATCGTCCACAGCGGTTTCACGAACAGCTTTTACCGTATCAAGGATGTTGGCTGTGTCAGTTTTATTTAAGATCAGTTCTTTGTCATGTAGGAATGCAAGTTTACCAGCACCTAATCCTGTTCCAGTGTATCCTCCAGAAGCGAAAGAGGATACTTTTTTACCTGTCGTGTTGCCTTTGACAGCAGTATTCAGTGCATTAGATGCTTCTTTGAGTTTATCAATCAGGTTGTTTGAAATACTTTTTCCAATGGACTCCATATTGGTATTAATAAACTTAGAAAACTCATTAAGCTGCTTAGCGATATCGGTGATTTTTCCATTCATAATCTTATCCTCAAGCTTTTTAAAGGCTCGTTCATCATTTACAAGATTATCGTATTTATTGTTGATTGACTCCTCATCTTTTTCGAGCTGATCTTGGAGCGCTTCTTTCCGTTTGTTACTTTCGCGATCCTTTAGAAAATCATCAAGGTCTAACTGTTCTTTTTGAAGCTGTTCAGTTAGTTCTTTGACTTTTGACTTTCCGAATTCAGAATCATCAAGAGAGTATTGATTAATTTGGTCAGTCAACTTTTGAATACTGTCTTGTCTTTCTTTTAATTCTTTTTGAAATTTAGCCTCGTCATCAGTCTTGTCTATCTCATCGATCAAGTCTTGAGTCGCTTTCTGATGCGCTTCTAACTCAATATCACGCATTTTTTCGTACATCTCTTTGTATATGGATACAACTTCATCAGCCAATGATTTATAGATATCCTTGATCGACTTCTTGGTGTTATAAAGCTCAAGGTTAAAATCTTTCTGTTTATCTTTCCAGTTTTCGATTTCTTCAGTGATCTGTTCCTGGATGTCAGGGAAACCTTTCGCAGCTTTCTTTTGCTCTTCAAGCTGTTTGATATATTTTTTGGCTTCCTTTTGTTGTTGCTGAATGAGCTTTATCTGCTTGCTATAGTACTTAACCTTGTCCTCATCTTCTTCAGTCATTGAAATTTTATTATCAACATCTTTAATTTTCCCTTGGGTTTTAGAAGATGACTTTTCAATTGACTTAAGCGTCTCATCAACTTTAGATTGGACAAGTTGCTTCTGTAGCTCACGAACCTGATCTTGAACAGAAATTAAATCTAGCTTGGCTTGTTTAAGCTCTTCTTGAAGCTGGGCACGTTGAGCGGAGTTTAATGCTTTATTTGTTTTTATTTCTTTTTGAATCCAATTAACTTTTTGTTGTTGGATTTTAGCTTGTTCTGCAACAGCTTTTTTCTGATCAGAGGTGTATTTGCGGAATTCCTTGCTGTCAGAAGTGTATCGGTTAGCCATTGATTCATCTTTAGCTATCCGAACATCAAAATCCCCAATTCTTTTATCAAACTCATCGAGTTTGGATTGAACTAGTTCATACTGAAGTTCTTGAATCTGATCATTGACTGAACTGATATCTCCTTGAAGGGAGAGGAGGTCAGATTTAGCCTGGGCTATCCCTTGTTGCCGTTCTGCCTCAGCTTGTGACGCATCTGAAATAGAAGCTCCAATACCTTGCATGTACTTTTCAGGATCGATTGTTTTTCCATTCTGCTCGATCTGTAAATGAAGGTGGTTCCCAGTCGAGTTCCCTGTGCTACCAACTTTACCAATAGTTTGACCGGCTTTAACTGATTGACCTGCTTTTACAGAAGGAGTGTTAAGCATGTGCATGTACTTGGCAACCGTTCCATCATCCTGTTTAATAACAACCCAGTTACCTGCAGTTTTACTGTAGCCAGCAATTTGGACTTTACCACTTTGAAGGGATTTAATTGCTGTACCTGCTTTTGCAGCAAAATCAGTTCCTTTGTGTGGGGTGGAGCGGAGACCAGATTCCTGTTGTCCATATTTGGAGCTTACCCTAAAAGCGCTATTATTTGTATAATAGCTGGCGATTGAAGAAGTGGCAGAGGAGAGGGATTTGCTGTAGTTGGCCATGATCTTCTTGACGTAATTCTGTGTTTCTTTAAAAGGAGGGATACCACCATATTTAATTACGTTACCAGGCCCAGCATTATATGCAGCCAATGCTTTTTCAACATTACCGCCAAACTTTTCAAGCTGTTGGGCGAGGTACTTTGTTCCACCCATAACATTTTGATAAGGATCGTAAGCGTTATTTACTCCTAAGCTTTTTGCTGTTGCGGGCATCAGTTGCATTAATCCCATAGCACCTGCGCCAGATCGTGCTTTAGCATTAAACCCTGATTCTTGCTGAATTACAGCTGCAATAAGGGCAGGGTCAACATTGTATTTACTAGCTGCTGAATTTATGTAGCTTGAATACTTGCCTGAATATGATCCACCAGTTGAGGAGGGGGTTCCGCCAGAAGAAGTTGTAGATGTTACAATACCGTATTGAGTAATGTTACCAGATTTAATTTGATCTTTAAGCAGCTTAGCTTGTTCCTGCATAAGCTTTTTCTTTTGCTGAAGTGCTTTAATTTCTTTCTTAATTGCATCTCGATATTTCTGAGAGTATTTTGGATAATCATTGACCTGCTTGTTGTACTTGTCAATCTCAGCATTAACTTTTTCTAATGCTTCCTTGTATTTATCAACAACATACATGGAAGTTTTTACTTCTTCAGAAGCTTTTTCTGCAGATGAAGACATATCTTCCATTGATGTACCAGTCTCTGATAGAGAAGAGGAGGCTAAATCAGCTAATTTATCAAGTTCATCAAGTTGATCAGTAATGTCAGTAACTTGATTTAAATCTTCTTGGGTTTTAGGAAGGTATTGAATTGCTCCGCCATTACCTTTTTTCATTTCCTCAAGAATTTTCTGCTTTTGTTTTTCAAGATCTGATTTCAAATTATAAGCATCTTGAACAGTTTTGATCGCTTTAACTTCAGATTTATACATATTAATCTTCTTGTTTAAAGCATTAGCTTGATTTATTAGATCCTGCTTAACAGACTGCTGCATGTCACTGTACGCTTTTAGCTTGGCGTCACGTAGCTTAACAACTGCATCTCTGTTGATTTTCACAACACCATTTTCAACAGAAATTGCATCAGCAAGATCATGTTCTTTCTGAATAAGCTTCATGGCTTCTGTTGCAGATATGCTTTTACCTTCAGACATTTTTTCAAGGAGGTTATTTAAAGGGGAGATGCTGTCAGACATAGTGTCATAGGCTTCATTTTGAATGGCAGATATAGCAGCATCATTTTGCTTCGATTCAACTAAATCATCGATGATTCCTTTAATTGCTTCAAAATCACCTTTAGCTTCTTTGAGCTTGTCAGATAAATTACCGACTTGCTCACCTAGTGCATCTACACCTTCACCATTTTCATCCCAGGTTACTTTTGCAGTTTTTGCTGAATCATTTGTAGAGTCAATGGCAGTTTTAAGGTCATCATAAGATAAAGCCAAACCATTAGCTTTATCTTTCCCACTCATATATTGATTAACAAGCAGTTCTAAGCTTTTAGAGGCGGAATCAAAATTGTTTCTGTTGCCCGATTGCAGCGCTTTTTGGATATTTTCCATGTATTTCGAAACATTTATTGAAAATGACTCAAGTTCATCTGCATTCATTTTGCTGAAGTCAATTTTATCGAATGCGTTAGATATTTCCCTTGAAAGATTTGGATTTATCTTTATTGAGTTAAAGGCATCAATTGTCTGTTGCACTTGCTCTCTAATTTTAGCTTGTGAGCTGGATAGCTCTTGTTCAGTACGTAGTGCATCTTGTTCAGCTTTAATACCTTGATTTTTTTTGTCATTTTCAGAAGAGAAAATATCCCAGCTCTTGCCGTTTTTATAATAATCGGCAATCTGCTTATACTGTTTAATCTTATCATTGAGTTTATCAATGTCTTTTAAGCTTTCCTTAAAGTTGCTATTGGCACCTGTTTGAATGTCTTTTTTGTTTAGATTACTAAGGTCTTCAGTGTACTTTATAGCATCCTTAAGTGCTTGGTTTTTCTTTAAGATTGCTTGTCCTTGAGAATCATAGCCAGCGATCAAATTCGGGAATGTTTGTGCTAATTGTTGTGTTACTTGTAGGTATTCTTGCTCCTGATTGGCTGATAAAGCCCCGCCATCTTTAGCCTTTTGCAGTTCTTTGTATTGGCTAATCAGTTTATCAGTTTCGTCTTTATTGGTTGTAATTGCTTCAATGCTTGTAGTTTTCGCTTGTTCAAAATCTTCTCTAGCTTGTTTCAACTCAGAGTAAGAAGAAATTAACTTCTCAATAACCACGCCGAGTCCAACCATGGCTGCCATAGGGAGAAAACTGCCGGCTAAAAACGCGCTTGTAGAGATTGCTACTTTCTTTAGGTTGCTCATCGCAACGCTTGAAGCATTAACCACTCGAGTCCAAATTGCAGTTTTAGCTGAAGCTGTGGTTGCGCCAATCCCAACAGCATTAAAGTTTAAGACCAGATTTTTTAGGGTTGATATTGCAGACATTCCAGTTGAGATAGTAGCTGTACGAAGAGATGTATTGAAAAGCAGGATTGCAGTTGTCGCAGAACCAAAAACTTGAGGGAGGAGCCCGACTGTTTTAGTAATTTGAGCACTTGTTTGCATTAATCCTTTAAGTGCATCTGCAAAAACAACAATGCTATTAGAGATGAAGGCTTCACTTGAGGCAACCGACATTTCTGTAAATGCATTTGACAGCCTGTTTAGTCTTGCCTGTAAACTGTCAGCGTATTTCTGCTGTTCACTCCAAGCGCTTCCTGCGGAATTAGCTGCAGTGGTCGCTGCATTTTGTGATATGGAGAAATTATTCATCAAGGCATTAAATCTAGAAAGCTGATAAATGCCCGCTACACCTATTGAGGTATTTTGTTTTTGAGCATCGCTGAGGGTATTCCATTTGTCTGCTAACTCATTAATTAAATCAGTAGCAGATTTAGCCTCGCCACTAGCTGTTTTCACAGAAATGCCAATCTGTTCTAGGGCTTTAATTGAGCTATCATTATTCCCGATACGTGCAAAAATTGTCTTTAATGAGTTACCAACAATGTTTCCCGATTCACGGGTAGTACTTGCGATTGCTGTAGTATAACCAATCAGGTCATTTAATTCAACACCAAAAGTAGAAGCAGTACTTCCTGCTTTTCGAATTGAGTTGGCTAGATCAAGAGTGGTTACAGCGTAGTTGTTATCTACTTCATTTAGCTTATCTGCGACTGATATAGAATCATTAGCTGCAATATTGAAGTTTAACATTGCGGCAGTTAAAGTGTTAACTGTATCATCAGGAGTTAAATCTGAGACGTTTTGTAGAACCTGAGCGGTTTTGGTAAGCGTAGACAGTTCACTTTCATCGAAACCCATACGTCCGAAATCGCCAGTCATTTGGAGTATGTCAGTGATCTTATTTGAAAGGGTGTCACCTAGGTTTATTGATTCCTCGAGTAGCTCATTGTACTTATAATCAGGCTCATTCATTACACGTCTGATGTTTGTCATTAGAGTATCAATTTCAACCGCCTGAGATACCATTTCCTTGAGCCCAGATATAGCACCATAGAACAAAGAACCGGAGATCAAATATGTCGACATACTTTTGAAAGCTTGAGTTAACTCCGCACCAAAAGACGAGGCTTGACTAGACGCTGTTTGAGCATTTGAAGCTAATTCCCTGAATTGCATGTTCAAGCTTTGCATTTGAGATCTGATATTACTACCGCCGGCACTTAGATTAAGACTATTTACTGCATTTAAATAATCTTGAGTAGCTTGTCTATTACTAGAGCCCATAGAACTGCCATACCGTGTATTTAGGTTTTGAACATTTACTTGTGCCTGTCTCTGATATAATTCAATGGTTTTCTTTAATTCATTGTTCTTCGCAACTGCCGCAGATTTATCATCTAACATCCTTATCTTATTTTGCAGTGCTTCAATTTGTTGAGCAGATTGAGCTGTGTTTATTTTTCGGCCAAGAGATGAGATGGTCGTATCGGTAACAATACCTTGCTGTCTAAGCTTCTCTAAATCTTGCTTAAGCTGCTCAATTGCTCTCCTTTGTTGGTCATAATTAGTTGTAGTTTTTGAAGAGGTCGAATTAGTTTTAGGATCAGTTGTATAAACAATATCATCGAATCCGTGGCGATTTTTCTGCACAACCTTTGTTGGTTGTCCTTGCAGATTTCTCTGCACAGTCTTTTTTTGAACCTGTCCTAGTTTCTCAGTGGCCTGTGTAAGCTTGTTAACCTCTTGAGTTTCTTGCTTTAATGCTGTATTACGATTATTGATTATTTTCGTTTCGCGTTGAAGTATTTCACCATTCTTCTTATATTGCTGGGTGAGTTTTTCAACCGATCCGTCAGCATTCTTAATTACTGTTGAGGTTTCTCTAACTGTTTGATTATAGGATTTTAGGTTTTTCTGATATGCATCGACAGCTGAGGAGAATTCTTGCAGAGCTTTTAAGGTTGTAGAATCAATATTCGTATTGAGCTTGAGGGAGTTGAGTTTCTTTTCCAGAGATTTAATTTGCTGATTTAACTGTTCGACAGTTTTAGATGAGGTATCAGCTTGTGGGGTTAGTATAATTTTGAGGTTTTGACTCAAGTAAGAATCACTTCCTTTCAGTAGGGGAGAGGGCAAAATAAAAAGTCACCCAATTATTGAGCGACTTTACTTGCTTTATGAATAGCTAATTCAAAAACACTTTGCCAATATTCAACTTCCTTAATAGCGTTTATACAAACAGGATCAGAATTTAAAAATCCTTTTTCATTAAAAGGCAAGAAATTTATATAGTAATTTGGACAATTAAAATCGTCATTAATTATTTTAAGTACTACTTTTTTGATATACTTATGATTTACTGTATTGGCTGATGACCCACCTATTATAGCACCTATTCCACCAGCAACTACTCCACCGATTAGAGCTCCGACTATCTGGTTACCTCGTTCAGCCTTAGCTATAGTTTGATCATCGATAATAACTGTTGATTCAATTACATTAGAGAATGGTATACATGTCTCACTAATATTTTCGCCATTTTTGGAATAAAGCTTGAAAAGTTGTTTGTCTTTATTAAAAGAGATTTTAGTATTATTTTCTGGTGAAATATAGTAACGATCAGCTTGAAACTCAATATCATGCTTCTGTAAATTATATTTCGAATATTGATGTGCTGTTTTATTTTCTTTCTGCTTTATTGAAGATGTAATTGCCCAAATAATTGAGATTGGCAATACAATACATAATAAGAATAAGATAAACCAATACATTGGATCCATAATAGCCACCACCGGTATCATTTTCCTACATTATACCATGGTTTCCAAGCACAGAAATACAGAAATTTATTAATGAAAGGGAGGGAGAAGGAGCTTTTCTATTTCTGAAATAGATTTATTAGAAAAATGTCGAAAATTGCAGAATTGTAAGTGAATTTCTTGGATGTAATACAAACATAGGTTCTTTTGAAGGAAGGAGGGTAGGTATGGAAAACAATAAGAAGGCGTTTTATCTTGGTTTGGCAAATTTAGCATGTAAAAAGGAGCATCTCAAAGCGTACATATCTTTTCCATTTAAAAATTCATATTCTTCCTCAGACGCACCGATTTTGCGAGTGTATTTTTCTCTTAAGAAATCATTAAAGAAACTTATGTATTTCCTTGAAGATGAGCTTTCAGGATGCTGAAGGTTTCCACAAATATCGGGTAAAGCCAGTGCTAGAGCTAAGGCCGAATGCCAATTCTCACTTTCAATTGATTTTTCAACAGCACTTGTGAAATTGCTAATTTTATGTTCTAAAACAGTAGACATGTATAACCACTCCTTTATTATGGATGCTATTCCATAATATCACACAGGTGATTACATTTTAGTTTATTTATTTCTAAAATTCGCTTATATTTCCTTTTGAATACTCAAATACGGTGTCGTTTGTTTTATCAAGATAAAGTAAACCTACATAATTGTCTTCTGTAATAACTTCAATATTATATCTTTCTTCTAATTGATGAAGCTTTTCAATAAATTCTCTTACTTCATTAATTCTGCTCATGAGAGAAAGCCTCCATTCAATTCAATTTAATTACAATAATAAATATACCCGTTTTTATTAACATAAGCAAAATCCCTCAGTTGAAGGATCTTGATTTTGAATAAAAGAGGGATTTTAACTAAACAAATATTTGATTCTTTTCTTCTTCAAAATCCCGTAAATCATAGTGCTTGATTGTTGTTGAGACATCTTCATGATGAGCTACATATTTGCTTATCAATTCAATTTTGATTTTCTTAACTTCTAGGAGATAAGTGATGCACGAAGCTTTAAAGAGGTGGGGGTTTATACGTCGACCAAGGATGTCTGATAACACATCAGAGCAAAAATAATCAGCCCAAGACTCTGACATCTGTTTAGGCTCTCCGCCATACTGAGTAGTGAAGAGGTATTCATGATCATAGCCACGTTTTTCATGCCATAAACGAAGATACTCCAGTGCTTCTGTGTTAATCATGTACTCAAGAGGTTTTCCTTCACCTTTACCTTTTCCAAATACCTTATGACTCATCACGTATGACTGACCCTCTGGAACAGGGTAATCTAATATTTCTGTTTTTAACTGTATGAGTTCTGCTCTTCGCCCGCCAACATTAAAGGCAGTAGCAAGCCATGCCATCCCCAAATAATTTTCGTCCTCTTTTAGGGCGTCCATCATCAGTTTATAATCATCATATGTAACTTTAACTTTTTCATAGGTAGTGGTTTTAGGAATAGCTGGAAGCCCGCGGGTGAAATTTCTGAATTTCTCATAATTATGATCATCTTCTGCAACAACATTTTCGATATAATTATTTAACGAGGATACACCGGCTTTTTTTAAAGCAATCCCACTTGAAGACATCCCACGATTCTTTAAGAAACTTTGATACCTAATGAAATCACGCTTTGAAATCTTATAAAGTTTTTTCCCGTTAAGAGAGGTATGTACCCACCAAAAGAATTGGCGAAGGGAGGAGTAATACTGCTTTCGTGTTTTATCTCTAAATGAATGAGCATCTAAAAACTCTTGAACCAAGTTTCTGTGCTCTTCATCTACTTGCTCCCACATTGATTCCGTGACCTCGGGGAGTTTTATTGCTCGAGATCTGAGCATATTCTTTTCAATTGATTTGGCCATTAATTCACCGCCATTAGTCTGTTTTAATTCCATCTGCCTTTAAATCTTTTTTTAGCGCTGCAGTTAATCGTCCATCTTTTAGTGTCTCAGAGGTTTTCTTCATAAAAGGACGAGGTTTACCGTAGCCATATCCATATGAATCAGGGTATGTATACCCCTGTCCGGTTTCAATGACTGTAGCAACATCTTTCCCATCATCTTCTCTAATATTGTCCAAGGATACCCCGTTACTCTCGTTGGTGGTTATAAAAGCGTCTTTAAGCTTTCCTGTACGTTCATAAAGTAGGGGGCTATAGGTGCCGTAAACATCTTCTTCAACATGATCTTGACCTGTTTTCGTCATGACTTGCTTAACGTTAGAGGAAGATTTATGTATAGACTGAATTGCAGCTTGTTCAACCATTGCTTTGATTTCTTTTATGTTTTTCGCCATTACAGTGGATCAGCGCTGCTTTCAATCTCTTCGACCTTTTGAAGGATAAGATTATTTGCTTCTTCCTGAGATTTTTTTGATAACTCATCTATGTTTTGTTGCAGCACAACAGTGGCTTTACCCAGTTTTTCTAAACTTTCTTTAGGGAAGCTGTTGATAATCAAAGGGAAGAACTCTGAATCTACAAGTTTAAGATACCATTTGACTTTATTTTTAATGTCATTTGGAATGCCCAAGTCCGTAAATTCTTTAACTAGTGAAAAGAATGCCCATTGAACTTGATTTATATCCTTAAATGATTTAATCCCTGCTTTTTTTGCTTCTTCTTGATCAGAAATCAATCCGGATAACATTTTTGTCAATCGAGAAGGAGAGAAGTATGGATAAATAAATACATGTACGTCATCAGTTAATTGGACTTTTTCTTTCTTGTCATATTTACTGACGCTCTCCTCAATTAAACCTAAATTTAACTTTTTTGTTGTCATCTTATTTCCTCCTTAAATATCCTCCATATAATATTTCTTAAGCAGCTACATAGTCTTCATTAGTAATCTTTTTATATTCTTCTGGAGTGATATCTCCAAGTTCTACAGCCTTTTTTAAATCATCTTTAGTTGCCCATTCATACCGGTATGCCATTTCCCAAAATTCAAAATCAGTCATTTTATAACACTCCTAATTTTATAGAAACAACAGTTTTTCCGAGATTGGAAAGCTTGTTCTCTAATTGTGTATTTTTTAGTTTTTCCGATACCAATTGCTTACCTAACGCATCATTCAGGGTTTTTAAATCTTCAATGGTTAACACTGGCTCAGGATGTGTTTCCGTCGTTGGCGGTATGACTTTATCAGCAATTAACTCTTCAGTGGTTTTAGCAACTACCTGACCATTTACAATCTTATAAAAGCCTTCCTCTAAATTTTCTCCGGTTGCAAAAAAGTGTTTTGATAAATCATATTCATTACTATCAAAGTAGGAAGAGAGTTCTTTATTGCTGTCATCAGGCAAGCCAATGTTTCTTTTTATAATTTTTTTCGTTATTTTATCGATAATAAAAACGTTTATAGCAAACCCTCCTTTCAATATTTCAAACCAATAATGTATCTTAAGGCATCATCTGCTTGTGTAATGCTTATTGAAGTATTTGAAGTAATACTGGCAGAGAATTTCCCCCTAGAAGTAGAGACATTAATTGTGTCGGTCAGAGGCCTGAAGGTGTACGTGTAGAAACATCTAACTAATGACGTTCTAACATCACCAGTTGAAACTCCTCCAGTTACAACAAGTAGTTTCTTGTACTTTGTTATGTCATCTTTTAGAGTGACTTCACCTGTAGTAACACTTAATAAATCAGTTAAATAAACCTCATTCTGTAATTCGGTTATCTTATCATTAAGTAATTTTGCGCCTTCTCCGTTTAATACTTTGGAAGTATCTCCACTGGTAACAGAGGAAGTGATATCGCTTTTTAAAAGCCATGAATTTCTTTCAGTAGCAGTAACATGTTTAGTTGTATCGCCAGCGTGCAAATCAAATTCACTTTTTGTCGCCTGCTTATCGTTAGTTAGATTTCCTAGTCCAATTTGTGAAGCAGTAACACCATGTGGGTTAGATTTATTGGAGACATGGGTATCAGTGTAAGCTTTTGCATTAGTAAGTGCTTGATCAGCTTTTGATTGAGATCCTGCTGTTGTTTCTTTGGCGTTCCATGTATTGCGTTCAGTGGTTGTAATATGCACAATAGTATCTGCAGTATGGGAGTCAAAATCTGATTTAGCTGCCTGCTCAATATTTATTACTTTACCCAAGCCTAACTGTTCCTTAGTAACTTGGTGGGGGTTATTTTTATTTTCTGTATGATTCTTCAACTCATAATTTTGTTTCTCTATGAATTCATCAACTATTTCAGTGAGCTTTTGTTCGTGGACAACCATATGCTTTTCGGCTTGTGTAGTGATTTCCTTTAGGTTGTTTATTTGTTCATTGTTTTGTTTTAATTGACCAACAAATTTACTGCTACTCATTAGCTCACCGCATTTCCTTTAACAGATACATCACCATTAACTGCGGAAACTTCAAACATTACTTTAAACAGTCCAGCAATATCAAAGTCCCAATATTCATTTGTGTTCAATGTACTGCTGGCGAGTTGAAAATCAGTTTTGTTAGTGCCACTTAAAGCAGTCTTTTCACCGTTTTCATCGACTGCATAGAATTTAACTTCCCGGGAAGTAGAGGAACCAGTGATCTTAACAGTAAGTTCCCGAAAATGACTCACTACAAATTCTTCACCTTCTGATGGGGAAGTTGTTGCTTCATGAAATGTAAATGAAGTCTTGTCTGGAATCGTAACTACGACATTTTCAGTCGTTTCTGTCAACAACTCCACCTCCTTAATTTGAATAAAAACTGTCTTTTATCTAGAAAAACAAGAGGGGAGGACTTATCCAAAAAGCCCATCCTCTTGTAGCTTATTCCATATACCTTCCCAAGCTGGGGTAGAAGAAGGGGATGACTGAAGCGAACTTAAAGGTTCGTACTCATTGAAGTCGCCTTCAAAGCGTTGCTTGAAATCATCAACACTGATATAGGATCCATCTGATAGCAATAGGAATTTTTGTTCCAAGCCATCAAATTGTTTGAACAGACCACATACTTCATCAAATGTCATTATTCCATCCCCCAAACAACGATTTTTAACCCAGTTAGATCAACTGTCCCGGCTGCTTTAACTGTCAGATGTATTTTTGGAGCAGTGAAAGTTAATTGTTTTTGCAAAGGGTAATTCTGAACAAAGGCAATGCTGTTGAATAAAACAGAACTATCATTACCTGATGTAGTTGCAGAATAAAATGGGATGTTTTTCGGTACAGAATAAATACTTGCTAAAACTTTGCTGTTTGAGCTGTCTGTTTGAGTTGTGTACATAGCAACACCGTAAGTTCTGAAAACACCAAGTGAATCGATTAGATCAACTGTATAAGACTTAGTTGCACCTGTAGCTACGGTATCAGCATCAGTAACAACAAATTCAGAATAGGATTTTTGAACTTGGGTTTTAATTGCTGCAGTGTTTTTAACCAAAACAGGGACAGAAGCCGTATTAGTTATATTTACATCAAGTGCAGTGTTGGCCACATTAACATTAAGAGGCTGGTCATTATTGAGACCAACCTCCAATGGGATAGTGGAACGTTCAATTGATACAGCTGTTATGGGATTACCTGTCCCATCATCTTTTGCAGAGGTGTATTTATCACCGTCCTGGTTTAAAAAAGCAATAATAAACGCCTCCTTAATTATTCAGTTGTTCCGCCAAGATCTGAGCTTTGAGTTGAACCTGTTGTATCCTCAAACGGAGCTGCGGTATTTTCATCTCTACTTGCTTCGATTACTACAGCCATTTCGTCTGTATCTGTATCTGCTAACGCTTCAAACTTAATTTCAGGTGCTAAAGCATTTCCATTCTCTAATGACATTTCAAATTCCCCTGAAGGAGAAACATTAGGGAACTGGATATAGATGTCACTGTAAACTTCTTCTGTATCAGGGTTATAAGCAATAGTGCGATATTCAACTTCATATCGTTCTGAGAACTTGCTGGCTTTAATGGCTAAACGTCTACCGACTTTTTCAATTTGATACACAGCTGTTAGTTTGTCTTTAGCAGCCGCAAATGCTGTTGGAATTGTATATGTGCCATCAGTTGAAACAGCAATCTTATATGTTAAACCTTTTTTGTTATAGAAAGTAACATCGCTTACAGGTTTTCCTTTTAGAGTAACTTTGTTTGTATCATCTACAATCAGTCCATGTTCTCTATCGAAAACCTTTACTTTTGTTTCTTCCTGAATTGTTTCACCCTGTGTCATTGCAAGCCATTCTAAATCAAAGAAAGCATTTTTGACAGTTAGGTTAATTTCCTTCTCAGATTTAAGAATGTAAAGTGGTTTATTTCCGATTCCACCTCTGAGTTTTTCTTCAGAGATTGCTTGGGAGAATGATGCTGTTTGTGCCTCGGCTGTGAATACAAGCTTACCGTCAGATTTTCGTTTGAAATAAACGTCAGCTGTATCTTGAATAACTGTTTTCATCTAATTGTTGCCTCCTTAAATAATAAAAAAGACAGCTATGCGCTGCCTTTACCAAAACCTTTAGTTTGTTTCATGAAACTTTCTCTACTTATGTAGTGTTTTTCTTCTTCAAATAAGTCGATATGTTTTCCCCAGCTTTCCATGTGTTTGGCTGCATCAGGTGAAACGGTCGCAAACAGGGTGGAGGTATCGTACTGTTTAAATTGACCAACTCTGTAGTAAGTCATGTATAACTGAAACAGAGTCATTTCATTTATATCTTTGTACAAATATCCAGTGTGAGCAGCAACACTGCTCATGATGTCTGCCATATCAACCATATCTGATTCCTGACTTTTCACCCTTTTGCTGCGCTCGTTAGCTCGCTGTATCTCTGGGTTAGAGCTGATTTTTTCTTCTTTAAGACAAGACATTCTCAAGATCAATTCTCTTAGGGCTTCGAAGTTTTCCGGTGTAAGTTTCTCTAAAATTTCAACGCCATTAAAAACTGTGCTAAATATTACTTCATATGCTTCTTTAAAATTCGGAAGGATACTTGTAATTTCAAATAAAGACAGTTTTTTAAGTTCGGCAATAAGACCATCTAATTGGCCAAATTGATTATTTTCCTTTTTGCTGTAAGTATAAATAATCTCTTTCTTAGACATCTTAAACCAGCTGAGGTACGGAGTTAAAAAAGCATATTCCTTAACTTTTATAAATCGACAATCGCCAAATTCAGTAGGGATTGGTTCACCGGTTATAAAGAATTCACTATCAATCATTTCATTGCCCCAAAGGTATAAATTAATTTATAGCCGAGGTAACCGTCAGGAGGATTAGTGATTAGCAGTCTTTTATAAGAGTTTGTCTTACCGATACCAGCAAAATTCTGATTGAACAAGAGCTTATTAATTCTGTCATTAATCTTAAGATTTCTAAATTCAGTTTCTTCAAAGGTGTTAATGTGGGTGAAAACATCAATCATCAAGTCTTGATCAAGAAGCATCGCGCTTTGGTTGGATGGTTTTGGTAATGCGTTCCCTAAATAAACACACATCCTACATAACGGTGAATCCGATAGATCATCTGTTTTAGGTGCTCGCTTAAATATGGTATTGATTATAGCGGGTGAGTCATTTGTGGAGTCATAATAATTTTCGAGTGATTGAACATCTGGATGAGAAGGGGAGAGAGGATCATCTTTATAATACAGAAGCCGATTTAGCTGAACATCATCCATAACTAATCTGAAGATTTTTGTCATCTGCTCAACAGTCATGCTCATGTCTTTTCACCAACTTTCTTTTTGGCTACCAATTTAATTGTTCCATGATCTCCATAAACTTTAGAATAGTCTATATCATCGACTTGATAATCTTCGCCAAAGAAGGTGAGGGTAAGTCCAATTTTCAATTTTTCATGAACAAGATAAGGAATTGTAATGTTTGCTTGACCATCAGGAAGATTTACTGCCAATTCAGTGCCATTTATTGAAGTTGTCCTTTCGAATATGCAGGGGACTTCAGTTTTTTCGCCAGGTACTTTTTCATAAATTGGCTTACCAGTGATTTCGTTAATTTTGCCAGTATCGATTAGCTTGTCTTCTGAAGTAAGAAAAAATGATGTTCCACATATTTTTATCTCAGCCTTCTTGTAAATCTTATTACTGAGAGGGTGGGAGGTGATGAGCCATGTTTCATCATTAAACTTAACAACTCCGCCACGATAAATGTCAGCAATTTCACCTAATATATATCTTGCAGAACCATCGCCACTAGAGTACTTAGAGGTGATCATTACTGTTTTTTCGATTCCATCAATTGTGACTTTTTCAGATTCAAACCCCTTAAGGCCTTGTTGGAAAATAAGCTTACCATCATGAAGAAGTTTATTATTAATGTTAACCTTGTGGTAATTACTGTAGTCCTTCATTCGAATCACCGTCTGTTACTAAGTTATCCCTAAGTCTGCTTAATTCACCACTTACTGTTAAAATAGTGTCCCTGATTTCTGTGAGTTCAGGATCACTTAGCAGCTTTTTATTAAGGTATTTCTCCAATTTGAAGAGGACTGAATTGTTTCTTTTACACAGTTTATTGCAAACAACATCTAAGTCCTCAAGCTTTATTTGTCCATCTTTATGTGCCGATTTAACTTTAATTGTACTCATAGATAATCCACCGCAGCGTTCAATATCAAGCGCTCAATTTCGTCTTTCTGATCCATTACACTTTGTTTAAGTGAATTGAGTTGCGTACCAAAGTTCTTGATCCCCACGTCATTCGTGAAGGGCTGCCACGTATTCTCAAACAAGGTCTTTTTATTTAACAAAAAGATGTATCTCAAGAAGTGTGCAAGAATAAGAAGATCATCCTCGGATAATTCCCGATTAACAGTTTCAGTTGAATTATCAGCTTTTAAATTGTCTCTAAGCCGGTTATTGAAATGAAGGATTGCATTTCGAATTGATTTATAAATGTCCTCTTCTTCTTGAGGAACATCAAAATCGGACGTCTCGCAGTTGTTTAAAAAGGTTTCCCATATTTGATCATAAGATGTCATAAAAATCCCTCCTCTTAGTCAAAGAGAAGGGAAGGATCAGCGACTCCCATCCAATCAGCCAAAACTTTTAATTTGCCTGCAGCAATGTCATCGCTAAATTCTGAAGCAACGTCAATAATAAATTGCTTCTCAGAATCCACTGTGATTTTATCGAGCTTATTTTTTAGTTGAGCAATATTTCCCGATTTAATCATCTTTTCAATTTCTTCTTTGGTATGGATGTTATTTTCATAAGCCTCCGACTCAACAATAGAATCTTTAATTTCTTTGGTTGTCTCATTATCTTCAACAATAACTAATTCACCTTTATCGAAACAAACGCTGTTCATTGTGAGCCATTCAACAACTTCTTTTGGAACTTCTTTAATATCAGCCTTACCATTTTTACTACCAGCCCAAGTGTATTGTTTATGTCCACCATCGCCGGTATACCCAACAAAATAAGATGTACTTCTGTATCGTGCTAACTTAATTTTTTCAGTCAAATTTATATCCTCCTAAAAAATCCTTATATTTTGATTTAGATAGATACTGCAGCTTGTTCTTCAATAATTCCGATTGCTTCTCCAAAAAGAAGGTTAACAGAAGCATCTTGAACAATTTTCATTTTGATTCTTTCATCTTCGATGTCTTGTTCTGTCAATTGACGTAGTCCACCATACTCAACAACAGAAAATGGTTTCTGTGAAACTCCACCTGCAAACATATAACCTTTGTTGACAGGAAGTTCGACTTTACTATTTGTATCATCTGTAAATGGGTTAGTAAGGTTAACAGCAGTTGTTCTGCCGATTGTAGTTGGATTTAGGGCAGTGAGGAGTTCTCCTTTAACTTCTTCTGTTAAGAAGTTCTTAAACGTAGAGTCTGTTCCTTGTTGGAATGCGAAGTAGTCAATGAGAAGAGTGTCAGCGACGAAGATTGGTTTTCCACCATAACGTTGAAGCACGGAAGCTACTTTGTTGTATTGTTGAAGAGTAAGGTTTGAGCCTGTTTGAACATTTTTTGCAGGGATTTTACCAGCTGTAATTGCGCTTGCAGTTAATTGATGAATTTTATCGAGGTACAAGCGGACTTTAGCATCTGCAATATCATTCACCAATTTATTGAAGTAAACAATTGAATCTGTTACGAGATCTAGGGGTTCATAATAGAAACCTGTTGACATAGTTTTAGGAACAGCAGGAACTGTTTCTTGTCCTTCAACACGAACTAAATCAACACCAGAGCCTGTAGCAGACCAAATGACTTTTGCCTTATTCTTTTTTGGAATTTTAATTTCTTTAATATTGCCTCGTTTTTCTTGTTGGACATTGGCCAGAAGGGAGAGGAGCTGTGTTACTTTTGGTTTCGCAATTTCATCAGCTTGTTCAACGACAAGGTTATTAAATTGATGGAGCATGGAAGGGTCAGGTGTAGTACCGCCATCACCAAACACTTTCTTAATGTAAGTTTGGATATCAGCTTGGTCTGTACCGTCCATTTTGTTATTTAATACACGGCTAAACAAGCCTTTGATTTTCACAGTATCTAATTTCATTTAAAATACTCCTTTTATTGAAATTTATTTGTTATGTATTAGGCCTCGATTACTTCAAGGCGAACAAGTTTTTGTCCCATTGTGTAAACAAGGTCATCTTCATTATTTACAACGAGGAACTTAGCAGAAGAATCAGCATAATCCTCATGAGGGGAAGCAGGATCACTAAGAATATACTTTTGAGTAGCAATATCAAAGTGAGCTACTTGACCTTGTTTAACCTCAGTCACTCCTGTATTAAATGAAAATGCAGAAACATCAAAACGGGTATAAGCTGGCTCAAGGATAACAATTCGAGCATGCTCTCCTACACCGTTATAAAAATCTCTCATTGATTCACCAAGATAGCGTGCTTCAGGAGATGCAATTAAATATGATTTTTTTGTTTTATCTGATAACTTCGAAGCTGTACGGTTTCCCTCAGCATCAAATCCAAGTTCAACAAGCATAAAGTTGTCAATATCTGATCCAGTTACTTTTGCACCGTGAGCAACTGTTTTAATTTTTAAAGAATTCAAGTTTCCAGTAGTATGATTCCCTACTTCAGTAAGGGCTTTTTGTAATCTTGTAGCCATATTTTATTCCTCCGATTTTAAAATTTATTGTGAAAAGCGGGATTCAAAAGAGTCATCATTAGGGATTAAATTTTCCCGTTTGCTAGAAAATTCTCTAATGGTTGTATTAGTTTCAGCAGGAACACTAACTAAATCAACTAACATTGTGTTAAGTTGTAATACAGCTTTTTCTCCTTCTTCACCTTGTTTAATGGAAGCATGGATAAGGTTTTGTACTTCTTCTGTACTGAATTTTTCCTCAGCATTTAAAGCTTCAAATTTCGCTTTATAGAATTCATTTTTCTCACTTAGTTTTTGCTCTAATAAAGTTTTCTCGTGTTTTTCTTTATAAGGCTTCAATTGTTCCACTTCAGAATTTAATTGCACAAGCTTTTCACTGGCAGTGTTGAATTGCTGTTCAATTCCTACCTTATCCTTATTGATTTGATTTACTTGTTTCGTTAAATCTTTAATTTGTTCATCTTTCTGGTTAAGTTGTGATTGAATAGGTTCAGGAACAACTTCCTCCCAGTTGCGAGTCATGAATACCTCAGTTTTACTGTCAAAATCAATTGAAACAGTATCGCCTGTTCTTGTGTAATTGAACTTAAAGTATTTGTCATAGCTATTTTCATCTGACCAGCTATACACGTTTACGATGAAATACGTATCATATACATCTGCAATAAATGAATCTGATTCTTTATCAAGGGTTGGATCTAATTGGCTATATAGAAGCGTCCGAACGTCAGAGTGAGACAATTCAAACACTTTTCTAAACTTATTCATTTTTTCACCTTCCTCATTATTTTGTCTTGTAGCTGCTTGAGCCACTAATCTTTCAAATCGTTGAAGTTCATTAAAGCTTAGAAGTTTGGAAGAATCGTAGGCGGGGAGGACAATGTCATGCTCTCCACGTTTCTCTGAATTTAAAATTGCATGACCTTCGAAATAGATGGGGGACTGTAGGTGTTCGATACCATCTTGCACAGTGTAATTTGAATAAAGGATCTCACAACTTGTATTAATGTTGATGCCTCTACCATACCATTCAAGTAAAAGTTCACATGCATCTTTAAATCGAGAGCTCCAAAGTATTGCATCTGCTGCCAATACTTCTTTTTTACCATCTGGGGTTTCAATTTCAGTTATGTATCCCTCGGATGTAAAGACACCGATTGGGGCAGTATCTCTTTTTACTTCAAGTTCTCCGTGCTTGTCTGTGTCTAGATAAGCTTCATGAGTTCCCAATGCATCTGTAGAAGTATTTAATTCATCAACCTCGTAATATTTTGCAACAATTGGTTTATTAATAATTGTTGAAGCAGCTTCAAGAGCAACATCCTTAGAAATTACTGCATTATTGTGAGAGACATCGAAATCAAAAATGACAAAGCTACATGACAACTTTGTTGGGTCATCTGATGTTTTAATCTCATTCAATTGAAGTTGGCATAGTTTTTTCTTTTGCTTCTTTGTCAAATAATTTCACCTCCCTTCAAAAGTGAAGTTTTAAATAGGATTGTCATTACCGTTGGATGTAGCTGACTTCACTGTGTTGTCGTTGTTTTTATTACCTTCATTTGGGCGGCCAACTTCATTCCCAGTGAAGGTATATGAAGTTTGATAAGGTCTAATTTTTTCTTGGAGTTTCAGCTCTTCAGTTTCATATAGAGTTTGTTCAAGGTAACTTTCCCAAGACACTCCTGCCAAATTGTCAACTACGTGCTTAATAGACCAGCCCTTATCATTTAATTTAATTAAGATATCCATTTTTTCTTTGAGAGTGAGCGGCTTGTCCTTATCGTAATTCATATAGTAGTTGTCTTTTTGGGCAGCAGGCAAAACAAGGTTGAATAACTTTTGATAAACCTCTTGCTCAATATCCTCCATTAAAACTCCAATACGCTTATAAAATGTATCCAAGTTTAACGACGACGTTGCATAGTTACCCCCATCACCATTTAAAAGGGAGCCGGATAAGCCGTAAGCAGATTGAATATCGCTATTGATATGGTCAAATTTTGCTCCATCTAATCCATCTGCTTTAACATCAGGAAAGTTGATATCGGCATAGTCTGGGATTGATACTACAGTTACTCCATCTTTTTGGTTCTTTTCTAAAGCTGCTTTAACTCCACCATGAATTTTTTGTTTAACTGCTTTAGGCAGCTTCATGTTTGTGTATTCGCCATTGCCTTTATCTGTTCCAATCGTTAGAACTGCAACAGCGTTAATAATTTTATTTGCGATGGATCTTTCAACATCCTTAAGCTTCTTTTTATGGAGAACATCATATAAACCTGGGGTAACCCAAGATGTTCCCAATCCTTGATTTCTTTTTAGAGTTCCTGTGCGTAGTGGAAAAGTTCTTTCTTGTGGCAGTTCCTTATATCGATATTTCTCTCGATCTTTCATGAAGTTTTCATAATCGCTTTGTTTAATATAAGGGGAGAGGCTTTTTAACAATTCATTTCTGTGATCATCTTTATACTTAGTGAACAGCTCCATGTCAACTACACATACCCAGTCTCCATTTCTTCTAAAGGAGGGGAATACATATTTAATCTCATCAAAAATAAACGGATAGGGGCTCTTAGCATCCCCAAGCCATATACCAACAAGAGTGCCAGCTGTAGCTACCTGTTTTAACAGATCCCTAGTAAGTCTTTTATGTTTGACCTTATGTAAGGATTTATTCAAAAGGGAAATGTGCTTATCTGAAGACTTAACTTTATTAAAGGAGTCAATTTTATAGTTGAGGGTAGGGAGGGCTTCAATCAATTCAAACAATTGGTGAATCTCTGCAGTCGAAATGTAAAAATACTCAGCAAGATCTTCAATTTCTTCTTGAAATTCATCGGGGTTAGAAAAATAATTCTTTAATTGTTCGGCCTCAATTTCCGTAACAATGCCATTGGAAAACATATTTGAGATAAAGCCGGAAGCAAATGTAGAAGTATAAGTTGAATAGTCATTCAGCATTTGCTTATACTCTTCAGACTCAATGTCAACTTTATTTAAGGTTACCATGTTTCACCTCATTTCTTTTAAAAATAGACTAGTTCATCTTCAACGTCATATTCAGTTTGTTTGTTTAACTGTCTTTCTAATACAGTCGCAATATAGTTGCCATAAGCCACTGAGCTATATCTGTCTTTTCGTTTACTCTTTGGCTCTTTAAGCTTAACTTGTCCGTTATCGCTATATTCAGCTTCTAAGTTGATCATTTCATTTATTAGAAGGGTAATCTGAGCATAGCTTGAAAGGAATTTTCCTTTAACTTCAGGAGATAGCCCTTCATAGCCTTTAAATCTTTTCAGGTATTCTTTTCCTTCATTTTCGTTGATAGGAATTTTGATTTTTCCTCGTTTGAATCCATCTTTTAGTAATACCGCAATTTCGCTGTTCAATTGTGCATTACCTTTAATGCTATAAATTACTTTTTCGGCATTTTGATAAGTACAACGCTCAGCCATTCTTTCATCGTTAATACATGAAAATGGCTCATATTCTTTTGCACGTTCTTTATCATATAAAGGCTGGCATAATGCATCATACACACCAAGTCCGATACTTTGAGTATCTAATACAATATAATCGCAATCATAATCTTCGTATATTTGTCTAATTCTTGTTGCTTGAGTTCCTGTGTGACCGCCTACGATGCTCTCCATGTATACAATATGACGATCATATCCATTGGAGTTTGGAATCAGTCTGAATACAGTATAAACACTGGCATCATTATCCTTACCGGCCATTCCAGCGATATCATTGCTTACCAGTCTAATTTCTCCTGGTTTCTTGCCTTCATATTTGAAGTTAGAATCCTTGATCAGACTGTAATAGTCAGGAGGGAAGAGGGGAGAAGCAAGCTTGCGGTTCTTTTCAATGTCTTCAAATTTAAAATAAGCTTTTTCAGATTCACCAAACCAGAGAGCTTCCATTTCCATAGACCAACCAATAGGATCGAAGTCTTCTTCGGCCATTTCATCTCTAACTTGATCTTTATCCAAAAGGCCTTCTTTAATTGCGATCTGATAAGGGAGACCACACACAAAGTATTTTGATCCTTTCATCATGGCATTGTAGTAAGTTATGAATCTGTTAAATGACCAATGAACCTTATACCAGCAGGATGACAAGTAAATTTCTTTGTTTCGTTCTTTTAGATGAGCGTATTCTTCTTTTTCGAGATATTTAGGAGAACGGGGAGCTGTCAGGAATTTTCGAAGTACTTTACTGATGATTTCAAAATCAACCATTCTGAATTCATCTACAATAAGGAGGTTTGCACGCTTGGAGCGGGCGCCATCATTTGAGGCTACGATTTTAATCCAGCTGCCATTATGAAACTCCACTTTAGCATCATTTGTTGAGGTTTTTAAATCTTCAATTTCTCGCCTTAAATTAGGTGATTCTTTGCGTAAGTCATCAATTTTCTCTATGACTTCACGAGCCTGTCCCTTTGTGCCCGATGCGATAACTATTTTAGTACCTGGGAAGAGTATGGCTTGCACACAGCAGTATACAGAGGTTAACCAAGTTTTACCCTGCCCACGACTGGCCAAGTACATAAAATAATGGTTATGTACCATCATGTAAATTAAAATACATTGAAACAATTTAAGGGTAATACCCAAGTATTCTTTTACAAAACGATGTGGGTTTGCTCTATAGAAAGAAGTCCATGCGCCGATACCATCCATTAATCGTTCGGATTTTGATTTCTTTTTAAAGTTGTTTCCCTTTTTAAAAATATTGATTCCTCGACTGTGCTTGTTGCGATCTGTTGTAAAATTTTTATGTGAGGTCATTTTCTCGATCCTCTTCTTCTGCAACTGGTTCTTCAACAGTATGCTTATTCATTTCTTCCCAATATTCCTCTGAATATTGATTTTTCAAACCAAGCATTCGGGACAGATGCCCAAGGAAAAATACCTTAATGTATTTCCCGATTTTATCAGGATCTTTCCACCTCGGCTCCGGCTCAGGAATAGGTCTCTCATTCTCATATTTTTTGATCAGAGTGCCAAAAGACTCTTGTTCAACTCCACTTGCTCCAGTTTCTTGAACAGGTTTTAAATTACTTGATCCAAGTAAATCTTGAAGAGTTTTTTGTTGCTGATCGACTTTTTCACCATTTTCCCGCCGTTTGCGTATATCTAACCGAGTCAAACATATTTCATTTATAAGAAGTTCCATTCCCTTAGAGTCGCATTCATACCTATTCGTGAAGTCAATGTACTCATTCTGAAGCCAAATGTAATCTTCAACATCAAGACCACGACCCCAGAATTGCATTAATTCATCTATGTCTTCCTTAGATATATCTTCTGTACTTTTAGCTAGTAACAATTGTGTTGTGTATTCTTGTTCTTCTTCAAAGTCAAACTCACTGTCTGCCCAAGTTTTTGACTTGTAATCTTTCATTCCGATATTTTTCATATACGTACCTAACACATTTCCAGCTGATTTTTTCTTGGACTCTGATTCATTAACAGCGGAAACCCATAAGTCGTAAACAAATGGACGATCAATCATTCTCAAGATGTTTTGCACATTCTTTAAGTTATCTTTGTCTTTTTGGAATTCATTTTGGAGACAGCTCTTACATACTGACAGTTTGCCTGTTGCAGAATTGAAAGGAGATTCCGATATATAATATTGATTGGCATTTTGTTCTTTGCCGCAGCATGAGCATTTTATTTTTTCAGCAGACATATTTCACCTCCATAAAGTTAGTTGATGTAAACACGTTTTATAAAACGCCCAGCAATAGCGCGGAAGGGGAGAACCACAATCATCACTGGGCGTTCTAAAAAGGTGCTTAAACTAAAGAAGAGAGGACTTCATCGTGAAAAAATCCTCCTTTGATCTCAATTCCTAATTTTTTAATTGTTTTGAGTTGCTCTTTATTAACAGTACAGTCAATATAGACGCCATTCGGAAAATGATTACCATCTAAATAATTGGCTGAGAAAATAGTACAACTAATTCCTTTTTCTTTAGCCAAGTCTTTATAAATCTCTTTATGTCCACCTACAAGTAAAGGGATATTGTTCTCTTGTGATAACCTAAGAAGAAGAGTTGTTTTGCCTTTACCTCTCTGAGAATCATTTACCAGAAGAACCTTAGGTGCATTTTTATGGAATTTTTCTTGTAGTGATTTATCAACGTCATTAAAAACAACTTTCATTCGCTTGAATGGTGGTTCGATTTTATCACCAAAAATAGTTAAATGAATAGCTTCTAATACTCGTTTAATCTCAGCATCACATCTGTATCCAGATTTTTTTAACTCTGAGAGAGTTTCTAAATGTTTATTTAAGTATTTAAAATCTTCATTTGTCATTTTCTTCTTCATCCTCAAACGGTCGTTTTTTGTATTACTTTAATAAACCTTTTTGTAGTCAGCTATTAATGTGACTCCAATCTAAATAAAATTAAAGTTTTATCAATAGTGAATTTTAAAAAATTCTTTATCAACTGGGTTCACTTTAAAAATCAAGTCTAAACCCGATACTTCTCCGTTGACACCTTTTAATTCAGCTCTAGAAATAATTTCTACATTGTTAAACTCTAAGGTAACTCTATGGGCCTCTGATGACTCAGGGTAAGAACCGACAGTTTCAGCCAATAGTTTGAATTCATGCTTAGGTGTCTCAGTTAAAACAGAAATATATTGTTTCTTTCCCAACTTTGATTCAAAGGAGGTAGGAGCTTTATAATCACCTAAAAATTTAAGAGCCTCAAAATTTAACAGAGCATTCTTTGCAAAAATCAAATACGTTTCATGTTCATCACTATAAAAAATTTCAACATCTTGAAGTGTTGTTAAATCAACTAAAGATTCCTCAGTTTTTCTATCATACAAGTGAAGGTTATATACTTCGTGCATTGCTAAATCCATACTTTTATATCCTCCTCCTTATTAGTTCAATATGTAATCGTACTGAATAGTCCTACCTTTACCAGACTCATAAATTGATAAGTTTGCTCCGGCTTTGGCACCTGTCATTAAGCTGTCACTGTATTCATCGGAACCCATTACAGAAGGGAGTTGTATAACTTGGATATTATGAGTGGCTGCTTCACCTACAGTGAGCATGTTTCCGTGGTGGAAGTGGGAGATGTACATGTAATCGTAGAATTTTCGTTTCATCTGTGAGATGTCACGAATGGCATTCTTTTTGTTTTTAATCTGGTGTCCGTGACATGCCACAATTTCAAATTCAAGTAATTTAAAATCCACAATTCCTTCGTCGTATAAAGGAACCTCAATTCGCTCATTGTCTTTGAGTACGTCATGGATATAAGTAGCTATAATACGCTCTACATCTTCTTTAGGCATTTCCGAGCGATTTGTATTATGTAATCTTAGTTCAGTATGATTTGCAGAAGGGATATGTATGTACTTAATTTTGACGTACTTAGAAAGTTCTAGTAGCCATTCAGCTTTGTACCTAGAGTATTTTATCACTTGGTCAATAAACCCGTACTGAAGGGCAGTTAATTGCGATACGCGCAATGCCATACCTTCAACACTGTCAGCACCATTTAACACGACCAGCTCATCTAAATTTTCTTTTTGAATGTACTCAACAGTTTCAGAAAGAATCTGATTCATGCGCTGCAAATAAATCTGTTCGTTGTATTCATTGTTGTTGCTTTTAAATTGCTTCCCGAAGTGTTCATCTCCAAACCCTAGAACAGCAGCTCTTTTTCTTTCGCTCTTATTTAATGGATAGAAGGAAGGGGGAGGGAGAGTACCTACTTTCTCAATTGCTTCAGTTACATTTTCATATAGAAGCTCTGTTCGACCTTTGACACGTGTATTTTTATGTATTTCATGCTTTACAGCTTGAAGCTTTTTTCTCTCTTCCATGATTTCAACCTTTTTCAGTTCCAATTCAAGGAGAGAATTATTTGATTCAGCTGACTTTTCTTTTTGGTATTCAACTCCTTCAATGAAGTTGTTGAACCATTTTCTATAAGCTGATTCACCTTTAGATTCGCCGGTTTCCTTGTTGATTAACTCTTTGATTTCTTCCCAGTTTAGATTATAAATGTCTTTATTAGAGCAGATTCTTATTTTCCATTCTTTAAGGTTTTCATCTGAGTGACGCTTAGTTTGAACAGGATCGATCATTCAGTCACCGCCTTACTCAACGTCTTTAACAGGAAGTTCATTTTCTTCTTTTACAGTAATTGAAACATTCTTTCCATTAAACTCTGAAAGAATTTCTTTGAAGTCATATGTGTATTCAGCTTCTTTAGTTTGTTCAGTAACTTCCATTACGTCCATATCGAAAAAGCCTTTAACATTAATTTGATGTACTTTTTTGCTTGCCATTTAAATTCCTCCAATAATTTTCTATTTACGTACAATAAGCTCCTTCGGAAGCCCGATGATCCGAAGCATCGGTAACGTCCGAGAAGGGGATATAAAGGAGATGAAAGATAAGTCGGATAGGCGTTGGGGAAACGCCCGAAGGAGATTATTGATAACTTGCGTACCGGAAGGCTCGGAAGCACATTCCGGCTGATCAGTAAAACGCAAGCACAAAAAGGCCTTCTAACGATTTAGACGACCTTGTTCTGATTACATTCTAACCCCGTTTCACCTACGTCAGTAGCTCACGTTGGGACGCAAGCCTTCAGATCGACAGGGAATACGCTGATTACGGGTTCAGCGACTGAAACCTTTGCAGTCGACAAACTATAAGTAAGTCGAAAATAACAAAAGACGTCATTATGACGTCTTCAGGAACTCCTTCTACACATGGCAGATGAGCTATGACGACAAATAATGCACGCTTTCCGGAATGTGTTTAAAGTTCCTATTACCTTTGCACTTATATATCAAGTTTTTATGTTGCTTGCCAACTGCCCAGCGCCCGAAGTCTGGGAATGATAACAGGTTATTTCGTTGCTTGGTCAACGCACTCTGTTTCAAGTGTAATTACTTTCCCCAAGTTTTTATGTTGCCTGTCAACTGTCAGCCCTTAGAGTCTGAGAGCCAAGGAAAAAAATAATTTGAGAAGGAAAGACCCATTATAAGCCTTCTCAATGGCATTTTCAGTATCTCTTGTCAGGTTACACGCCTTATTGAGAAACAAAGCGTCTCAAACGCTCGCCATTTATTTTGCACAGTTTTCCCTGACCCGTGTAAGGAGGTATGTGCATGGGAAAGGTAAGTTTCTTGAAGGAAAAGTAACGAATATGTTCCTAAGTGAAAATGAAAAGGCAAGACCGAAAATAATCCTTTTCTGTGAAATGAGAGCGGTGATCAAGCGCCCAAAACCATATCACTTATTTTACGAGGGTATGTAATTTCAAAGCCTCGTTTACCCGGAAAAATTTTGTTGACCGCATAATAAGCATCGAAGCTTACAAGGGCATTATTTAAAGGGAAGGGAGACGCATCTACCCTTCCCTAAGTGCAAGCCGAAGCAATACACCGCAATTAATATCCAGGCTACATGTCACCCATAGTAAGACTGTGATGGGATTCACCCTACATAAAAAACTTGAGTAGCAAAGGTCTTACCGACATGTTTAGCCCGATAATAGTCATTTACCTGTCTCCTTTAGATACAGACATCCGAGTTAACCTCGCACCCTCATAAATGACTATTATCCGACTTACTGCAATGACCAGCCGCAGTTTTGTGTCAGAATGATACAGAAAACAAGGGAGTAGATTTTGTTTAATCAAGAAAAGCTAGTCCACACTGGAGAGGAATCTCCACTAATATTCATTTAGATTGAACTTTACCTTCATAAATGAACATTAGTCGAGAACTGATATCCCATATATCAGTAATCAGCTTATTATTGACGACACCCCCATGCCACCAATAAAAGAACTCTAATTTATTAACCTGGAGATGAACACATGTAAAAAGAGGGGAGGGCGACAATTTCCTCCATAACATCTAACTCTGCCACTTTTAGGAGCGTAAGCTCTATGTGACATGACAAAGCGTGCAGGAAGCCTTTCCTGTCGTCCTCATTAATTTTATTAAGCTTTTACTGCGTCTTTTAGTGCTTTAGCAGGCTTAAATTTCACTACTTTTGAAGCAGGGATTTCGATTTCCTCACCAGTTTGAATATTTCTCCCTTTACGAGCTGCACGTTCACGAACTTCAAATGTTCCAACTCCAGGAATCTTGATTGATTCACCTTTTGCTAGTGTTTCAACGATGACATTAAATACTGCTTCAACTTTAGGAGTAGCTTCTTTCTTAGTAACACCTAATTTTTCTGCAACTGCTCCAACAAATTCTGTTTTGTTCATGTTTTAAATCCTCCTAGTGATTTCGTTTATTTTTGTGTTAAAGTATAATTACGGTAACGTTTGTGGTTTTTTGAAAAAATGGGAGAATTACTCGCCCTTTTATGTGGAAATTAGCTTTCTTTCTCCCTTATGGCGATTATCTCAAAAGGGGCTTTCAGCCCAGTCGTACCAAGGGTTCAAGGTGCTTTTTTGTTGATCTTTTTTTGCCGAGAAATGCTGTATCCCTTGGGGGAGTAAGGCTCAAGGCACTTTCTATTGGTCGTTATCTTTTTTTATTGTAGCGTTTATGTTTATCTAAGATCATTTTTTTTGAGCAATTGTTACAGTATTTAGATTTATTAGAAGAGGGACTGAACATTTTTCCGCAATTCCCACAAGCCTTAAAATTCCTTAAGTTAATCTTTAAATTTTCCAATATATGTTCGCCAAAGCACTCCCACAAAGTCGATTTGAATTTACTCTTCTTTTTATATAGGTACTTAACTAAAACATCTGTAATAAGTTGCTCATCGTTATGTATTTCCATTAATCTTTGTTTGATAATCTTATAGACGTATAGCTTTTCTCCTGGTTTAATTTCTTCATTATTCATGAGCCACTTTTTGTTTCGGTCAAGACGTTTGTACTCATTGATAACCGTTTCATCAAGTTTCACTTTTTTATTTCGAAGTAAGAAACGGTAATCAAATTTTCCTGCAACTGCGTTAAAGTTGATTCGTTCATTAGGAATAATTGAGTCTAACTTATTTACTGTACTTTCATTAATCGATTCTACGCTATGTTCTTCTTTATCCTTTGCATTGATGAAGAAGTGGGGCACTTTATTTTTTATGTAATCTTTGATTTGCTCATCAACATGATCAGGGCGGGTGGGCATGAATAAGGTTTTTGCGAACTTTGATACCCTCGGTTTCCCGATATTTATTAGGGAATAGACCATATCATCATCTGTACTAGACAGATGGTCAGCGCTTCATAATAAGGAATTTCACCTTATTATTACTCCATAAAGGATGGTCGTTGCACCTTCATTTACAAGTACTTCTCAGCATGATGTAAACGCTTGGCACAGGGTTTTCATATAATACATTCTACATTCATTTCACATTTTTATAGGTTCTTCCTTGTTTAATTCCATTGTTTAAAAATGTAAAATGTATTAATTAGAATTCCCCTGTTAGCACACTCATTGACGATCATTTCCTATCGCTACTTTTCGCTGAATGCACACCCTAGTTTTCTAGGTTCACTGACTTTTCATCCGCATATCGCTATGCGACGCGACTATAAATTTAATCGATAGTAAAGTTATTCTCCATGCATAACCATTTGATCACGTCCAGGTTTATATTGTCACTGTTCCATATCTTAGTGATGTTGTTACTGTACTCCCCGATATTGATTCCATAAGCAAGAGTTAGTGCTTCATAGATGTTTCTGCTATTAATCTCTTGTTTCTGGGCTACAGACATTTCATAATACAAAGGAACGATGTTCTCCATATTACGTTTGGCAATATTGACGATTAGCTCATCAGAAATAATTAAGGCCTTATCCCCGTCATTGTCAAACTGCAGCAGCTTGGATATCGGATCATGAATGCTGGTATAAACACCTGGGGTAATGAACCACTTATCATATTCCTCGTCTTTCTTGTTCCATCTAACTCCATGTTCTCTGTATAGGTGAGGGGAGCGGAGGATATCAATATGCCCTTCATCATATAAAGAACAATAAACATTGCTGCCGGTGAGAAGTCCTTTTGGATTCTCAATTCCAAGAAACAGTCTTTCACAAAAAGCATATAGATCAGGACATAAATATGTATACCTGGCGTCACTGACAAGTAATTTCCCTGATTTGGCGTCCTTAATCATACTCTTCTTCTTATTCTTAATGATTTCTTTGGTATGGTCATCATTTAGCAGCTCAGGATATATTAGTAGAGCTTCTTGAAGGCTTGTCTTATGTTTATTTTTCTCGGTAGCCCCTAAAACTTTCATCATTGTTTCTTTATCAGTGCCTAATTGAGTAATCTCACTAACAGTCTTTGAGCTGATTTGTTTCAATTCCTCATCTGTGATATCAGTGAGTGTTTGTAGCATCTGGTAAGTCAGTTTTCCCTCAACAGATGGATCTTCTTCATTTAATTTAGCTCCTAAACATCCATACTTTTTAAATTTATAGCGATAATCATCCCAAGAATCATAGTACTTCCACATCTTAAACTGGCTTTTCGTAAAAATTATTTGGATATCATCTTTAATAATGTCCCATTCTTTACCGTAGACGTCTTTAACTATAAATGAACTGTGTTTTTCAGCAAACTTTCTAAAGTCAAATGGAACAAGTAGACCCTTAACCCAAGGTAATCTGACCATAAAGCTTTTCTGACTCAAACTAGGGAGCATCATTCCACAACCATCTGTATGTTCTATAGGAATATCCATAATCTTACGTGTGATTTCATATGTATCCCGGTCAATATAATCAACTAGGCTGGAAACATTTGTTTCTAAGTCATTTACGACAATTGCTTTATCAATATCAATTTCCCATGGACTGCTGGCGCTATTCGATAAGGCCATGTAGCTATTCCATTTGTTTATGCTGCTTCCACCTTGAGCATTGATATGCTCCACACTAAGACCACAAGTTAAAGCATTTTGATACTTATCTAAGGTGCTTTGTTTGATAAAACAAGACTTTTTGGTTCGTATTTGACCGGCACTGCTAGTGAAATAAACGTATTTCTCATTGTTATGTATGAATCCTTTATCAATAATGTCCCTTAAAATTTGAAAGTGATAAGTTTGGACAACCATGATCTCTTCAGAGAGAGAGTTTTCTTTGATTCCCAACGTTCGAGTTAAGACAGAATCAAATAATGAAATCACATTATTATCTTTCAGGGAATCTGTTCTAAGTGTTCTTATTTGATTATGATTGTTAAAGGCGTTATAAAGATTTTCTTTTAAGGAAATAATCCTTTGCGTTATGTACTTCTTATGTTTTTTATCAACATGTTCAAGTTTTTTTAGATAATCTCTGTACCTATATGATTTTAAAATCTTGTTATGTAATTTGTTTTCTTGATCATTATAAAAAGCAGAAGTATCAATACTGTAAATATGTACTTGCTTATTAAGACCGTCTTTTTTTCCTTTCAATAAATTCTCCCCTTGTAAATTAATAAACTATTTTATTTTTATTCTTAATAACTACTATTTAAATATTGAGACACTAAATTTCTGTATGTATGACTTTTTTTATTAACTGTTCCGTACCACAAATAGTCTTGATAAAGGTTTTCTTCTTCTGGTGTTGCTGTTTCATTAATAACTTTAGTTTCAAGAAAACCAATTAAGTTACTAAACATATACTGTTTGTTCATTCAATCACCTCCATTAGTAATATTATTTTTATTCTAAATAAAAATAATAAAAATTCCTGTGTTTAGCAGGTGACTTGATTATATATTTTATTTTTATTCTTGTAAACATTAATTTCAAAAATTTTTAATTTCGAGATGTATTATCGAAACTAATAGGCGATATATGCGTATAAAAGGGGAAGAAGATTATGAAAAATAGAAAGAAATACTACATGATTATGTTGCCGTCACTAGTCTTAGCTATTTTAGTATCTTACATGCTTCCAACTGAGCAAAAGTATTGGGGGCTGTCTGTCATCTTAATTGGATGGGTGGTTTACTACTTTATTAAGCAAACAAATAAGAAAAGGGGTAATTAAATGTTCTCACTGGAAGACTATATCAAAACAGTTAAGCAAAATCTCGGCCAACACACAGCTTTATTAACAAGGGAAATCAAAAAACAATCAACTACAATTTTTATATTGATATTGATTTAGTGGACTACATGGCCTTTATTAATCCAACAAGATTTGAGATATCAATAAGAATGTTTTCAATGGATAAAGAGGCAAGTGAAGTGTTTTATGAAGGAGAAGACAAAACAATTTTTTCAGGGAGCACTCAAGTTATACCTGATATTAAATATTTTCAACTATCTAGGGAGAATAAAAAGGAATTTGATGAGTTTTATGAAAACAACGATATTGAAATAGAAAGGGAAGAACATAAAGCATTCACAGAGTGGTTTTATGAGTGTTGGAAAGCAGCTCAAGGTCATAAAATGAACTTGCCTTCATACTTTGTTATTCATGATCATTATAAATCATTGGATTTACGGGCAAATAAATGGATATCAGATGATGAAAAGTGGGAATAGACACAAGAAAAGGTGGTGATCGAATTAAGATCACCTTTTTTATTTTGGATTTGGTTTGCATATCGTAATGTTATTTGCACGAAAAACATGCTTATCGTAAAAATTTATAAAGGGCTAAAAAAGACAGTAAACATAAGGATATTTGATACTTTAATTAGTGAATAGGGGGCAAACGATCGTAAAACGTAAGTGAGAGTAGGGGAAAGAAGTCGTTTTAAGGAGAAATTGATGAAAATAGGGAAAATTGAAGAGGGAAAAACATTGATATAAAAGGCTTTTACGATAGCGATTACGATGTGAAAAAGGGTGATTTTGGGGAGGAATTAGGAAAATGAAAATTTGGATAGGGTGTGGAAATGGAAGTGCTATGGGCACATTTGTTCCTGTTTTTTGGCCTTTAGATGTTAATATACCCCCTATATATTGGTATTGAATTCCCTATATAAGATACGTTATGTAGGGTTTTTATAATTTGGCTGATAAATTTGCACAGCTAACACAATTTCAAATGAAAAACAATAGTTATTTTTGAAAAAATAATTAAGTGGTCAATTTAAAAGTGAATACCCATTCATTAAAAATAATCGTGTATATAACGAAAGGAAGCAAATCGAAGTCTTATTTTTTATCTATACAATTTACTCATCAATTCATACACCTATTTTATATTCACTCTAATAATATTCCTTCTCATCCTTCATCTCATTACATCCACCATTTCCTATCCTCATCTTACCTAAAACACATTTATCTTCACCACACATCATTATATACCCATCCCATAACACAGTAACTAGGCATCATCAGAATCATTCTAATGCACCTAGAATCAATTTTAAATGAATCATAGTACATTGGGTATCCAATCCACATACACGCCTTATACAGCCTATAAACACCCATGAATAATAGTCCAAAATAATTTTAAAAAATCCATATTAAGAGTAAAAATAAAATGACTTTATAGGTGGATTGTGTTATAATAGAGTTATAGGAAAGGAGGTGTACATAGTGCTTGAGAAAGTGGGTATCATAGTTGCTTTCCTCATATCTTTAACGGTTCTTACAATCAACAGTCTAACAATAGTTGAGAAGATAAGAAACCTAAAGAATGGGACAAGCAAAAAGAAAAAGCGTATACGCAAGCGGCTCCGACCAAAGAGACAACGCCAACGTATACGCCGATGAGAGCTAAGCTAAAGGGGAATGAACTTCTCCTTTAGTTCTACCCATATTATAACATGATCAAGCACATTGTAAACATGAAACGATTCTCGCTACGGTTTACCCATGTCACATTCATTGGCTTATTCTTAATGTTTCAACTCATTAAGGATTACTTCAGCAGCGAAGCACAAACACTAATCAATATAATATTCATAGTCACATGTATCATTGCCATATTGTTGTGGATCATCTATTTTGTATTCCTTAAACTAAGAAACAAGTCTCACTAATCTTATAGGCCTCATGGTATAATTAAATCATTGAGGTGAGATGATTGGAGAAAAAATTCCTGGATGCTATTCGGCAGCTGACAAAGGAATTGGAAATGCTCAAGAAAGATATTGACTCCATCAAAGAAGCAACTGTCAGAATTGATAAAGACCTTTTAGAGTACAGAGAAGAGATAAGCAAAGTTAAACAACATGAACCTTGAACACACCAGTTAAATATCAAACTGTAAATAAGGAGCGGTAAACATTTATCGTTCCTTTATTTTAATTAAATCAAAAGGAGATGCTAAATGAATAAGGTTAAAGTAGTTGATTCCATAATGGGATCTGGTAAGACATCAGCAGCTATTAACTACATGAACAACGCTAACCCAGAAGATAACTTTATATTTGTCACACCTTATCTTAATGAGGTTGAGCGGATAAAGAAAAGTGTAACCAACAGACAAATGTATGAACCTAAAGTAAGAACAAAAGGGGATAAGACTCAATATAAATTTGAATCACTTCATGAACTCTTATCACAGAATAAAAACATTGTTGCAACTCATAACCTATTTAAGAACGCAAACGATGAAACAAAAGAGCTTATCCTTTCAGGTAACTATACTTTAATATTAGATGAGGTTATGGAAGTAGTTGAGCAGCTACAAGTGAAGACACATGATCTTACAACACTATTTGATTCTAATCTTATCTATGTTGAAGATGGATTTGTTAAATGGAACGAAGATAAAAGGGATTATGAGACACGTTACAATGACATTAGAGACATGGCATTGAACAATAATCTTGTTTATTTTAAAGACAGTATATTGATTTGGAACTTTCCAGCTGAGGTATTCAAATTGTTTAAAGAGGTTTACATATTAACTTACATGTTTGATGCTCAGATACAAAGATATTATTATGATGTAAATGATATTGCTTATGAAAAGTATGTCTCATCCTATGTAGATGGGGAATACCGGTTTACTCAATACAATAAAGACTTTGAGAACAACGTTAAGAAAATGATCCGTAATAAGATTAAAATTTATGAAGGTAACTTGAATGCTGTAGGCCAGTTAGATTATTCATTATCATCAACCTGGTACAAAGATAAGTCACCTTATACAATCAAGAAGGTAAAGAACAATGTATTCAATTACTTTAACAACATTGTTAAGTCATCAAGTGATGAAGCAATGTGGACGACCTATTCAGAACATAAGAATAAAATAAAAGGTAATGGATATACAAAAGGTTTTGTTTCCTGTAATGCACGTGCTACAAATGAATTTAAACATAAGAAACATTTAGCTTATACAATAAACAGATACGTTAATACAATCCTTTATAGTTACTTTAAGAATAAATATAATATCACAATTGATCAGGATTTGTTTGCTTTATCTGAATTAGTACAGTGGATATGGAGATCAGGTATAAGAGATGGAAAAGAAATAACATTATTCATTCCATCTTTAAGAATGAGGAAGCTGCTTTTAGAATGGTTAAATGAATAGGTTAATAGAACAAACCTCTTAAACTTTGAAAAAAAGTCAGTCATATCAAGGGTTTCAGAGCCTAAGTCTTTAGGGAAAGGGTATAAAAATAAATTTTAAAAAAGGAGAACATTTTAAGTACATACGTCCGTAAAGAAGGGCACTTTACGTCCGGTTTTGTTCAGCAAGCTGAACGAAAACTTATATAAATTTATTAGAATAAAATTAAAATAACCATTGATAATTTATAGTGATCATGTTATACTTAAAACAAGTTAAGGGGATAAGAAATTATTACATAAAATTAGAATAAAAATAATATTACTATGATGAATGGAGAGGTTGAAAATGACAGCTGTTTTAAGAATTAATGAAGAGTTAAACGGAATTGAACTTTATTTTGATAGTAAACCAGAACAAGAGGTTTTAACTCATCTTAAATCAAACGGTTTTCGATACTCTGGATTCAAAAAATGTTGGTGGAACAAACGTAATGAAAAATCTATGGAAGTTGCTAACAGCCTTACAAAGCAAGAAATTGCATATGCTACAACCACTAAGCCTAAAAAGAAAACTAAAAATGAAAAATTGAGTCTGTGGGATGCAACTCAATGGAATGATATAGACGTAAATAAGGAACAAGAAGTTAAAGAATTGGCAAAGGAAATTAGAAAGCATGTAAGACAACGTTTCCCACAATGCAAATTCTCTGTTACTACTGGAGGAAGTTATTTACATAGCACGATTAACATTACAATCAAGTCAAGTCCTTATGAAAAAGGTTCAGTTTATTTGACTGCAATCTATGATTATTGCAACAGTTTTTTAAACAATTATCGCCATTGCTTCAGCCCAGCAGATCCATATACTGATTATGCAGGCAGTTACAATTTCTATGGTCATGTTTCATTAGATTGGGAATACAAAGAGACAGAACAGACAGAAGAAATTAAAGAAGATATGACATTGTTTGATTCAAAGCTCGAAGAATTTAAAGAAGGCGAGAAAACAAGAAAAGAAAAAGAACTTCAGGAATATCTAAAAGAACAAGAAATCAAAAATGCTGAATATAAGAGACAACAACAAGAAGAAAAGAAACAAATTGAAAATATATATAGCAGCATTGTAGTAAAACAATTGAACGAAGAACAACAGTATTTTGTTATTGATTCACAGTTCGCAAACTTAAATAAGAATAGCACACTTGATCAGTATAAAGATGAGGTTACCAAAGGAGATTTTACTCTCGAAAATGTAAAAATTACAAAAGAAGTGCATTTCAATACCGAAGAAGCTTTAAACAACTTCTCTAACATGCTACTAAATGAATTTGATTTCTTATCTGAAACAGGTGGGAGCTTTACGGAAGACAATAGAATCAACTCAATGATTGACTATTACAATATGGACGATTTAGAAAAAAGAACGGTTCAATGGAATTTGTATGGTGTTGGTGTGTACTACAATGGCAAATTACAATTTATTGTAGATGCTCAAGGCTACTCTTATGCAAGATATGTCGGCTTAGTGGATAATGCAAAAATTGAAATGTCGATTTCTTATAAGCAAACGTTAAATGAAGAAGAAGTACAGGAGTTAAAAAATCAAGCAGATAAGTTAGAAGACATTTCAACTTCGGTTATTGAGGAATTGAATATGTTTGAGACTTGGAAAAAGGAAGACTGGAACAAATATAAAGCTTCATTAAAAGAAAAGCTAAGGTTAAATAATTTCAAGTTGAGTAAAAATGTTGTCCAACAAGTAGGTATAGAAGAATTGAAAATTTCTTTATACAGAATTCTCCAGGAAGTTGACAGTATTCAAGAGCAATTTAAAAATGCTGATCTTGAAAAAGGTGAAAAATATACTCTATTTTACATATCTGATCTTGGATCTTTGATTACCGAAAGGATAACGTATGACAGTTCCCAGCCAACTAAATATGCCCAATATGATAATGCAGTCAAGTTGACATACCGGCCTGAAAATAAAAGAAAATTATATTATCGTCACTTCTATTCAGAATTACTGATATTCAAAGGGTGGCACTCGCTGCCTGAAACAGTATTGAATCATGTAGAGCTTAAACCAGATGGGATGAAAATAATTCATAGTAAGTACCACTCTTGTGATAAAAGACAATTTGATGAAGTTTTAGGTTACTTAAATAAAAAAAGCTTCAAACCAATAATCAATACATATAAGCCTAATCTATAAACTAATAGGGGATGGGAAAACATCTCATTCCCTTATAAAAAGGGGAGAATAAAAATGTTTAAAGATAATCCGGATTTTTATCCGACACCACCACAGTTAATCCGAAAGATGACATCTAAAGTAGAATGGAAGTACATTAACTCTGTTCTAGAGCCGTCAGCAGGTAAAGGAAACTTAGTAGAAGCCATTTACACTCAATTTAAAAACACTAAGAACTACAGAAGGAATTCAAAGTATGACGTGGATACAATTGAGCAAGATGAAAACTTACAGCACATACTTAAAGGCAAAGATTACAGAGTGATAGCAGACGATTTTTTGACCTTTAACACTTACAAGAAGTACGATTTGATTTTTATGAATCCACCTTTTAGCAGCGGTGTTAAACACTTATTAAAGGCGATTGAATTAATAGAGAAGCAACAAAGACCTGGTCAAATTGTTTGCATACTAAATGCCGAAACATTGAAAAATCCGTATTCGAATGACAGGAAATTTTTGATTCGTAAGCTAGAGGAAATAAATGCAGAAGTTGAATACATTCAAAACGCTTTTTCGAACTCAGAGCGAAGCACAGAAGTTGAAACGGCACTAATATACATAAGCATTGAAAAACAAGAATATAGCAGTGTCCTAATAGAAGACTTAAAAAAAGATGAGTCTCATAGAATTAATGAGGATTATAAAGCAACACAGTTAGTGAATGCAGACTTTATAAAAGGGATAGTAGAACAATTCAATTATGAAATCAAAGCGGGTTTAAAATTAATCAATGAATACAACAGTTTAAAACCCTTAATGCTGCATAGCTTCAATGATGACAGTACTCCAATATTGAAGCTGCAAATTGATAAGAATAAAGAAGAAAATGATATAGAGAATGCATATATAAAACAAATCAGGGCGAAGTATTGGAATACGTTATTTAATAATGATCAATTTATGGGGCTCTTTACAAGCAATCTGAAGCAAAAATATTTGCAGCATGTTGAGGAATTAAAAGACTATGACTTTTCTTTATTCAATATCTATACATTGAGAATTCAAATGAGCAAAGAGATGACGCAGGGAGTAGAAGACACAATACTTAATCTTTTTGAAGAATTTAGCCACAAGCATTACTATGATGAATCATCAAAAAATGTGCACTTATATAATGGGTGGAAAACAAATAAATCGTACAAGATTAACAAAAAAGTGATTATCCCATTGAACGTTTATAGCTGGCTAGATGGTCGGTATAATCCAACAGACTATAAGGTCTTAGAAAAGTTGAAAGATATCGAAAAAGTTTTCAATTATCTTGACAATGGATTGACAGAAGACATAAATATTGATGAAGCTTTAAAATTAGCTGAGTATTATGGGGAGACGAAAAAAATAGAGTTAAAGTACTTCTATGTAACTTTCTATAAAAAAGGGACATGTCACATCGAGTTTAAAGATGAGGAAATACTTAAGAAGTTTAATATTTTTGGCAGCCAAAAGAAAAACTGGCTTCCTCCATCATATGGGAAGGTTAAGTATCAAGATATGACTACAGAAGAAAAAGATGTGATAAATGATTTTGAGGGCGAGCAATCATACAGTGAAACGCTAAATAACAGATCATATTACATCATTGATACATCAAAGCTTCTCATGCTTACATCATAACATTCCTGAATTCAAATAAAATGCATATTTTAAACAGAATGGTGATGGTAGTATGACAAGATTTAATGGGGTACAACTAACAGATGAATCAATTCAAAAAACAAGAAAATGGTTTGCTGATAATGCTATGGCTTGTATCGAAGAAGTTAAAAGTGGAAAAGTTTATGTGAATGATCGTGAATCTTATTTCGTATGGAGGAAGAAGGAAGCAAAAGAATACATAGAAGGTAAATATGACTATACTGTAACATTTTTACAACATGCATACTTTATTCAAACAGGGGAAAGTGTAGCTTTATTACCTTAAAGAAATATGAATAAAATAACAATTCAAAACAGAATGGAGAGGTTGAAATGACGGAACAAAAAACACTTGGGGATTAGCTTTTGTAAAGGTTGATCTTGAAAAAAATGAAATTAATCAATTATTAGGATTGAACTTAGGTACAGAGCAGACAGCAAAAGAAGTATTTGATCGGATAAAGAATGAATTTAAAAAGAATGAAGGTAAGCCAGATTCAATTATTGATTTGATTGATGAAAATTACAATATTATTGAAGATTATCCACTTACTAAAAATCAACTTGTCACTGTTGCTTCATTGTTAGGGCATGAGATCAAGTTATAGTCTTCGAACAGAAAGGAGAGGTTAAATGAACCCTAAAAACAAGAAAGAACGTGTAATCGAATCATTATCTAAGGTTCAGTCGGCTAAAAATATTGATGACTGTCAAGATTACATGCTTGAAATGCTATGGAGAATTGCAGAAGGCACTAAATACGAATCAGATGTAAGCATCGCCTTTGATTGCCTGCAACAACATAGAGACAGAATCGCTGAGGGAAAAGGTTCATAAAACAATACTTAAACAGAATGGAGAGAATTAATTTGGATAAAAGTCAATTAATAAAGGTTGGCTCAACAGTATATCTTAAACCAATCAATAATGCCGCACGATATGGAAGAAAAGATATTCTAGAGAAAGTTGTGTTAAAAAAAGGAAGGAAATATTTCTATACGGGAGAAACAGAAACAAGACGCATGTTCAAATTTTCTTTGGAGGATATGAGAGAAGTGACAGAATATAGTCCTGACTGGGAGCTTTATTTATCTAAACAAGAGATTATTGATAAGGAAGAGAAGAAAAAGTTAATGTCTGATATACGATCGGTCTTTGATAGGTGGTCAACGGCTGATTTAACTTTGGATCAATTAAGAAGGGTGCATGAAATTATTTCTGAATAAAACAGCAGTTTTAAATAGATTCTGACGGTTGTATAATTAAGGAAAAGAGAGGAGCAATGCGATGGAAATAATAAGCTTCAAATTCGAAGATTCATCATTTGAAATTCATGTTAGATATTCTGCATCTGGATTTAAACAAGATGATCGAGACATAATATCACATGTGCGAGAGCTAAGTATATCTATTCTAAAAGCTGCTACAGGGTTACGTTATTTCTTGAAAGGCAATACATATATCAAACATGAAGAAGATAACTCAGTCTACTGTTCTTTTGATCTTGATTAAAGTCAGATTAAGGTTCTGAAAAGATTAAATATTTTGATTAGGTAGGCGGGATTATGAAAAAGGTATCGATTTTTTTGCTTGGTGTAATTGGAATTATATTAATTGTATATTTTAGCAAGGATCATGAAGACTACACAGCTAACTCTTACATACAAGAAGAAGTCGTAAATGATGATTTAGGTCAATCTAATAACAAAGTTAATTCAGAAAAAAATGAGCACAACAATCAAAGTGAAGAAAATGAGGAATATCAAGAATATGATTCTATCGCATATAGACTATCCAACCGAGAAGTCGGGAATAGAAATGGACAACAAGAATATAAGTATACTGCATACTATGTTCCTAATGAACAATTAGAGGTCTATGGAAAAAAAGCTAATGGAATTGTAAATGAAGAGAACAAAGAAATAAAATTTTGGAGGTACGATGTTGACTTTGTACCTAGAAAGTGGGATTTAATTTTAGTTAAATACCCTAAAGGGAACCATAAGAAGTTTATAGATATTGATATTCTGTACAGTCCCATAGGTGAACCCTATCAATGGGATGGAGATAATTAGAAATCTGTTTCACTACTGTTAAATAGTAGATAAAGGTCAAGGAAACCTTGGCTTTTTTCATAGTCCAATCGTCGATATTCAATTATTAAAGTGCGGTGCTTTGATTGACTAAAAATTTAAAGCCCATAATAGATGAAAGAAAGATCAGTATACGTAAGCTATCCAAGAGATATTGATCATGAGTATCCGACCGTCAGAAAGCTTTACAATGACGAAATGGATCGGTATCCGAGCTGTTAGTAACGTCTGTACATATCTAAAGATCGAGCTGCAGGAATTGTTGATATTCCAAAAAGACAATAGCCATATCGATTACTCAGGATGAAAATGGTATACTAAAGTTACAAACATAGGAAGGAATTACAAGTTTTCTAGGTCTACATAAAATCGTACTTTTAACCAGTATTGGGGGTACTAATATGAGTTTGAGTAAGGAGTTAGCGGCTATTAAGGACAAAATGAAGGACACGGAGGGATTACGAGTATACAAAAAAATGCAAGCTCTCCGTGCTAGCAAATATGTTTTTGAGAAAAATCATGATGAACTATTCAGGGCTATAAATTTAGCTATGACTGATTATGAAATGGTGAAAAAATCCCTTAATATAAAGAAAGGAGAGAAAGGTTTTAATTCATTTTTATATGAAATTGGACGATTGCTTCATAACTATCTTTCATCAGCAAAAACTTTAATAGATCATACAAGGAAGCTTTATCAAGATGAATACAAAAAATTAACCTTTGCAGTAGAATATGAAAAGAAGATTAATGAAGCATTCACAGAGTCACCATTAGCAAGGTTTATTCAAGATTTAAGAAATTATTCACTGCATAGAGAAATCCCGATATCTGGGGTAGCATACAGTGTTCTAAGTGATGATAAGGGTTTAAAAGAAGTATATTTAGAGAAGAAGAGTTTATTGGAATGGGATGGATGGACAAAAAAATCAAAAGAGTATTTAAAAAAATGCAAAAACAATATAGATATAAAGCAACTTATTATAGAATATACAAAACTAATTAAGGAATTCCAAGAATGGTTTCTGAAGAAACAAAAGGATATTCATCGGAAGGATTTAGACGAGTTATATTCTTTAAATCAAAAGGGCAAACATACTTATCAAAAATTAATCAAAAAAATTGAAAAGCAGATAAAAGAAAAGGAAAAATGATTATTAAATTTTCATATGGAGCTGGGAGGAGTTTGAATGCAACGTTTATATAACAGTAAAGGGAAACATATCGCAAATTTTGTTAATAAACAACTTTATAATCCGCGAGGAAAAAACATCGGGCATTATAGAGAAAGAGAAGAGATATTTATTGATATGAAAGGACATTATTTAGGTGAAATCTTATACGATGATAGATTAATGTATAACAATAATTCTCCTCATAAACTTGTGAACTTTGGAATTTATGGAACTCATGGAAACATCGGTAATTATGGAAACCCAGGAAATAAAGGGAGAATTGGAATCCAGGGAGGGTTTAGAGACGTAGAAATTTGATATTAGAAGTATTTATTTAAAATTGGTGGATTTTATGATTTTATATTTTGATTGCAATGTGTATTGCTATTTTTGGTGGCTCATATGCAGGTTACAGAAAGAATAGAAAGAGCTTAAGCAAAAAGAGCATTAATCTAAATGCTCTTTTTCATACCGCAACGCCGGCATTCACGCAAGAATATTCCACTCTTCACAGAGCTTTTGAACAAAGTGTAATCACAATTGTCGCAGCGTCCATATTTTACATCAGGATACTCCTTGTAATCATAAACAATCGAAGTATCATATCCGTTTGTTTCGTATTTCTCTTCCACAAGATCACCCACATAATTTATTCAATATACTCAAGAATAGCAAATTTCGTTCGATATAGGGAGGGAACAAATGATTGGTTTAGCTTATTTTTTAATTATTTGGCTTGGAGTTGGATTATTGACTGGCATTAAGTTTATTTTTGTTGATCAGGTCTATGATGAAGAGTTTAAAGAACTCATGGATAAAGAAACAGCAGCGGGCATGGAAAGGAATTTGGCCAGCCTGTTTTTCAAAAATAAGCTTAATGTGCTTGCTTTTTTCATGTTAATTGGTTTACTGCCATTAGCAATGAGGATTACAAAATTATTTAAAAGAGGTTGATTTATGCCTTTGATTGATTATTTTTATGTACTGCAGTTTGAAAACAAGGAATACTTCAAATCATTTAAGTTAGATGAAGGCGGTTATTTGACATCTAGCGACCTACATGGCGCTTCTAAATTGCAAACAATGTATGAAGTCATTGAGGTTGCCAGCGAGCTCAAAACAAAGTGTAATGTCCAATGTGAGGTAAGGGAAATCCAAGTCATAAAACGTTAGGGGTGCTCAGGTGTATTGGATAGAGTGGATTGAAGGTGGGGAAAAGAAGAGCATTGTTGCTGAAGGATGGATTGAATGGGCTGCTATACTTGAAGACTTGTATCAGAAACGATTTGAGTATGTTGAATGGAAGCGGCTTTAAAAAGGGTTGTAAACAACAATAGAAAGGTAAAAGAAAACAGGCAGGGGAGAGTGCACTCGTGTTTAAAACAGAAGTAAATGAATTTTCTCATAAAATAAAAAGTTTTAACGAGAAATTTCTAACGAATTTTGAACAAAATATAAATAAAATGCTAGATCCTTTAGATTTTAAATATAAGAGTGTAATGATAAGTCATGGGTTTCCGCCAAATGGAAACGTTCCACTTCGTTTAACAATTGATGTAGCAAAGATTTTTGATTATTCGGAAGGAGACAAAGAGAAGGAATTTTATTATCTTCTATTTAAATATTATGACCATTTTAGAGTTAAATACTTATTAAAAAGCTGGAGTAACATAGATTGGCTAAAGCGTAGGGTTCCTTTGTTAGAGGAAGCAGTGTTTGCACACAATAACGATTTGTTTTTTCTTTCCATACCTATATTTCTAAGTCAACTTGAAGGGGCGATTGCTGACGGAACTGGGCATGTTGGAAAAATGAATTTTTCTTTAGTAAAGGATAAGCTAAAGAGTATATTGGTTAACCAGAAGCTCTTTAACTATGACAAAGAAATTGAAGAGTTTTATATAGAGACTGTACTAAATGGATTTGAACATAATCAGAACATTCCTGTTTTTAGTCGTCATGCGATATTACACGGAGGGGATATTGAATATGGAACAAAAGAAAACTCATTAAAGGCCATTATTTTATTTGATTACATAATTAAAAAAATTGAAAAGGAAAGTAGAGGGCAAACAATTGTTAATTAGTGAGTATTTAAAGATTATTAACGGTGCAACGTTTATTAAAAATTCAAAAGTTAATGACAATGTAGTACTTATTGAATACTTCTCTTCTTTTCGTGACTACAAAGATATAAATAAATGCTCCAGTATAACAGAAGAAGACTTTGAAAATTATTTTAACAGCGGGGATAAAATTTTGAAAATTGTGGTTGGTGAACCAGCAAGGATATTTAGGGAATTTTCAAACATATCAGCTGTAATAATAAAGCTTCAGGAAATTTCTTATTGTATAACCAGAGCATCTTTAGGTTCTTTAACGAATTTAAATATAAGTGATCTTTCCACAGAAAACGAATCGTGGAGAAACTTTGCAAATGAACACATTTATAATAAATTGAATCGTCAAAAATTGTATAGCCAAATAAATAATTTTACAGCAGATCTGCATTTGAGAATTGGCCACAATAATTTGACCTTGGATCAATCATTGCAAGTTTTAAACAGCAAAATTGAGAAAGGAGAAGCAAGAATACTTAATAACGGAACAATTGAGTTTGCAGCTACAGGTACGTTTGATGAACCAGATAAAAAGAACAGTAAATATTCGCTGTTTTTCTTTCAAGGTGCTTTAAGAGCAGCAGGAGAGTTTATAACAAAAAAAGTACTTGATGGTAGTCTGTTAGATTCAATTAAAGACTTTTTTGAATGAAAAAGTTGTTATTTCAAATGATATTAATTTAGAAGTGGAGAAACCAATATGACTGAAGATGAAATAATAAATAACATTGGGAATCAAATTAAAGAAAGTGAATACTTCAAAAAAGGTTTTAAAGCTGGAGCTGAGTATAAAAATCGGTTGGAGAGTAAAGTTAATGAGCTTGAAACATTGCTTCTTGAGTTTATCGGATATGAAGATGAGTGGTTGTTAACTAAAGCAAAACTAAAGAAAACAAATAGAGAAGTGCTTGCTGAAATAGTTATTAATCAACGCCAGCTTATGAGGGAGCTATATAATAAATTAGACAATAAAACAAAAATAGAACTAAAAAAGAGAGTAGAAAGTTGCATTTGGCCAATTATGCACAATGAGGATTAACCCTCATTGTGTTTAGGTAAAATAAGAAATTCATTGATTTAACAACAAATAAAGAATAAAAATAAAATATATACTTGAAATTCTGACAACTATGAGGTATATTATAAACAAGGGAAGTGATAACTGAATAAAGGGGGGAGACAAGTTGAAATTAAAACAGTTGATTAAGAACGAATGCGAAAAAGATAATCAGCTTGCAGCTAGACTTGCTAAATTGGCCGGTTATGAAAAAGTAAATGGTTTTTATAAGTTTGTGAACACCCCAGAAAAAGAAATGGAAAACATAGAAGGTTTAATAAACATCGTAAAAAGCTTGTTTCCTGATAATGAAAAACAGCTATTAAGTGAATACTTCTTAGAATTAGACCCTAACAAAAAATGTGCAAGACACTCGGTTGAATATTCCGATTTAAATCAGTGGGATGAGCTTACTGACCAGTTAATTAAAAATCTTTGTGAATCAACTAATTCAATAAGCCGTGAATGGGGTCAGATTTACTCTATACATAGAAGATTAAATAAAAGTGAAATTACGTTAAATGATGCTATAAGAGAAACGGGTAAATTCAGAATAAAAACCCCTGAAATGTTTTTATTTTCAAACATATTAATTATGTACGAATATCTGAAAATTGGTGAATTCGGTTTAATGAAAAGCACTTCGCAATTTTTAGATATAGAAGAGTTACCTGATGGATTTATTAAAGAATGTTATTATGGCCGAATTGAACTTTTAAAAGCCAATATATCCTTGAATGACTACGAATTAGAAGATACCAGGATTCATTGCCAAAAAGTTATTGAAAGTACAAATAACAATAGATTAATTGTATTTGGTTATTTGACATATGGAAACACATTTATATTTGAAGATTATGAAGAAGCTAAATTATGTTATGAAAAGGGGATGGAATACGCAAAAGAAAATCCTCATCACGTCTACAAATTAGAGCTAGCTCTTTGCTTTCTTAATAATGTTTGGGCAAAAGATAATAAATGGATTGATTTTCAGTCAAACGAGATACCGGATATGATTGAGGTTGCCTATTATTTAGTCAACATGAAGGAACTAGAGAAAGCAGCATCAATTATAGAAAAAATCGAGAAATTGAATGTTTTGGATGATGACTTAGGATTTCTAAATCATGTTAAAGGTCTACTGTATGATGATGTCTCCTTCTTTCATGAAAGCATAAAGAAGTTCAAAAAATCCGGCGATAAACTTTGTTTAAATTTGCCTCTTATTGAACTTAAAAAACGTGGATATACAGATGAAATATTGAATTTAATTTCACTCTAAATGTTGACATCCTTGAAAGGAGGTGAGAAAATGAAGAAAATTTACTTCGGTCTTGTTATTTTACTTGCATTAGCTGTTGGTTTCGTAAGTGGTCAACAATCTGTTGAAACTGCAAGTGGAGATGTTACAGTAGCCTCTGCTAGTCGTGGGGCGTAAAAAACAAATATAATACATAATACTGTCTTAGACGTTTGATCCATTGGATCAGGCGTCTTTTCTAATTTTAAGGGAAAGTTCCAGGAATTCTAAAACTGAAAAATGAGAACATGGGGGAATTAGAATGAAAAAACAATTATTACAAACATTTTCTTATGAAGAAATGGCAAAAGGCTATGAAGAAATGGCTGCAATCAATTCAACAATAGCACAAGAGGATAATCACCTTGAGAATGAAGCGGAAATGGCTAGATCACGACATAAAACCTTGGCTTCCTAAGCAGAATGAAACTAAATAAAATGGACATTTTAAACACATCGAGCACATGTGTTTATTTGTCTAGAATAAAAATAAAATTAATTATTGCATAATCTGTTGGCAACGGATATAATGAAGATACATAAGATAACGTTGTTGGGAGATGGGACTATGGAAGAATCAAATAAAAACGAAGAGTATAAGGTTACTTCATTAAGACAGTATCAATACATAAAACAACTTAAGAGCTTTACTCGTGTTAATCTTCATATGGAAGATCCAGATGTGTTTACACCTAATAATGTTACTACAATGAGAAGAAATCATAAAGAGCATATGCTTATTAAGGATCAAAATAATACAATTAAATGCATATAAGGAGAATAAAAATAAAATGACTAACAATAAATATTATACTGAGGAAAATAAAAAGAAAGTCTGGAAAAAGCATATGATTGTTTTGAAATTCTTAGAGCAACCAGGAATATCAGAAGCATATCTTAATTACTTGCAGGAAGAAATTCATAATGATGAATGGATAGGGTTTGAAAATGAGTTTTTTGAGGAACTGACTGGTAAACCTGTGATAAATGTAGGGGACAAGATTAAGGCGACAAAACAATACTCAGCTGTTCATTGAGCAAGTATATACTTAAAGTAGGTGTTTTATTGAATTTATCTATTTTGATTAAGTTGCTAGACGGTTATGACTTAATGAAGCAAATAGAAATCTGCAATGCAAATATTATGCTGCTAAGAAGCTTTAAGCAAGATACTGATTGGTTAAAATTGTGGTATGAGTTAGATAATTATTTAATGGATAAAATTAAATGAGGTGGAAACCTTGGAAGTGAAAAAGCAAACACCATCTGTTAGGGATTACTCCATTTTTAATGACATAAATAGATGGTTTGATGAATTAGATTTGAGAAATAGGGATGACAAATCAGCATTTATTGAAAAGTCTAATACTAGAACCACCTATGAAAGGCATATTAGAGAATTCTTTAATTATCAAGTTGGTAAGGATATTGAATATTTAACTGAAGAAGATGTAATAATTAAAAAGAATGATTTAATGGATTATAGGACTTATTTGGCTAAAAATAAAAATAATACAAATGCTACGATTAATAATAAAATCGCAGCACTGAAAAGTTTAATTAAATCCTTGGAGTCAGAACACGACTGTGAATCAAGCGTTTTTAATTTTAGACCATTGCCGACAGAGAAGAATCCAGCTGGTTCATTTGAGGGGATTCCTGAAGCTGAAGAGTTTGCAGAAGCTGCATTTATCCATGAGAGACAGAACAGGTTAATGAAAAAGCTCTTTATTTTATTTAGTGTACGCACAGGAGCAAGAAAATCAGAAGTCTTACGAGTAAAATGGGAAGACATAACGTATTCATCGAAGCACGATTGTTACTTAGTCAATTTCAAGAAGACTAAACAGAAGAAAGCGAGACCAGTAGGTATTTCTAGCTCCTTTTATGAGGAGTTGTTAACACTCAAGAATGAGTATGGTGAGCATGAGCTGATCTTTCATAAATTAACTGTAGACTCAATTAATGATATGTGGCACAGAGTTTGCAGAGTGTTAAATATTCCACAGGAAAGAAATCTTAGGCCACACAGTTTACGTAATACAGCCACTAATTTTTCTTATAATGTAAGCGGAGACATTAAAAAGGTGGCAGCATTTTCAGGACATAAAAACATCAATGTGCTAAATGATCATTATCTAAATAAGGAAAGAGATTATTCTCAAGATCCTGGTGTTATAATTGATCAAGATATAGATATTGATTTCCTGGATACTGTTACATTAGACCAGTTTAGACAGTTCTTTTTAGATTGTGATGTTTCCACTCTAAAAAAGCTCAAAAAATTTTTAGAATTAAAATAAAAGTGATATAAATAATCATATAAATGCTTTACTTGTATGTTAATGTAATGATAAATTTAATATGATTATGTGTGAGGTGATACTGTGGTTCAGGATCTGTTGACAACAGATAAGCTTTTAAAGCTTAAAAATAAAATAGAAGAAGTTGCATCTGATATTAAACATGATTCCAGAAAAGTAAAGGAATTAAAAGCAATCATGGGAGCGCAGTATAAAACGCTGCCTGGTTATGTACAAGAAATTTTGAATAACAATGATAATAACATTCAACGCTTGAATGAAAAGGAAGTTTATATTTTCTCTAAAGAACTACACAAACTTACTGGCGTAGCCGCTTTAGACCCTTTGAGTTATTTTCCACCAAGGCTGGCTAAGGAGTTAGAGGGCGGAAGAATTTTTGCCGGTGAAGAGGTTCTAACACTTCCTTATACATTTAAAAACGTAATAAAAATAAATGAAGATAATTATGTGACTTCAATTACTGCGAAAGAATTAAGTGAACTATATAATAGCTCAATACTACAATACAACTATAATACTCAACGGGAAGGCAGATTCATTAAGGGAAGCTTAATACCTGTGCCAAAGACTAATCCTAAATCAGTTGAAGAGATTAAAGAACTTTTTAAAAAGGGCGACTTAATCGTGTCTATGTTTACATTTAATGCACGGTTTGGCACATCAGATGAGGATGAAGAAATTGAGTACAATCCAAGCGACCTAAGCTTAACTGTTACTAAGGGTACATTAGTTGATGTTCTAGATGGTTACCATAGAATATCTGGAGTTGTTAAAGCTATTACTGAAGCTCCTGAATTAGATCAAACCTTTATTTTGAATATCTTAAATTATACTGAAGAAAAAGCAAAACGTCATTTTGCCCAAATGAATACAATAAATCCTGTTGAGAAATCAAGGATTGAAGAACTTGGTCAAAAACGCTATTCTTCCACTATTGTTGAGCAACTTAAATATAATAGTGAACTCAAAGACAAAATTAGTGTACAAAGTGAAATTGGTATGAGTAGTCCATTCTTGGTTACTTATTATACACTTTCTGAAGCAATTGACGATGCTTTTGAGATCAATTCACGGAGAGACGCTATTCAATTGTCCAAGTATTTAAGGGACTTCTTTGCTGAGCTTTTTTATGCTTTTCCAGATGATTTCCTTGAAGATGATCTTAGCGAGTCAAGAAACAGATCATACATTAACTATAATGCTGTATTTTATGGATACATTTATTTGGCCAAAAAAATGCAAGAGAATGGCACACCACTAGCTAAACTAGCAACGATACTACAGCAGGTTGATTTTGATAAAGGTAAGACATTCAAGGAGTTAAGCAGCAGAAATTATGAAGAACAATTAAATGCTGCTATGAAGAAAAAACTGAAAAAAGTTTTCTATGATGAAATTGATGTTCGTTAGGCTAAAGGAGAAATAGATATGAGTGAACTATACAATGCTGAAATTAAAGAAAAGTTCTTAGAAAGATATGAAAGTGAAGCAACAAAAGAGCTTTACCGATTAAAACTCAGAGATTTTTCTTTTACAGAAAGGATTTTGGATAAAGACATATTTAATTTCTCTCTAGAGGAACTACGCACTTTATTTTTTGACTTAGATAGCAAGTCACTTGAATCATTAAGGGGTGCACGTGCTGTTATTGGTCAATACACTACATGGGCAATGGAACATGGTCTAGCAAATAGTAACATCAATAAAGTATACGAAATAAAGGACGAGGATTTAAAACAGTTTATAGATAAGAACAAAAAGACATTGTTTACGAATAAGGAAGTAGAGGAATACGTTAGCTATTTATTCAATAACCAAGATAAAGCTATGGTTCAAGCTGTATATGAGGGCATAGACGGATATCAGCATTCTGAGTTAATTAACTTAACAATAAATGATTTACTTGATGACAATAAGGTAAGACTTCAAGATGATAAACATGGCGAACGAATAATTGAAGTCAGCGAAAAATGTCATGAACTACTTAGGTTAGCATATGAGCAAAACACTTACCATTTAAATAATGGATCAGCGTCAGGTAAATTGAGGTTTGCTAATTTAGTACGAAATGAACACATTTTTAGATTGAAATATAAAAGTCCAGATCAAAGTATGCAAGCGGATAAGTTCTTAGTACACAGGTCTTTTAAAACGTTTCAGAAGATACTGGAAGAGCCTTATTTTACTCCGAAGAACTTAGCTAATTCAGGGAAGTTGAATATGGCATATAAGATATATAAGGAAAATAAAGAACTAACTGTACCAGATTATAAAAAAATAACTGCTCAATATGGATTTTTGAATGAGAATGCAAAATTTGCTTCACAATCTTTAAGAAAAGTTGTCAATATGGAGAACATAGAAAAATATTGCATTCAATCAGAAAAGATTGCTGATTAATTAATCCCTTGATAGGGATTAATCTTACATAACAAAAAGAATAAAAATAAAATAACTAACATAAATATGAGCTGAATCGTGACATTTAAATATTAGATGGTAGGATTTTGTTCGTATTTTCAGAATTCGACAAAAGTAGACAAAGACAACAGGGGTAATTTGTGGTAAAATAAGACTATACCCTAAAAAGGGTACAGGGAGGTTCGCTAGGGCGAAATTCCTAGCGATTTTCAATGTTTGATTTTCCATTCATAGAGGTCTTCGAGGGTACAATTTAGCGCTACAGCTATAAGTTTGGCTGTTCGAATGTTCATAGAAGGTCTAACGCCATTAGCGTAATCACTTAACCTTTGGGTACTGATACCGGTGATACGCGAAAGCTGACCCAATGAAAGCCCTCTTTTTTGAAGGAGATTTGGAATCAAACATTGTCCGAATTCCACTTCTAGCATCGGACAACCTCCTGATTTTATGTATGCTCCTTATCTTACTATATCAATTCTTACCTGATTTTTAAATGATCAAAAAAGAATTGCAGACTAATAGGCAAAAGGGTATAATTATTTTAATCAAAAGAGAACGTATGTTTGGTCAATTACTACCAGAGAGAGGGAAATTAATGAAGGAGTTCATTGTACAAGGGGATTTTAGTATTTCTTATCATGGACGAATCAAAGCAGAGAATGAAGAACAAGCTATGAATTTAGTTATTGCTGTATTAACAAAAAAACTGAGAAATAAAAGCGGGAAAATTGGGTTTTTAGAGAGAGGACAATCAAATTACAATCATTTATTTGATGTTGATATAAATTCAACGGAAGATGCTGAAATTAGTGCTTCTTATGTTGAAGAGATCGATGAAATGTTTGATGAATCACTCGAAGAATACAAGAACTCAGAATTGTTTACAGCAAAGTGAAATTCACACATCTTGTCAGTCATCATGAGAGATAAAAAATTGATGGCTTTATAGTCAGACTGGAGTTTAAAAATGAAACTGGACATTGAAATTGATATGAGAGATAACTTAGCAGCAATTATCTTTAACGTTGGATCTGATAACATATCAAGTGGAGAATATTACATAGAAATTGACTTTCAGAATAAAGGCAATAAGTTAACGTTGAGGATTGACAGGGCTGCACTGTTGGATCTTAGAGATAAAATTAATGAAACTCTGTGGAAATTGGACGATGCTAAAACAGTATTAAACAGTGGCTTTACTATGTAAGTAAAGCTTGTTTTTTAACCAAATTAAGAATAAAAATAAAATTACTATTTACACATGATCCCATGAACTGTATAATTCAAATCATAAAGATACTAAAGAAAGGAGATGTCGCTTTTATTTGATTAATGATCCGCAGAATAAAGAAATAAAAAACATGGTCATGAAAAAGTTTTTAAAGGTTTTTGCTTCATGCAACAGAGCTTTACATAACTTGAATAAGGATGAAATAAGAAAGACCATTGGTGATTTGGACTTTGTTAAGGACAACCTCGAAGAAATACAGTTTATTTTAAAGGATATTGTTTTTACAAATGAAGAGAGAAAGAATGAAATCATTAAGAATCAAAATAAAATGTAAGTTTTATCGAGATTCAAATTGGAGGGGGATATCACTTGGAATTATCATTAGATGAATTGAAGCTCTATCTTAAACCATTAGTGTTTTTCGGTGAGTTAAAACTTGAAATCAGTGATTATGAAGAAGGTAAGAAAATTGAAGTGCTGGATCATGATGAAGGGTCTTTAATTAATTTAGAAGGCCAAACGATTAACGAAAATTATGTGTGTACTACATGTAATTGTACTTTATATACCGATGAAAATAATGAAGTATGTTTCATAGAGCATCCGTATGGTGCAATCACAGCTGTAAATAAAGATCAAGTGATTCATTTAACTAAGCTAATTGGAGCAATCATAAATACGGATGAGGAGGATCCAGTTGAATGAACACAGCATACAGAGTTTGGGACGGCGAGAAGATGCATTATTGGGATGATGGTGAGCTGAGTCTTATTATCTCAGGTGGAGAATGGGGGCTGTATCGCAATATCGTTGGAGCTCTTTATCCCATCCGTATTGCGTCTAGCAAACAAAAAAAATCGGCTCTCATGTGGGGAACAGGGTTGAATGATAAGAAAGGAAAGGATATATACCAAAAGGATATTACTGAGGAATCCTATATAAATCCTATGTCTAAGGAGAATATAATTGATCGTTATGTGATAGAGCGAAAAAACGGATTTGACAGAATGGAACACGTTAGCGGAAAAGAAGGTTTTTATAGGCACTTATGGCTGCGGAGTGATGAAGTTGAAGTCATCGGCGACGTTTACCGGAATCCTGAGTTATTGGAGGGCGCGGAGTGAGTATGAATTCTATTGATTTGCTATTTGAAGATAATATGAAACTAAACCAAAGAGAAAAGTTCCTCAAAAATGGTATTCCATATGATGAGCTTGATACACAAATGATTAATTTAATTGATATTTTAAATTTTAAGATGGGATTGAAAACACGTCATTGTTGTTTTGGGCATAAGCCATACGAAGAAATTCAAGTGATGTTTGAAGAAGAAGTGAATTTAAAAGAAGATCAAATTCTGGAATTAGCAGAATTAGCGGGAAGAGAATGGAAAGGTCTTCAATTAAGCTTTAGCAAATGGGCGAGGTTTTCTCCGTTGATGTTTAATTGGTCATTGGTGCTATCGAAAAGGTTTAGAGATCCGGAAGATGCAAATAAATACGGATACCTGAGATCAGTTGAAGAATTCTTTGAAAGCTATGCTGCAAAGAAGTGATTAAAAGATGCATTTTAAAGGGAATTAGATTAAGTAAAGGAGATGAACAGATGGAAGTGTTACAACCAAATCAATATTTTGAAATGATTAAATCAAAGAAAAATAAGGTTACAGACAAAGAACTTCAAAGATATTACGACAATTGCTTGGTATTACTCAATAAGTATAAGCAAACCAATCAAATTAAAGCTGCTAAGAAACTGATATTCCACTTAGAATCAATTGAAAAAGAACGAGAGATTGTAAAGCTTGGCATTGATACATTTGTTTATCGAGATGACATTGAAGAATACATAGATAACATTGCAAAAGATACTGTCAAAATTATTGAGCTTGAAAATTACGAACGTGAAATCCCTGATGATGTAATCATTAAATACAACAAAGTGAAAGACAAATTGGATCGGTTTTATGTGGTGTTTACAGATTATACAGGGAAGGTTGAAAGGCAGATCGAAAAAGAACGGAGAGATAAGGATCCAATTTTATTCGGTACTTTTCAAGATGAATCGAGTGGTACTTTGATTGAACGTTTTTATTTCATAGGTGACTGGGAAGATGAATATTGCGATCTCACTTTAGATAAGATGATTTCCGAAGTACAGGAAGCAAAAGAATCCAATATTGCAATGACCATCAATACACCCCAAGATATCGAGCAATTGAAGAAGCAGTTAAACAACATGGACAAGACAGCAAATGGGTTTAGGATGAATAATCCCGGATTTGCAATGGTTAATGAAAAGGAAAATTGGTTTAAAATGCTGTTCAAAAGGGCGAAGTGATGAAAAGAACAGTTGACCTTACTGTAAATAGAGAGTTCATGAAGATTGGAAATACCCAAAGCAAGTCGTTAGTGCAAAGGTACTTAAAGAAGCGAATATACCCATGGAGTATAGAAGCGGAAGTAAGACAGAACGACCTTTATAGTAACTGCTTATTGTTAACTGGCAACGGCTCTGAAAGGAAAAACCAAAAGGAGTCAGCAGCCTTTGAAAAGACCTGTCACTGTTGTGGCAAGTGGGACTCATTTCATATGACAATAACTAAATCAACTCTGTGCAAATGTTGTGAAGAAATTCTTGATCACAGTGTTGTCGGCAATGTCCCTTGGAGAAAGCAGTTTGGATAAAAGCAAAAAATAGAAAGGTTGATAGAAAATGAGAACATTAGTGTTATTAAGAGGGTGCCCAGGAGTGGGGAAATCAACTTGGATCAAGGAAAATGGACTTGAGCAATACACTCTTTCTGCAGACAATATTAGATTACTGTTTCAGTCACCTGTGTTAAACAAAAGTGGAAAATATGAAATCTCTCCAAAACACGACAACAAGGTGTGGGATTTATTAATGAAATTGCTTGAAGACAGGATGAATCGCGGTGAATTCACAATTGTCGATGCAACTCATTCAAAGCAAAGTGCGATTTCAAGATATAAGCCACTAGCTCAAAAATATAGATACCGTGTATATGTAGTTGATTTTTCTGATGTTGATGTTCGGAGAATCTTAAAAAGAAATAAAATGAGGGCTGAACATAAACATGTTCCTGAAAGCAGTATTCTTAATATTTATGAAAGAATGACAACAGAAAAAGTGCCATCTTGGGTAACTGTTCTAAAACCAGATGAGTTTGAAAACACGATGACTTATAAGCCGAGATGTTTTGACGATTATAAAAAGATCCATATTTTCGGAGATGTTCATGGGTGCAATACTGTGCTTCAAGAGTACCTAAACGGTGATTTAAATGAAAATGAACTATACATCTTTGTAGGAGATCTTATCGACAGAGGTATTGAAAATGCACAGCTATTAGAATTCATGATCAAAATTAAAGATAATAAAAATGTGATTATTCTGGAAGGAAATCACGATAGATATATCAATATGTATGGGAATGATGAAGAAACACCTAGCAGCACATTTAACAACAAAACTAAACCAGAAATCGAACAATCCAACATTGATAAAAAAGACATTAGACAGTTGGCCAGGAAGTTTCATCAGTTAGCTTACTTTACATATAAAAACACTACATACATTGTAACTCATGGAGGAGTTTCAACCGTACCTGAAAATCTCTTGATGACCGCAACAACACAATTCATCAATGGAGTTGGAGATTATTCAGACGATATTGATTATGAATTTGCAAAAAATACGGCTGGCCAAAATGTTGTACAGATTCATGGACATAGAAACATGTACCGTTTACCTGTGTTAGCAGCAGAAAGATCTTATAACCTGGAAGGGCAAGTGGAAAGAGGAGGTCATCTTAGAGTCGTTACACTGTCTGAGAACGGAATTGAAACGCATGAGGTGAAGAATAAAGTTTTTAAACAAAGTTCAAGTGATGTGCAGAGTAATAGTGTAACTGTTGGAACAATTGATGATTTGGTTTCCCACTTACGTGATCATGAATATGTCCAAGAGAACAAGATGCCAAACAATATCTCATCATTTAATTTTACAAAGCAAGCCTTTAGAAAGAAAAAGTGGGATGAAACAAATATTAAGGCAAGGGGTTTGTTTATTAACATCCAGAATAATGAAATTGTAAGTAGAAGCTATGATAAATTTTTTAACATTGGAGAACGATCTGAAACAAGAATGCATCATCTCGTAGATACAATGAAGTTTCCTGTAACAGTGTTCGATAAGGCAAATGGATATTTAGGGACTGTGGGGTATGACTCTTTGTCAGATCAGTTGGTATTCACTTCTAAATCCTTTACATCTCAATTATCAAATGACCATGCGAAATGGGTCGAGGAGTTGTTCTTCAAGACCTTTGATGAATTTACGGTAAATGCCATTAAATATTATCTGAAGCTAAATAAGGTTTCATTCGTTTTTGAAGTAATACTTCCAGAAAAAGATCCACATATCATTGAATACAATCAAGACAAACTAGTCCTCTTAGACATAGTAAAAAGACAGATGTCATATGAAAAACTCCCTTACAGTGAAGTGAAAGCTACTGCAGAGTGTTTATCCATTGAGTGCAAAAAACAAGTTGCGGAGTTTAGTAACTGGACAGATTTCTATAGATGGTATCTGGACGTGTCACAAGATTTTTCAATTGAGGAAGAGGGTTATGTAATTGAAGATGCTGCTGGCTTCATGACAAAACTTAAGCTCCCTTACTATAACTTTTGGAAACAAATGAGGGGAGTAAAGCATAAGATCAGCAACAAACATGAGCATATGGTTAACACAGGAAGCCTTTACACTCCTTTGCACAATAGATTTTTTGCATGGGCTAAGACAAAAGACAGAGGATATTTAAAATCAGCTTCCATTATCAAATTGAGAAATGATTTTGAAAAAGAAACTGTGGTATTGGAAGCCAAATGAATTCTAGATAAAAGTAAAATTTTAAAGAGAATCGGAGGATGGAAGATGGAGAATAATGTTTTATACGGAGTTTACAGTACTAGATCACGAAAGTTTTGCTTTGGAATTGAGGAGCCTTCAAAAACAAAAGCAAGAAAAGAGCTATTCAATCGAATTGGTACAGATGCATACAAATGGCGTTTTGAAATAAGAAAAATTAAAAGAAAGTAGATGGAAAAATGAAATTTGCACCAATGGATAAAGTTAAATTTAAAACAGCTAGTCATCTCAACAAACTTCGAACTTTAAAAAAAAGAGTTCCTGAATTAGACGATCCTTTACTCGGCGAATGCTGGGAATTTGAAGAAGATGGTTTGAGACAATTTGATTGGGAGGAGAACTATGAATTTGTCGCTAGACCCAAACATTTTAATTGGGATTAAAAACAGAATCTAATTAAAATTGAAGTTTTAAATGAAATACAGGAGGGGATCAGTGATTGCTGAAAAAACTAATGCCTCAGTAAAGATGTATCTAGAGGATGATATAGCAAGGTTATATCAAGATCACTTTCGATTGATAACGGGGCAAAACCTAAATAGTAATTTGATAGAGAATAAATCATCTGTAATAAGTGCAAAAGAGATTGAGAACTGTATACAGCTGCTACATAAGGATTATCATAACCTAGGGATTAGAATATTTGTGTTTCAAAATAAAATTCAAGCAGTACTTAATTTTTTGAATCCCCTTGGAGCACCTTTTTGCTTAAAAACCATAAGAAGCATCTTTAGAAAACAACTGGTTGGTTTAAATGGGTTTGGGATTATTCACATTTATCCATTCAATTATCCAAAAGATTTAACTTGCTACAAGCAGACTATAAAGCTCTATATTCTCGAAACGCTGTACCATGAACTTAGACACGCTTACCAAGATGAGTTTATGACTTGGATTAAAGAATCGAATTATGTAGATGGAGGTCAACCTGGCTATTTTGCACAGAAAAGCGAACGAGATGCAAGACACTTTGCGACTAGAATGATGAATAAGTTTCATGATGACATTAATGATATTCTAGGAATAAAGATTAAATGGGAATCTTGCTGGGGAAGGTTAGAGATTTATGAATAAAATTGAAAAAGGAGCTGTTGTATTGTGAAAGATATCCGAGTGATATATGACAGAAACAAAACTTTGGAAGCGGTCGTTGTCCAGTTTGGAGACTATATGTGTGAGCTAACGGACTCACAAGTGGTTAATGAAGAAAATAAAGAATTCGATGTTCTTAATGGTGAATATCAAGGAATTTGGAAATATGAAAAAGGGCAACACTGCGAAGTCGAAATTTATGATGGTGTAGACAAGTGGGTCTGTCAAGCATTCTTACACTGAATAAAAAGACTGTTTTAAAGAGAAAGGAGCTGAACTATGGCAATTGATTTTGCAAAGTTAAATGATCCAGAATGGAAAAAGCAGTGGGCTGATGAAAGAAAAGAACGAGAGCGGCTTTTAGAAGAACAAGAAACACTGAGAAAGAAGACAGTTTGCTTTACCGGTCACAGACCAAATAAATTGGGTGGCTATGATATGAAAAATCCCACAATGCTCAAACTCAAAAATAAGCTGCTTGAAGTGATTGAGGAGTTAATCATAAAAGAAGAGAAGTCCAGGTTTATAACTGGTGGAGCATTAGGAACTGACCAGGCTGCTTGCTGGTGTGTACATATTCTAAAGAAGAAACACCCTCATATCAAAAACATAATTGCTACACCTTTCAAAGAACAAGACAAAGTGTGGTCTGCAGACCAAAAAATGTGGTACAAACGTATGCTTGATGTGGCAGATGAGATTATTAATGTTGAAGAATTAGATAAATATAAAGTTAGTGGAGATAAACCAGGAGAGTTTTCGCCAGCTAAGATGCAAAAGCGAAATGAATACATGATTGATCACAGTGAGGCAATAGTAGCTGTTTATGATGGAAGTAAAAGTGGTACAAGGAACTGCTTAAATTATGCAAGGAAAACTTACTTAGGACATCAATTATGGAGACTTCATCCTGATTTTAATTTTGAATTAGATATTACTTATTTCAATTGAAAAAGGAGACACTATCAAATGAAAATTCATGAAGTATTGTTAGACAACAAATTAAATCCAGGTGAAAAATGCTATTTAAATCAGGAAAAGTATACGTATAGAGGGGTTGCCGGAGACGGTAGACATGTATTAGAAAAACAAACGCAAGATGGGGTAGAGGTTATTTACACAGACAAACGTCCTGTTGTACCCGTCTTACCATTAGAACTATATTTTAAAAATAAAAGAACTGGAAGCTTTGCTGAGCTTGTGAGTTACACTCATATGCTTGGGGAAATGTATTATAAGCTTAAACTATATGACAATGTATTTAATGGTTATGACAATGAAACGTTAGGAGAGTTAGAGCAAGACTGGGAACTACTATCTGAAAATCCGTTCAAAGACGAAGAAATTTTAATTGATGAATTAGAAGAAGTTAACGAGAAAATCGAGCAGTTTGAAAAAGAAATTAGAGAGATTAAAAAGAAAAAAATCGAACCATTAGTTAAACAAAAAAGTGAACTGCAAAAACAATGTAAGCATGAATGGTATAAGAATGACGAAGAACAAGTTGGAAGCAATAGTTACGAGCAGGAATGCGTTTGTGAGATTTGTGGACTTGAGAAAATGAATAGATACAGTAAGCTATTTTGATGAAAAACAAAATAAAAAAATCATTTTAGTTTGAAAGAATGATATTAAGATATTTAGAGGAAGGGAGACAGCCAATGAATCCATTTAATTTTAGATCAGAGCAGAGGGAATACGAGCAAGCCTATTACGGAGGCTATTGTAATAAAGTCAGAAGCCTTGGTTTAAACCCGATTCCATTTCACTTGTTTCAGGACATCTTAAAAGAAAGCAGAGATTTAACTAAAACAAAGAAGGAAAGAATGGGATTTTTAATTAAGGCTACAGAATCACAATAAAAGGATTATTTCAATGAAATGAGGTGGGAATTTGAGTGAGAACTATAAAGATCCGAGACAAGTTGCGCTTGAGCTTGTAAAGAAAGCAAGTGATCAGATTCGCTATACCAATGATGATGAATTTACATTTGAAGTGGTTGATAAATTGGAGGAAATTGAGGATATGCTTAAGAAAGATATTGATAAAGAAAAGAAGAATTCATTGAAAAATTAGTTGAAAGGATGTCGTTAGCATAGGATACATCAAATACATAATTGATACAGCCTGGTTTAACTTAGTTTGGTTTAAGTGGCATCTTGGAGCGGATATAAGCATATTTGATGGCTGCGGATGGAATACATATAAACTTTTAAAGAATAAAAATAAAATAATTGGAGGTTATTCGGGTGATAAAGAGGAATCTGCTTAGTAACCATGTTGATGAGATTATTGGTGAATATTACGCTGGCAAAGGATATTCAGTCCATAGCATTGAACACCAGGAAAATGGACAATTGATTGTTGTTACGGAACGAATAGCAGAGGAGAAGCAACCGGTAAAAGTTGATATCGCATTTGATTTCATACATAGAAGACCACATAAGAAGAAGTATTTAGCTTAAAAAAGGCAAAGAGTCAAAGCTCTTTACCATTAGGTGTTTTCCTTAACCGATTCGCAATGTACTTCATTACGTTTACTGCAATCGACACTAATGCAATAATCAATGCTATTTCAAATAAGAGAATGTATCCAAAATTCACATTAAGCTTTTCAAAGTAATCGCTGGTAATAGAGAGGATTTTATAAATCCCTAGCATAAAAATAATAAAGGAAACTCCTAAAATTACAAGTGACTTTTTAGAATAATCTTTAGCGTGTTCAAAATTATAAATCATTATTGATACAAATAACAAACCCGTAGCAATCCTGTGGGATAACGAATCATCGGCCGAAAATGATTGCACTACTATGCTGATGATTAACCCAGTAATACCGATTGTTTTATTCAAGGAATCACCCACTCTTACGTAAGTTAGGTATGAGTTTACCAATTAAAGGGGATTTTCTCAAGATGATACACATTAAAGTTAAATTAAAATCGTGATTTTAAACAGAATTGGAGGACTTGATACATGGGTTTATATGTAACACACGGAGCATTCGATGGGACGTACTCGTCATTCAATAATCTTAGAAGATTTTTATTAAAATCAATTGGAGGTAGTTGGCCACCACATGATAACCAAAAATTTAAGGATGGCTATTGGTACTTTGGCAAAGGCTATTCAACAATAACCCATAAGGGGCTAACAGAGTTTTTCGGTCATTCAGATTGTGATGGTGTAATTACACCTGAAATGTGTAAAGTTGTTGCAGAGGAATTAGAAGCCATCTTACCCTATGCAGAAGAGTTGGCAAATGTGGAAATGCCTCATGATTGTATGTTACCTAATAGATACATAGAAACTTTAAAACAGTTTATCAATGGGTGTAGATTGGCATTTGAGTTGAATGAGCCATTAGAGTTTAGATAAAAGATAGTTTTTATTTTAATAACTTAGGAGGATAGTTAAATGAACAAAATTGATGAGTTTCAAGGCAAATATTATTTTTTGAGTAACTTTTATAATTCACCAGTTACATACGAAGGTATCACATATCAGAACAATGAAGCAGCATTCCAAGCTATGAAAGTCACGACTGACGAAATTAGAAAACAATTCGCAGACCTCCCACCAAATCTTGCTAAGAGAAAAGGACGTAACGTTCAGTTACGGAATGATTGGGAAGAAGTTAAAGAACAATATATGTATGAAATTGTCCTAGCTAAATTTAAACAAAACAGAGACCTTAAAAAACGTTTGCTCGCAACAGGAACGTCTGAATTAATTGAAGGAAATACATGGGGAGATGTTATTTGGGGCATGTGTAAAGGCCAAGGTGAAAATAAACTTGGAAAGATTCTGATGCGGATTCGAAATGAATTAAAAAGCGAAAGGGAGGCGGAATAAATGACGAAATCTAACGTAAACATCCACGTACTGGCTGACGAAACACTAGGCGGTATCAAGCGGGAATACATCGAGGTCGATCGGAAGGCGGAGGTTGGCGAAAGAATAATTATTGTTAAGGCGGACTGTCAATCCGAATATAGAAACGGTGATATGGCGTTTGTCAGTCGATTCGTAAAAGACGACTCAAGACTCGGTTATTATGTGGAATCTATACTCGCAAATGGGCAATCGATCGCCTTATATGATCGCGAATACCACGTACTCGAACCGACCAGCATTGTCCACATTGACGGTGAGCGCTATAAAATGGTCGACCGAAAGGCAAAAGTAGGCGAGAAGATTATCATTGTTAGGCCTGACGGAGTAATAGGGGACGATTATGATACAGGGAGAGTTGGAACGGTAAAATCACGCCATTCTGCTGGAGACGTAAGCGTAGAAACTATTGGGTTGGTGTTTGGCGATGAATACCGTGTCCTCGTCCCACTAGATAAACATGAGAAGACCCTTGAAAATAAAAATAGTGTATACAAAGAAGTCAAAAACTACATACATAATGAATTAGGTATTTCAAGGCAAGACGCACAAGAAATGATTAGTATTGCGGTTTCTAATGAAGTTCAGAAGATGTCTGAGTCAGGAAAACTGGATAGAATTGCGGGAGAGAAGATTGAATCACTTATTGAAGAAGGTTTTGAAAACGGAGGTCAGCTACTACATGGATTTAAAGAAAGGGTGTCACAAACAGTTTCCGATGAAGTAGGTAAACGAATTGCGAACGTATTGAATATTAATGTGGAATTAAAGGAGGAAGGTAATTGAGAGTTCGAATTACAAAAGGAAGCAGCTGGTATGAAAAATTTGTTGGCAATGCTTATGAATTAATAAATGTAGATACTTCAAGCTCCTGTTTTATTGTAAAGACATGGAGGGAGACAAACACTGATATTATACTTGATCCGTTGCCTGTGCGCTTTGAAGATTCTGAGGTAGTTGAAGAAGGGGTGAGCGAGAAAAAAGAAGTTAGTTTTTTAAAGAATAAGCATCGCTTATTTTGTTATTACTATCTCACCGGACACAGTGCAACGCAGTCTGCCATTAAAGCAGGTTATTCAGAGAAGAGCGCACATGTAACGGGACATCGTTTAGGGAAGCAACCCCAAATAGCTAAAGTAATAAATAAAGTAAAGCTTGATTTACACAATTTCATTGCTGAAAAATTGGATATCGGTTCTTGCTTTGAAGATGAATCATTGATTTTAGAAAGAGATTATTTAGTTCAGGCTATGGACGAGCTAATTGAGGCTACAGAAGAACCAGTTATAGATATGTTTAAAGTAGAATCACTAATTTAAAGATCAAAATAAAATAGTTATTTTATAGAAGGGAAGGGTGCAGATGGCATCAGCAGAGCAATTGAAACGAATGAACGACATAAACGATTTGATCAAGCTTATCGCAAGTATTGATAGATGTACTTTCTACTGTAAGTCAAAGAATCGGATAGCGTATTTCAGGTTTAGGAAAAAACTGTTCTTCGTTGATGATTACACGGGCGCTGATGTTTACCCGTATGAAATGGGATACGGGCGTGCAAATGGCTTTTCGCATGGAGGCAACATGTGGCAACTGGTCAACAGCTTCAGAAAATTCATCATAACAGGGAAATACGGCGAGCTGAGGGATTATAAAGAAATATGGGCTTACAGCTATGAAGGATGTATGAAAATCCGTCAGAAGGCGAAGGAGATCGGTTTCATTGAAAGTGTTGATTACCCCTACAGCTTTGATGAATGGGCAAGTTAAACTAAATGATTCATGTACTAAATTTTCATCAAAATTAATTAACTTTGAGCTAAGGAATTATGTAACGGAGAGATTAGACTCTCCAGGATTCAAATGAAGGTATGCGGAGTTTGCCATGCTTAGTCTTAAATCTGTGTTTAACCTTACATAAGATCGGTTCTACAAATACATATTCGTCAGTTTCAGACTTTACATGTTTCATAGAGTGGAATTTACTTCGTTCTGCGTTCGGCATGAATTCCATAAATCCAGCTGCAGTACCATCAGGATAAGATAGAAGAAATTTTATATCCTCTTTGGTGTAGCCGGTGATAAGCACATCTGTGTATTCATAATTAATCACTTTCAGCCAGCTATGGGAACGTTTATTGATTTCATAAGGGGAGTTAGCTTTCTTTAGTACGATTCCCTCTAAATTCTTTTCTTTGGCCAGATTGAAGTAAGCTAATCCGTTTCCTTGCAGGCCTTCGATCACAAAGACATTATCGTGGTCAAGGTTTAGGTCTGAAAGCATGCTCTTACGTTCAGTGAGCGGCTTATTAGCGATTGAATGTCCATCAATATAAACTACATCGAATACACAGTAAACCACCTTATGAGCTGATTTCTTAGACATAAAGCGTTCCATGACTGCTTCGAAATCAGGGGCACCGCCTGGGGTAGCTACAATGATTTCACCGTCTAAAACAGTTCCATTGGGTATATCAAGATCCAACAGTTCTGGGAACTTGCTTGTTACTTCATTGTTGTGACGAGTATAAAGCTTTATCTGATCATTAAACTTGGAGAGGATCAGTCTAATTCCATCAAACTTCAGCTCGGTAATATAGCTCTCGTCCTCAAATGGTTCCTTTATCGAATGCAATAGCATTGGCGATACAAACAAAATATCACCTCCTACTTAGAACATATTAGCTAAGCGAAGGTGATATATAAAGCGATATGGCAGTGGTACTTAATGGGATTCGATTTTGTTGCCATGCTAAAGAGAATAGTTATCTACAGGCTGGATACATGAAAATCAAAAAGGAGGAATGTGATGCAGCAGGCAACAGTTGAGGTTAAAGAAGTTGAAGTGTTGATCAAGGGAATATGGAAAAAGAAAAAGTTCAATGATATTCAAAAGGGGCAAACCTTCAAGATTGAGGAGAACGGAAGAGTAAAGAAATACATAGCAAGAACAGACCCTTATTGGGATGACATGTATGAGACTTACATAATTGATTTGTTGGATAAAAATAAAATTAGAAGATCTAGATAAAACAGAAATTTTATAAAGATAAAAATAAAATTAAAAAGGGGAATTTCCATTGAAGCTAATTGGTATTAAAACAAATAACTGTTTTTTGGTGTCTGACAACATTCAAGGCGAGACATACTTTCATAGTCAATTAAAAGGATTGCTTTTTGATGGTAAACCAGCAACTGCAACGTATAAGTCAGACTGGTTTAAGCTCAAAAAGGAGCCAAGTGTTATTGAAAAGCAAATGCCGGCTAAAAAAATTAATCATAGATATGAATTGAAAGAAGGGTTCCAGGAATCTGAATTAACTCCAAAAGTAATTTATGCTTCTTACATAGGTGAAGACAATGAATACTATGAAGTGAAGGGTCTATATGAATTGAAATTTGAAGAAGTTCCACAACAGAATCAAAAGATTGAGTTTGAAATGAACATTATTGAAGAAGTTAACGGGGAACTTAAGATTCAAAGTCAAAATTTCAACTTGAAATATAACCTACTGGATAGAATTCAAACGCATCCAATGCTTCTTGAAACAAAGCCGTGTTACTTGTCTCGGGCGGAAAGCTATAAAATTATTAGAAACCATATTAAAGCCAATATAAACCCTAAATTTGCAAGAATCACAAGTGATTATGATTTCTGTTTTACTGTGGTAAAGGTTTTGGAACTTTACATGCCTCACGAGTATGTAGTTGATCTTAATGCAATGTACAAACGGAGAAAGCCTAAACTTGAAAAAAGATTTCAAACAAAGCGAGAGGTTGAGATTTACAAGGTTGCACCTGAAGCCTATCAGAGTTATCCAATTGTAGAACCGTTTAGTGGAAAAGATGTTGAAGATTTAAAGAGTAATATTAAGAAATTTTTAGATGATCTGATGGCTAAAATTAACGAGCCTTTAGTCGAATGCAAATGCTGCAAAGGAAGAGGGGTTATTTTAAATGAAAATTAAATTAGACAAAGATTACATGGTAAATGAATTGGGACTGCCGGAATCCTCAATTTTAGAAGAGATCACTGACACGTCTAGGTGGAGCATTCACTATAGAATTGTGTTCTCAATCAGGGTCGCTTTTTTGAAACTTTCTATAGCAAAGGCGCAACTGAAAACCAGTATGAAAGCCCTTGGGAATTTGAAGATCAAGTTGATTGTTATGAAGTGGAGTTAAAAGAAGTGAAGGTTAGAAAATGGATAAGAAAAGAATCTCAATAAAAACGATATTTTAACTAGTCAGGGAGATGTTTAAATGAATTCAGAAGAAGCAAGAACTTATTTTGTTCAAAAGGGACTTAGTTATGAAGACATTTATGAGGGAGATATTTGTGTTTTAGTTATGTTGCTGAATAAGCATGTTAAACAGGCAGTTAAAGCGAATAAAATGTCTGTTGATACAATGAGAATGAGTCAGAAAATAAAAAGTAAATATAAAACAAATGGAACTTTAAAATGTTGCTATCTTTATATAAACAGTCACTATTTTACACAAAGAGAAGCGATTAGCTTTAATCCAGATGGTTTTATTGGTTTTGCAGGCTGGGCAGATTCAGGCAATACACAACCTTTAATTGACGCTTTTATTGAATGGGTTGATTATATGAGTGAACAACAAAGGCAAATTAATTAGTTATGTTTATCAAACAGAACAGAGTAAGAATTACTCATCACTCTGTTCTGTTTTCAGGCTACTATTTTCTAACGAAATTTTATAAGATGTTCTTGATGACCCATTATTCCAACTTGAGCGGAAATAGATGAAGCTAACATCCGGGTTCTTTCAAATCCTTCTAAGTTATCAATTTCCTGGTATCGATCATCAATAACTTTAATGAAATCATCAGTTGAACCTACTATTTCAATTTCAACATTTTGTTGATTCTGTTGATATTGTTCATATTTAATTGAATCCTCAATTATTTGTTTCTTTTCTTCAGAGGAAAGGGATGGCCAATCATCCATATTCCCTACTGGTTCTAACATGACATTGTCGAACTCTTCACTAGACTCTGATTCTAAATCATCATTTTTAGTTTCAACACTTGGCTCTTCTACAATAGTTGGAGTATCAGTACCATTAGGAAATGCTTTATCTAGGGTTTCCTCATACTTTTCTTTTTCTTTTTGTTCTGCGAGCTTTTCAGATTCAGAAGCACATCCAGTTATTATTAGAGTGAAAAGCAAAAAAATAAACAATGTTGTTTTTGTTCGCATGCTAAGCATCCTTCCATTTCTTGTTATGTTGATTATATCCTAATTGAAAACAAAAGGAGCTTAACAGCAATAAAAAATTAACGATAAAAGAGGAGATTAGAAAAATGCCAAACATCATTTCTAAAGAGCAAGATGAAGCAATTAAATACTTTAGAAACAAATTGAATTTATCAGACAAAGACTTATACATACCGTTGATTAATTTTGAACTACTTAGAGACAAAAACGAACAATATGCGAACATACTTTATGAACTGTATAAAAATGATCCTTATTTGTTTATTAGAGCTTTAAAGGAAGGTTATGTGGTTAATCAACCTATTGAATTTGATGAGGCCATTGTACGTTTCTTTAATGGTGAAGAACTAGCTATTGTACATAAAACAACAGGCAGAAGATACAATGTAAATGTGAAAATGAAGCATCTACCCGACGGATTTACATTGCAAACAATGGATGTATGGTTATGGAGTGAAATTGTTTAAATATTATAAATCCATGATATAATTCTCCTTAATCCTAAGGGAGAGTAGTGAAATGGTTTTTGGAGGTTAAAAAAGTGATTAATATTATTGGAGGATGAGCTACTATGGAAGTTAGAGTCGGAGGCTGACCAACCCGAAGAGCTGCCGTTAGGTGGCTCTTTACCTATAACCCAATAAAATTATCATTTTATTTTAATTTCAAAAGGAATTGTTAAGTTTTTCCCTTCATGGTAATATGTTATTGAATTAATGATTCTTTTTTACTATAGGGGGATAAACAACATGGATCATGAGGCTACAGGGGAGTTACCTTTAGAAAAGCCAAAGAAGACTAAAAAAGTTATTTGGATTGTTTCAGTTTGTGCGGTGGTTGCACTTATAATTGGAGGAATCTATGGCTATCAAGTTTACAAAAAGAACAAAAAACTTGAGCAGCTAGAAGCGTATTCTAAGAAAGAAGAAAGTCTTGTCACTGATATGACTTCTTTAGGTGCAAGTTCAGAAGAAATAATTAACGAAGTTGAGACAACTTGGCATGATGTTATTTTTAATGACCTACATAAAGTAAATGGAACATATGTTAGCGATTTTAATGATGCATTAGTTCAGCTTTACGCAGGTTATGAAGATGAAGGTAAGATTTCTGATTTAGAAGATACTCAAGAGACAATTGAAAAGCAGATTAAATTGATGAAGAATCATCCTTCTGAATTCGATGATAATTATGATTATCTGCTCGAGATATATAAAAACGTAAAGCAATTGTCTGATTTGGCTATTGAACCAAAGGGAAGTCTTGAGACTTATAAACAAGAGGCTTTGGATACCGACAATGCTACTTCATCTGCAATGGATGATTACGATTTGAAGAAAGTAACCTTTAAAGAGCTTAAAAAGAAATATGAATAGCTTTGCCCAGGTGTTCCGTTCAGAACGGAACTTCTCTTAAAAATTATTTAGAATAAAAATAAAATTACTATTGACGATAATGTGAGGGTGATGTAAGATAAGAATATCCCACAGAGAGAAAGGAGGTCGTAAAGTGAAAAAGGAATTGAAGATATTGAAAATTAAACCAGCTGCAATCGAAGCCTATAGAAATGATGTTAAAAGGAATTATGACATCGAAGAAGACCAGGCTAGAAGAAAATTAACAAGGAATGTAATGTTGGTGAAGGAATTCAGACCTCAAGGAGTTGAGAGGGGTTTTATTTCTAAGACATATTCATATGGAAATCTCAAGATTACTGTAAGACTTAATACGATCATTAAAGTAAGAAACATTAAAGGCGATCCAGAGCCTTGGAATTTTCCTAAAAAGAGATACATAGAGCTAAACAAACTACTTGGTATTAGAGATTGTAAGTTTAGCAGCAAGTCTAATTATAGAAATAATAAGAATAAAAATAAAATTAATAAATGAAAGAGGCTGATTATTTACATGGCAGAAAACAAAACGGTATTACGCGAAGCAGATAACATTGTAACAATTGAAGGAACTTTAGCTGAAGTACGACACACTGAATGGAAAAATGGAAATGGATTAAATATTGAATTAGACATTGAAGTTGCGCCAAACGAAGTACATACAGTGAAAGGATTTTCGAAATATAAGAAAGCTGATGGCACAGATAATGCTATTGCAAAAGGGTATCAAACTATCATAAGTGATTATAAGTCCATTGCAGAACATGGGAGAGAACAAGCTGATAAAGTGAGAATCACCCAAGGGAAGATTGGATTAAACGAATATTACTCTCAAGGGATTTTAAAGGCGTACCCACAGTTAACCACCAACTTTGTAAACAGACTAGATGCTAATGAAGAATTTAATCCTAAAGCTGAATTTGATGTTGAACTGTTTGTTAAAAATGTGACTGAAGAAAAAGTTAAAGGTGAAGAAACAGGGAGAGTTAATTTAAATGGTTATATCCCTTTGTATGGCGGGAAAGTCATTCCTTTTACATTTGTAGTGACTAAGGAAGGTTCTCAATATGTTGAAAACAATTATGAAAAAGGATCTACGGTTAACGTTTTTGGGAAGATCATTAATTATAAAGAACAAAAAGTAACAACCAAAACTGCTGCATTTGGAGAAGACAAAAAAGAAATCACTTCAATTACAAAAAGAGAGTATCTAGTTACAGGGGGTAACGATCCTTATGATGAAGATAGTAAAAATGCTTTTAATCCAGAAGTAATTAAAAAAGCATTGACTGAAAGGGAGACTTATCTAGAAGGACTTAAGAACGAAAGCAGCAATGAAAACAATAAAAAGTCTGGCTTTGGTGGAAGTGCTCCTAATAACAAGCCTTCAAAGCCGGTTGAAATTTCAGATGATGATCTCCCTTTCTAAAATATAATAGATCATTAATCTAATACATAACTGGGGTGAGCTCCGACTCACCCGACAAAATCAAAATAAAAGGAGAACTGAAATGGCAATCGATATTTTCAACCCACAAGTTTCTGTAGTAGCAAAAGGATTAGAAGGAAAAGTTATCACAATCTACGGTTCTAACAACTTAGGTAAAACTAAGCAAAGCACTCGGATGAAGAAACCGTTATATCTGCCATTCGAAAAAGGATTAAATGCCATTGCCGGTGTCCAATTCATGCCTATCAATAGTTGGGCTGATTTTAAAAAGGTAAACAAACAGTTAACTAAAAATGCTGAAAAAGCCAAAGAAATGTATCAGACAATCATTGTTGATGAAGTAGACGCTTTTGCTAAATATGCGACTAGATATGTATGCGAGCAATATGATGTAGAACGGATTAAAGATGGTAATGATGGGTTTGGCCTTTGGAAAGAGTATGAAACTGAAGTATGGGAAGAAATCAATAAATTAATTGGCGTAGGATTTACGGTTATCTTTATTGCTCATGCTGCTGAAGACAAAAAAGGCAAAGTATATCCGAAGGGGGATAAACGAGTTTTAGCTCCAGTAATTGATAACAGCGATATTGTTCTCTATCTAAGTTCTAATGGTGTTGATGAAGATAGAAAAGTAATCAAATCAAGTGCTTGGTTAGCTGAAACTGAAGAGCATTTTGCTCGTAGCCGATTTGATTACATTGACACGTACCTTCCTGAATTTACTGCAGAAAACTTAGAAAAAGCAATTATTGAGGCAGTCGAAAGACAGGAGCAAGCAGAAGGAATTGTTGCTGTTACATACGAAGAGCAAAAACAAAACAACGCTTCAGAAGAACTTGATTTCAACTCATTAATGGATCAAATTAAAGAAATTGGCATGAAGCTTAATGAAGAAGGCCGTTTAGAAGAAGTTAATGAGATTACAGAGAAACATTTAGGTAAGGGTGTAAAAGTTACTGAGTGCAGCCGTAAGCAAGTAGGTGTCATGTCTGTAATTCTAGATGATCTAAAAGACCTTCTAGCAGAATAAAAGAGGAGGGATTATTCTCTCCTCCTTATTAGGAGTGATTATTTGGGGAGACAAGTTAAATGTCCTTATTGCGAGACCAAGTTAGACAAAGACTCAGCCATTCCTTATAAAAAAAGATATTACCATGAAAAGTGTTTTAATACCTGGAAGCAAGAATCAGATCACAGAAAAGAGTTAATTCAATACATATGCAATTTATATGGTCTTACATCTCCAACTGGCATGATGTTGAAACAAATTAAAGAGTTTCAAGAGGAATATGGGTATAAGCTTAAAGGCATTGAACTAGCGCTTAGGTACTTTTATGAAACTTTGGATAATCAACCCAGAGAAGGTGATGGCATTGGAATCGTTCCATTTGTTTATGATGAAGCAAAGCGGCATTACATTAGACAAAAAGCCATCCGAAAATCAGCTGAAGATCCAAAGAATCATAAAAGAGAAGAAATTACGTTAGTCATAAAAAAAGGAATGAGAAAGAAAAGAGGGCTAGTTGATATCTCAACGCTATAGGAAGGAGAGTCCATTTGCTACAAGACAAACAGGCAATAATTCAAGTTTTAGGGAGCATTTTAAAAGATCCCACAATCTTGTCAGAGAGCAATAAATATAAGATAACTTCGGATGATTTTCCTTCAAGGTTTCATTCAATATTGTTTTTTGCTATGAGCAATCTATTTCATCAAGGAACTGAAGTATTGAATGAGGTTGAAATAGATGGATATCTAAAGGATTACGATATTCAGTATAAAATTTTCCATGATAATAACGGTCTTGAATATATAGAAAGAATTCAAGAGTTGGCAGTTGTCGAAAACTTTGATTACCACTATAAAAGATTAAAAAAGTTTAGTCTGCTTAGAGAAATGGATGGATTGGGATTCGATATTAAGGAAATATATGATGAATCTCTGATTGACCCAAAAGAACAGGAAAAGATGCAAGAACAGTTTGATAAGAAGTCGATTGATGAGATTTTAGCAGCTTATGAAATGAAGATTGTAGACATAAAAGAAAAATTCAGAACTTCATCAGAAAGTGTAGGAATCCAAGGGGGAGAAGGTATTAATGAATTATTGGATTCATTCGAAGAATCCCCGGATATTGGAGTTCCATTAAATAGCGAAATGCTCACCTCAATTTTTCGTGGATCACGGAAGAAAAAGTTCTATCTGCGCTCAAGTATTACAGGTGGCGGTAAAACAAGAAACATGGTCGCTGACGCTTGTCGCTTAAGTGCAACCGAACTTTATGATCCTAAAAAGAAGGAATGGGTATCAAACCCATGGAGTGAAAGTTCTACGGTTATTTCAACAGAAATGATGGCCGAAGAATTGCAAAGCTTAGCACTTGCCTACATTAGTGGTGTAGAAGAGAAAAAAATCCTTAGAAACACAATCAATGAACAAGAAAAACAACTTGTGCGTAAGGCTGCTAAAGTTCTTCAAGAGTCTAACATATGGTTCGAACATCTGCCTGATTTTAATATTCAGGAGATTGAAAGAACAATTGAAAAGAACGTCATTAAAAACAATGTAGAGTACGTTTATTTCGATTATATTCACTCATCAGTAACCATTTTTTCAGAGATGAGCAAAAAAAGTGGGGTCAACTTGAGGGAAGACCAAATTCTTTTACTTATGTCGGATAAGTTAAAGGGCTTATGTAACAAATACGATGTCTATATGATGAGTGCAACTCAGTTGAATGGTGATTGGAAAGAAGCATGGTTAAAAGGACAAGTAATAGATGCTTCTTACTTGAGAGGAAGTAAGGCCATTGCAGATAAAACAGATGCTGCAATGATAATTCTTCCTTTAAGTAAAAAAGAGAAGGATGCAATTGATCCAATCTTAAAAGAAGGATTTTATCCAGAGCCAAATTTTGTTACACATGTATTTAAAAATAGGGGAAATGAGTATGACAAAGTTAAAGTCTTTTCTCATATCAATATGGGCAACATGCGGATTAAGGACTGTTTCACAACAAATCTTGACAATGAATTAATCACAGTTGAGAAATTGAATATAAAAGCAGGATGAGGGGTGTAGCGCCCTTTGAAGTATGATAAAGACAGAGTAAAAGAAAGCCTGACCATTGAGGATATACATAAGATTTTAAAAGACTTAGGTAGCGAGAACAATCAGTGGGATCAACAAGGAAATCCGATTTACAGAACTGTTTGTCACAATGCTTCTGGTGGGAGCTATAAGCTGTATTACTATCATGAAGCAAAACAGTTTCACTGTTATACAGAGTGTGGAGATAATTTTGATGTATTTGAACTTGTTATAAGAGCAAAAAGTCAAAAAGGTATTAATATCTCTTTTAATCAGGCTATCGAATATGTTGCCAAAATAGCAGGAAGAACATTTGGATTTGGGAATAGAGAGACATACATAAACAATGATTTGATTGATGACTGGGAATGGATGGGGAAGTTCAAAAAGAAGAAAAAAATACATATTGAGCTCCCCAGCTTTAATGAAACGGTTCTAGATGTATTTGTGCCTTATCCTCACCAATTGTGGCTAGGTGAGGGAATAAGTCACAAGACATTAAAAGAGTTTGAGATTGGGTACTATTTTAGACCTCATACAGAAGGGATTACCATTCCCCATCGAGATTTAAATAATAGGTTGATTGGTATACGTAGGCGCTCAATGATTAAAGAAGAAGTTGATGCAGGCTATAAATATATGCCTTTAAAAGTTGGCAATATCTTATATAACCATCAAACAATGATGAATCTATATGGATTACATAAAACAAAAAATTCGATAGAAAGGTTCAAGAAAGTATTGATTTTCGAATCAGAAAAATCAGTATTAAAATGCCAAGACTTTTACGGTGAATCAAACTTCACCTGTGCTGTTTGTTCAAGTAATATTTCTAATTTTCACCGTGACATTTTATTGTCTCTTGGTGTTGAAGAAGTTTTTATTGCTCTTGATAAATACCGACCACCAAAAGAACATGAGACAGAGGAGAAATATCAAGAAAAATTGGTTAAATATCAGAAGAAAATTCTAAAGCTCGCAGCAAAATTTACTCCTTATGTTCGTGTGTATGTTTTGTGGGATTATGAAGGCTTACTGGATTACAAGGACAGCCCAGCTGACAAGGGAAAGGAAACTCTAGAGGAGCTAATGAGAAGGAAAATTGAGATTGGTACAGATGAAGGGGGAGTTTAATGGAGTATAGACTAATTGGCGACAATGATTATAATTTCGATCCTTTAGCTACTATCTTAAAAAATAGAGGCATAGAAGATCCAAAGTTGTTTGTTAATGTTGATCACAATTCAGTTATTCATTATTCAAAGCTTAATAATATTGATAAAGCTGCAGATTGTCTTATCAGGCATTTAAATAATAAAAATAAATTGTTTGTTCAGGTAGACAGTGATGTTGATGGATACACATCCAGCTCAATCATTATAAATTACATAAAGAAGATTTGTCCGAAAGCTAATATACATTACAGAATTCAAGATGGGAAAGAGCATGGGATTTTTATTGATACAATTCCTGATGATGTTGACTTAGTCATAATCCCAGATGCAGGTTCAAGTCAATTTGAGGAACATGAGGCTCTTAATAAGAGAGGCACAGAAATAATTGTTATTGATCACCATGAATGTGAACGAGTGTCTGAACATGCGATCGTAGTAAATAATCAACTTTCGCCTAATTATTCGAATAAAACTCTGACAGGTGCAGGAATGGCCTATAAATTTTGCCAGGCAATTGATGAAAAGCTAAATAAAAATGAAGCCGAACAATTCTTAGACCTTGTATCTATTGGTAACATTGCTGATTCGGCTGATTCAAGAAACCTTGAAACCAGGTATTTTATGAATGAAGGCTTGAAGAAAATAAAACATCCATTATTAAAGAAGCTGTTTAAGAAGCAAGAGTTTTCAACCAAGGGTGACAAGAGCATACAGAATACACAGTTCTTTATTAACCCTTTAATTAACGCTGCCATTAGGGTTGGAAGCAGTGAAGAAAAAGATCAAATGATGAGAGCATTCCTCCTTTCTAAAGAAAAGGTACCCTACAAAAAACGTGGACAAAGTGAAACTGAGCTTGTGTCAATACATGATGACACAGTTAGGATTCTAGGAAATCTAAAAGCAAAGCAGAAACGGATTGCAGATGCAGCTGGAGCTGAAATTAAAAATAGAATAGAGGAGAAAAGTTTAACAGCGAATAAAGTACTGATTGTTTACATTGAAGGAATTCTAGATAAAAGCCTAACTGGACTGGTGGCCAATCAGCTTGCAGAAGAATATAAAAAGCCGGTCTTGTTAGCCAGAAACGATCCCGAAAAAGGTAAAGATATCTTGAGTGGCTCTATACGAGGATATGATAAAGGGTTTATAAAGGATTTTAAGAAAGAGCTTATAGATACTGGATTATTTGAGTTTGTTGAAGGTCACCCGAATGCAGCTGGCTTTGCAATTAAACGACAGAACTTAATCCTGGTGAACAAAGTGCTGAATGAAAAATTTAAAGACATAGATATCGAAGAAGATATTCAGAATGTTGATTTTGAGATACCAGCAAAACGATTGAGAAAAGAATTTATCCTTCAACTTGATGGTTACAAAAACTATTGGGGTTACAAAGTTGAAGAACCCTTAATAGCTATAACGGATCTTGAAATTGAAGTCGAACAAATTGAGCATTTAGGGAAAAAGAATAAGACAACTGTTAAATTTAAGCATGGCGATATTGAATACATAAGGTTTAAAAGTGATGAGAATTACTTTAATCAGCTTACTGCATCAAATGGAACGTTAGTCATTAATGTAATTGGCAAAGCAAAGGCAAATGAATACAAAGGCAAGAAAACACCTCAAATCGAGATTTATGAATTGGAGGTGGTTCGCACAAAACAAAAAGAACTTGTGTTTTAAGGGGGAAGAAAGTTGTTAGGATGTCACTGCCACACAGATAGGAGTAACATAAGGCTTCTAGACTCAACAAACTCAGTTAAAGAACTGCTCAAAACTGCAGTGAAGATGGAATATAAGGGACTGGCCATAACAGACCATGAAGTCCTCTCAGCACATTTAGATGCTATTCGAACAGTTAGAGAAATGAAAAAGAAGGGGGACATGCCAAAAGATTTCAAACTGATATTGGGCAATGAAGCGTATCTAGTCGATTCTTTAGAGGAAGTTCGAGATAACTATAAATCGGGAGAGACTAAATTTCCGCATTTCTTGATGTTGGCAATTGATCCGAAAGGACATGAGCAGTTAAGAATACTGTCTTCACAAGCCTGGGAAAACTCATTTTATACAGGAACAATGGAAAGAGTGCCGACAGTAAAAAAGGATGTAGAGGAGCTATTAAGTACAGATCCAGGCCACATCATTGCTACCACAGCTTGCCTGGGGTCTGAGGTAAACATTCATCTGTTAAAGATAAAGGCTTTTGAAGAAACTGGTGATTCTCAGTCAATTAAGCAGCACAAACTAAAGATTCATGAGTTTATAACTTGGTGTATTGAGGTTTTTGGGAAGGATAAGTTTTTTATCGAGCTTCAACCTGCACTGAGTGAAGAACAAATTTACTGTAACAAGAAGCTGATAGATATAGCCAACGGGTATGACTTGCAAATGATTGTTACAACAGATGCTCACTATCTAAGACCAGAAGATAGAGCAATTCATCAAGCCTTTTTAAACGCTAAGGATGGAGAAAGAGAAGTTGATTCCTTTTATGAAGCCTGTTTCGTTCAAAACGTTGATGAAATTCATGAGAGAATGGATTACATTGATAAAGAAGTCATCGATCAGGCCATAAAAAATACAATGCTCATTGGTGAGATGATTGAAGACTATACTATAGAGCACGAACCAATTATCCCTAAGATGGAGCTTCCAAACTTTAAATTAAGACATTTATTTAAACCAGCATATGATCAATATGAATATATAAAAAAGATGTCTGAATCAGCAGATGAACAAGATAGATATCTCCTTAAGTTAATTGAGGACGGATTTGAAGAGAAATTAAAAACAAGCGAACTAACGAGAGAAGCTTTTCATAAAATATTGAACAGGATTAACGTTGAGCTGGGTGAACTTTGGGAAATCAGCCAAAAGCTGAATCAGTCTATGTCTTCTTATTACATAACAGTTAGAGAAATCATTAATATTATTTGGGATGATGAGTGTGGAGGAGATAGTTTAGTTGGGGCAGCCAGGGGAAGTGCTGCAGGTTACTTAGTTAATTATCTACTCGACAATACTCAAATTAATCCAATGCAATATGATTTACCACATTGGAGACATATACATAAATCGAGACCTGACCTACCAGATATCGATATTGATACTGAAGGATCAAAAAGACAAAAAATTCTTAAGGCACTAAGAGAAAGGTTTGGAGACAAGCGTGTTCTTCAAATTGCTACTTTTGGAACTGAGGGTTCAAAATCAGCGCTTCAGACAGCATGTAGAGGCTTAGGAATCGATAATGATATATCCCAGTATTTAAGTGGAATGATTCCATTTGAAAGAGGATCTAACTGGCCTTTGAAGCATTGTTTTTATGGTGACAAAGAAACTGGCAGGAAGCCGATTAAAGAGTTTATTAGGGAGGTTGAACAATACCCTAATCTTAAAGAAACAGCTTTAAAAATTGAAGGGTTAACTAATAAGCGCTCTTCTCATGCAGCCGGAGTAATTATCTTTAACGATGAATATACAAAGTCGAATGCAATGATGAAAACTCCTAAAGGAGCTTATATTACACAGTTTAATATGGGTGACAGTGAAGCCATGGGCTCAGTAAAGTTTGACCTTCTTACAATTGAAGCTTTAGATAAGATTAGAGTAACATTAGACCAATTAATCGAGAATAAAGAAATTGAATGGCAAGGAAGCTTGAAGGAAACATACAACAAATACATCCATCCAGACGTAATTGAGTATGAAGATGATAAGCTATGGGAAATGGCTGGTAATGGGGAGATCATGGATTTATTCCAGTTCTCAACTGAAGTCGGTCATCAATCAGTTGTCAAAGTAAAACCTAAGAACTTACTTGAAGCAGCAGTAACCAATTCTTTAATGAGGCTTATGTCAGACGGTGAAGAACAGCCTGTAGATACATATGTTAAATACAAAAATAACCTTAATAAATGGTATGAAGAAATGACACGGTACGGTCTAAGCGAAAAGGAAATCAGAGTAATGGAGAGGCACCTTAAGGACATTTATGGTGTTGCTGATACTCAAGAAGTGGTTATGCAGATGGTTATGGATAAAGATATAGCTAACTTTGACATTAAAGAATCAAATTATCTTAGGAAATCCATAGCAAAAAAGAAAGAAGATGTACTAAAAGAAGTGGAAGAATTGTTTTTTAAAAAAGGAAAGGAGATTGGCACTTCTGATAACCTGTTGAATTATGTCTGGAATGTTCAATTTAAAAGACAGTTTGGCTACAGTTTTAGTTTACTTCATACCTTGGCATATTCAATTATTGCATTACAGGAATTGAACTTAAACTATCGATATAATCCTTTATACTGGAATACTGCTTGTTTAACGGTAAACAGCGGAGGAATAGATACCGAGGATACAAAAGACAACAAAAAGACAGCTGCTACAAACTACGGAAAAGTTGCTTCAGCCATCGGAAACATCAGACAAAGAGGGATTAAAATAGACCTCCCAGATATAAATAAGGCTGATTTTGGTTTTAGGACTGATATTAACAACAATTCAATTTTATTTGGACTTAAAGGAATGAATGGAATTGGAGACGATGTTATTCATCATATAGTTCTAAATAGACCATATAGTGACTTTAACGACTTTATTGAAAGAATGTTTAAGAGCGGCATTATTAAGAAAGGACAAGTAATCCAATTAATAAAAGGAGGCTGCTTTGATTCTTTTGGAGACAGGCAAGAAATCATGAAGGCCTTTATTAGATTAATATCAGAACCAAAAAGTAAGCTTACGTTGTCTAATTTAAAAATGCTAATTGAAAACAACATTGTTCCTTCAGAATTTGCACAAGAAGTGAGATTCTTTCGCTTTAAAGATTACATCAGCAAAAAGGTGTACAAAACATTAAAGTCGCCAAAAGATAAACTTCTTTTATTGGATGATGTATCAGCTTCATTTTATAACCAGTATTTCAGTGAGGATAGTGTTGTTGACATGTTAAACGGGCAGCTTGTCATTTCTGAAAAAGCTTTTAAAAAAGAATATGATAACAAGATGTCTAATATAAAGTCCTGGATAACAACAGAAGAACCACTGAAGAAATTGAATGATTGTTTATTAATAAAAGAGTGGGAAAAATACGCCGATGGGTCATTAGGCAAGTGGGAAATGGATTCATTGAGCTATTATTATAATGACCATGAGCTTTCTGGTGTAAACTTTGCCAAGTATGATATTGCTGACTTTTATAAACTGCCAGCAGAGCCGGTCAAAGGTAAACCTTATCAATGGAGAGGGAAAACTCTCTATGAATATGAGACTACACGGATTATAGGCACTGTTTTAGATAGGGATAAAAACAAACATACAATTACTCTTCTAACACCTACAGGGGTGGTTGCAGTTAAACAGTGGTCGGGTAGCTTTAGTCATTACAATAAACAGATTTCTAGATCCATTGGCGGCGGAAAGAAAGAGGTAGTCGAGAAATCTTGGTATACCAGAGGAACATTGCTCATGTTTACTGGTTTCAGAAGAGGTAACAATTTTATTCCGAAAGTCTATAAAGATAGCATATATAATCACACTGTCTGCAGAATAGACAATGTTGATAATGAAGGAAATATGCGTTTGACAACAAAAAGGGCAGAAATATAGGAGGAAGCCTTATCTATAAAGAAATAAAGAATAAAAATAAAATTAAGTTATATACAATAAAAACTAAGTGTGCTATGATGATTTTAATCCCACTGGCAACCTTTTCATACATAAATTTCGAACAACATCATTTAGACACCGGAAACAATCATAACTCAATAAAAGAATCATTTTATGGAAAACCAAAACAAATCAACTTACCACAACACAAGAATCAGGTGCTAAATAAGTTCGATGAAGTTTCTAAGAAGCAGAAAGCTAAACAAGAAAAGCGGCGAGATGATATTCTTAACGCAGCTATTATCAAACCCAAACCAGTGAAAAAGAAAAGTATCAAGAAGGGAGGTGAGGGTAAAAACAAGAATAAACAAATAAAGAATAAAAATAAAATTATATATGTGAAAAATGATGATGCTAAGACACTAGATATCGAATTTAGTGCATATGTTGCTAACTGTACCGAAGGCTGCACCGGTCGAACCAAAACTGGCGTAGATGTAACACAATCAATTTTTTACAAAGGTTATAGAGTAATAGCTACAGATCCAAGTATTATTCCACTTAACTCCGTAGTATTAATAAAAGTAGGAGGGAGTTCATTTAAGGCCATAGCCATTGATACAGGTGGAGCGATTGTTGGCAATAAAGTGGACTTGCTGGTATCAAATGAACATGATGCAATTAACTTCGGGAGACAACATGGAACGGTTTCAATTATTAATTAGGGGGTATTAAATTGCCTAAATACTGGAGTTATCCTGTTGGACTAGCTGTAGAAATTAACAATAATGCACGATATGGCTGTCCTCATCATGTTGGAAGAAAAGGAAAGATTATTGAGCATTTGCATTCAGCTACATATGACTATGCAGTTAGCGATGAAACAGGTGACATTACTTACTTTAAAGAACATGAATTAACACCACTAAAGGGAGGTTTAACTTATGTTTAAAAAAGGTCAAAAGGTAATTGTTGATTTTACAGGTGAGACTGGAGCTGTTGCGAAAGTTGATTATCGATACAATCAGGTGGAAGTGAAGTATTCTGATGGTACGTACCAGGTTGTTGGATTTCATAAAATAAGAAAGGTGGAGGATTAATGGCATTAATTATCTTGGAGGGGCCTGATTGCTGCTTTAAATCAACAGTTGCAGCAAAGCTAAGCAAAGCTATGAAGTATCCAATTATCAAAGGTTCAAGCTTTGAGTTGGCCACAAGCGGGAATCAGAAATTATTTGAGCACTTCAACAGATTAGCTGACGAAGACAGCGTGATTATTGACAGGTTTGTTTATTCTAACTTGGTATATGCAAAGAAATTCAAAGATTACTCGATCCTTACAGAACAGCAGCTTAGAATTATTGAGGATAAAATTAAATTGAAAGCAAAGGTTGTATACTTGCATGCTGATCCAAGTGTTATTAAGGAACGGTTAAGCATTCGGGGAGATGAGTATATTGAAGGAAAAGACATTGATTCAATTTTAGAGTTGTACAGAGAAGTTATGAGCAATGCGGGATTACATACATATTCATGGGATACTGGACAATGGTCAAGTGACGAAATTGCTAAAGACATAATCTTTTTAGTGGAATAGGGGAATTTATGAAAAAAGTAATTGCGATTGACATGGATCAGGTATTAGCTGATTTACTAAGTGATTGGGTAGCTTACATTAACACACACGATGATCCTTTTCTCAAAGAGGAAGAAATACTATGTTGGGACATTAAAAAATATACAAATACCAACAACAATGTTTATAGACATTTAGATTACGATTTGTTCAGAAATCTTGATGTTATAGAAGGTAGCCAAAGAGTGGTAAAAGAGCTGATGAAGAAATATGAAGTGTATGTTGTGACTACTGCAACAAACCATCCAGAGTCCCTTAAAGCAAAGCTTGAATGGCTCACTGAGCATTTTTCATTTATCCCACATAGCAATGTAGTGCTTTGTGGCAATAAAAGCATAATTAAAGCAGACATCATGATAGATGACGGAATACATAACTTAGAATCATTTGAAGGAATGAAGATTCTATTTGATGCTCCCCATAACAGGAATGACAACAGATTTATTCGTGTTATGAACTGGGAAGAGATTGAACGAAAATTACTTTAAAATATCTCTTTTATAGAGAAAGGAGAGATGGATATAAACGGAAAGGATTTAAACAAAATACATAATATAGATTGCGTCCAATTCATGAGGGAGAATATGGGTGATTGCTCTATTGACTTAACCGTTACATCACCGCCTTATGACGATTTAAGAAAATATAATGGGTATTCATTCAATTTTGAAGCAACAGCTAGAGAATTATATAGGGTTACCAAAGATGGCGGAGTTGTTGTATGGGTGATAGGAGATAAAACACATAACGGATCCGAGTCAGGCACAAGTTTTAAGCAGGCATTGTATTTTAAAGAGATAGGTTTTAACCTTCATGACACCATGATTTATGAAAAGGACAGTATAAGCTTTCCAGATAAGAACAGATATTATCAAATTTTCGAGTACATGTTTGTCTTTTCAAAAGGAAAGCCAAAAACTATAAATTTAATTTCAGACAGAAAAAACAAATGGTATAACGGTAAAAAGCATATTAAAGGTCATTATAGAAAAATGGATGGCGAAAAAGTAAGGCATAACAAACAGAACTTACTGAAAGAATTCGGTGTAAGGTTCAACATCTGGAGGATCCCTAACGGGCATCAAAAATCAACACTAGATAAAGTTGCATTTGAGCACCCTGCAATTTTCCCAGAACGTCTGGCCGAAGATCACATTCTATCTTGGTCAAATGAAGGGGACATCGTTTTGGATCCTTTTATGGGTAGTGGAACAACAGCTAAGATGGCAGTTTTAAATAATCGGAAATACATAGGTACGGAGATTAGCAAGGAATATTGTGATATTGCAAACGAACGATTGAAGGATTACATAGCAACTGAATAAAAGATCAATTTTAAAGAGAAAAAGGAGTTGGATTATTGGAGTTGAACAAGCTTTTCAATGAAAATTGTTTAAGTAATGAACACAATAAAGGAATGAATCGTGTTCCAGATAAATCAATTGATTTGATTATACGCGATCTACCATATGGTGTAACAAATCGAAATAAGTGGGATGAAATTTTGCCTTTGGAAGAGCTATGGAAACAATACAAAAGGGTTATTAAAGACAATGGCGCAATTGTTTTAACAGCTGTAAAACCTTTCTCTTCATTGCTTATTGCGAGCAACCCTAAGATGTACAGATACGATATCATTTGGGAGAAAAATAAAAGCACAGGTTTTTTGAATGCTAAAAAAATGCCATTGAGATCACATGAGGAAATCTTAGTTTTCTATAAAAAATTACCGACTTATAATCCACAGAAAACAACTGGGCATAAGCCTGCAAATACATATACAAAGCACACGAGTGATGGAACAAACTACGGAGAAACAAAATCAGGAATATCAGGTGGCGGACAAACTGACAGATACCCAACAAGTGTTTGGAGAATACCTGTAATGAATAACGATGATCCCAGAAAGTTTCACCCGACTCAAAAACCCGTAGAGCTTTACGAAAAAATTATTAAAACATATTCAAATGAAGGCGACACGGTTTTAGATAATTGTAGTGGAGCTGGAACTGCAGCGATTGCCTGTATAAACACAAATAGGAATTACATTTGTTTTGAATGGAATAAAGACAATCCTGATCAATATTATGGACGTTCATTAGAATGGATTAAGGAGCATGAGCAGCAAGTATTCCAAACTGTATAAAATTTGTCTTTTACTCAAATATAAAATTAGAGGAGTAGATCGATTGGAAAGTTACCCAGAGTCCCTAAAAAGAGAGACAGAGGAGATTAAAGAGCGTGTTAGGAATGGAAATATCAAAGAAGACAGGATTAAAGAAATTGCAGAAACGACAGTTGAGTTTTTGAAATCAGAGGAGAAAAGACATAAATACTTTTCTGAAGTTGCTGCAGCTATGGCTGATAATTTAAGTGAGTTTTTCAAGTCGTATTTAAAAGGAGAGTGAATATGCTAACTGATCAAGAAAAAATTGACTTGGTAAACGCTCTTGATTTTGTAGTTATTGAACCACATACACAAAGCATTTACGTACATAACGATGAAAAGACCAATGGAGTATTAGCTAAGGTTTTGCACACTATTTCAGTAGATGAGTATATTGAGAGCTTTAAAAAAGGGAATCTGATCGATATATTTCCTGCTGCAATGCAAGAAGCCGGTGCGGAAGGGTTTAAAGATGGACAGTTTGTTATTATGCCAAAGAAATTTTATGTTGATCAGTGTTATGCGATGAGTAAGGAAATCGAGCGATTAACACGCCTAGTCGATCTTCATAATATTAAACCAAATACATATCGAGCTTTGATTCATTAAGTTGAAGAAAAATGAAAGGATAAAGGGATGTTTATTGAAAAAGTACTATGTAAGATGTAAAGATGGCAAAGGTGAAAACGCGTCTCTGGTTATAGAGGCGCTATCACCTGAACAAGCAAAAGAACAAGCACATGAAGTACATAAGGTAAGTGATATTTATAATGTAAGCCTGGGAGAAGGAACGTCAAGGAATTACCTAGAGCGAAAATATTCCCCATACATAAAAAATGACAACGGAAAAGCAATAACCATTTTTTCATAGGGAGAGGGTATCATTAAGGATACTGTCAGAGATATTATAATCGATGATATTGATACTGTTGAAGGGATATTAGATAAGCTTTATGTTTATTTGGAGAACACACTTAGGCCAGAAGAGAGTCAGATTTGGAAACGGTGTGATATAGATATAATGGCTACTTTTGATAAGCTAAGAAATATTAAAGAAACAATATAAAGAATAAAATTAAAATTACTATTGACTGGATAGACAATAAAGAGTATGCTAGATTCATAAGAAGAGAGGTGAGGATATGGGGTGCGCAAAATGTAAAGAGCATATTGACGGGACTGTCTATTACATAAGAATTACTGACGACAAGGATTATAAAGAATTTCCGGTACATAAAGAATGCGGTGAAGAATTGCAGAAAAATTGTTTGGAACATTGTATGGCCATGAAATTAGAAAAGACACTAAAATTTTTGAAGTTACAATTAGAATAAAAATAAAATTACTATAAAATATTCCTTTTATCCAGAATGGAGAGATGAGCAATGAACATGTTCGTAATTGCTGCAAAGAGTGAAGGGAAATATCTCTATGGTTACCACCCACATATTTACTCAAATCGAAAACAAGCAGAAAATGCATTGAAGACAATAGAAAAAACGGAAAGTTAACTGAAAGAGATAGAGTGTATGGGTTAGACGGGTTGCTGTTGGTGGACTTATAAAAGAGGAAATAGTCAGAAGAAAATATTCATAATTTCCCGGGTAAGCGCAGTATGTGACAAATCAAAACAAATAATAAGGAGTGGCACAGTGCAATTTGCAATTAATGTCCTTGAAATCATCGGTCTTTTGTTGATTGGGCTTGTATCAATAGATACATATGGATCGAAAAGGAGAATAAAACCTCAAATTGCTTTTGGATTATTAGTTATAGCTGGAATGTCATTCATAGCCGGCTTGGTTTTATTGATTATCAGTAATGTCTAAATAAAATTCAATTTTTATCGTGAAAGGAGCAACTGAAATGCAGGATAAATTAACGTCAGCAGTTCACTTTATTGAAGTCAATCGGGATGAAATGGGTGACAAGAAATCACTAAATATGCTTCTAAAAGCATTAAAGAAAATCATCAATGAGGGAAGATAATGAAGTTTCATATTCTTGAAGATAAACAAATGAGGGATATTGGTTTTACGGATCAGGTGAAATCAAAGTGGTACTTCATAAAATCAATTCAACCTAACATCACATTTAATTTAACAATACATAAAAAGAGTCTCAAGGGTGAAATTGACGTATTAGATGAAAGATACTTACAGCCATATGATTATCAATACTATATGAAAGCTTGCACAAGAGAGGAACTTGAATTCCCATACGTTACTAATGATAAAGTGCAAGAAATTATGGCCAATTTTATTGAACAAGGAATCATAACAGAATATGAAATGGGGAGCTACATTTAAGGAGGTGAATAAGTGGGGAGACATCAAGCTAAGTTTGAAGGGAAGGTAATTAAAAAAAGTTGGACATTAGGCCTGTGTGATGCCCTTGTCCCAATTGAGCAGCAATGTGAATACCAGCCATTTTTTGAAGGAGTTATCGACTTAGACCCAATTGAAGTCGGAGGGAAAGTGTATATCCCAGGGTTTAACGAATATGTAGTCGTAACAGACAGGCAACGCAACACAAAAAATGAATGGACATATCAGACTGACAAGATCATTAAAACAGTTGAAGATAAAGAGAGTCTTGAAAAAGCAATTCAAAAACAAGAAAATATCGAGGAATTTAATCAGCAACTTAAACAAGAATATGAACGCTTTAAAGAGCAAGAAGAAAAACGTAAAAATTCCTGGTGGAAGAGGCTAATTAAAAAAGACTAAAGGAGAGATATTTATTGAATAAGGATACAAAGGATATTTGGAGCGGTTTCTTTATTGGGTCAGGTTCGTTAATTGTAGTTGGATTACTTATTTTTGTTGAAGCGTTGACTATGTCACTAATTGTTTATTACGGATTGAATCACGTGTTAAATCCTTTGCTTATTGATACATACAACATTCAAAATGTCCATGTCACTTTACCTCATGCATTTGTTATTGGTGTTTTACTCAACGTATTTGTCAAAGGTGTAAAACGGTCAGATCAGGAAAAAGATGAGAACATTTTCAAGAAAGCCGGTAAGTCTTTACTTCATTCAGCTTTCGCATTGATTGTTCTGTATGTTAGCACACTGTTTATTTAACGAAGGAGGCATTCAAGATGAGTGATGTCAATGCTGCAAAAATTATTTTCAAAAAGAAATCAACTAGTGAAACAATCGGCGAAATGAAAATTACAACTTTACCTGCTGACACCATTTTGCAAAACGACAATAAGTCTAAATAAAAGTTTTATTTTAAACCAATTTTGCAAAAGGAGAGGCAGATATGATTTTAAAGGAAATCTCTGTTTATAAAGAAAAATTTAATAATTATTTACCGAAGGAAACGAAAATTGTTCTTCACTACCAGAACATTGAAGCTGTTGAGGATGAGGACAGGATTACTATAAACACTGGTAAGAATTCAACAGCATATAAGGTGTTTGATTTGAATGAGGGGATAAAAAGTCCACTTAAAATGAAATTGACAAGTTATGAGGGCGAAACAAAGGTGTTAAAGGTGGACATTAATAAAATTCATTTCAACATGGCAGGAGACTTGGCAGTTAAATTAGAATTCAAAGTGCTCAAAACAATGGCTGGCGGGGCAGTCAGCGAACTGGGATTTTATTCATTACTTTAAAAGGATGATTTTAAAGAGAAAGGAAACGTATAAGATGGATACATACGAAGTGGTTGGTTGTCGGTTTAAACATTATAAAGGCGGTCTATATAAGGTTATTGGAGAGGTAATTCATACTGAGACAGAAGAGAAGCTTGTTACATATGAAGACATGGATGGCATTCTGTGGGCAAGGCCTAAAGAAATGTTCTTTGAAAAAATTGTTGTTGATGGAAAAGAGGTAAATAGGTTTACAAAAATCAATTAGGAGATGATGTAATAAGATGAAATTCTTTGAGGTGTGTGACCCATACTACGCATTAATTAAAGCAAATACAAAGGAAAAGGCAATAAAGCTATATACAGAAGAAGTTGCGGATGATGACGGGAACTTAAGAGATGAGATCAAAGAAGTTGGTATGTTGTACGCAGCTGTTAAACACAGCCGAACAGTAACCGAGGATCAGGAACTGTCCCCAATATCAGACGTTCTCGAAGAACTTCAAAGTAATGAAGAAAGAGTTTTGATTATGGATGGAAGTTTACTTTAAAGAATAAAAATAAATTAAGAGGAGGATATTATATGATTCCAGGATTTTATAAAGATCAGAAGCTTCACCTTTTAGAAGATCCTATGCAGCAATACACTGTCATGAAAGTAGAAGAAAATGCTGTATGTGTTTACCGGTGGATCGATGATTATAGACACAAGATTGAGAGATTCACAGATGTTGAAGGGGCTAAAAAGCTTCTTGGCGAAGGATGGCCAAACAAAAAATCTTGATAAAATCACAGCTTTATTCAAAATAAAAACAAAAAATAAGGAGATGTAAAATGGGGGCAGCTAGACGTATTGATCCAACTCAACAATATGTAAAAAAGAAGAACATTATTAGCTTTACAATAGCCGATGAGAACACTCATATTCATTTAGCTGATGGGCAATCTTTTCCTGTATTAAAAGGAGAGATTATTGCAACTGACCAACAGGGAAATCAATTTGTTGAATTAGAAAAGAATCTAGATGATTACGTTCCAGTTAAGAAGAGTTCCTTATATGAAAGTATGGCACAGGGCTACATGGAAATGGGCGACATTAATCGTGAGATATCAGAAGTATTTAATCATGTTGAAAATGAAGCTGAATGTGCAACTACAAGATTAATTACAGGAGCCTATAACGATTAGTGATCATTACATATGAGAGTAAAACTGGCAATGTAAGAAGGTTTGTAAAAGCGTTGCAACAAGAGTTAGACATTGAGGCAATTGAAATAACTGATGATACGATCATCACTCAAGAGTTCATACATATTACATATACGATAGGCTTTGGGGAAGTACCTGAAAGGACTTTGAGTTTTATCAATAAGAATAAAAATAAAATAAGGGGAGTTGCTGTTAGTGGTAACAAGGTTTGGGGTGATAACTATGGTTTAGCTGGAGACAAGCTTTCAGCTAAGTTCCACACACCATTGTTATTAAAATTTGAACTTAGTGGAACGAAACATGACTTACAGAAGATCATTCAGGAGGTACAACTTATTGACAAACACAATACCAAAGTGGATCAAGCTCAATAATGAGATCATGATTCAGAAAGATGGGAAGTATCAATTCCAAAAGGATAAGGAGGCCGTACATAGTTACTTTGTTGACTACATTAATCAAAACACAGTCTTTTTCCATGATTTAAAAGAGAAGTTGGATTATCTGATTAAAAATGATTATTACGAAGAAGAATTCCTAAGCAAATATACATTTGAACAGATTAAATCAATTTATAAGATTGCTTACAGTTACAAATTCAGATTCCCATCTTTTATGAGTGCATTTAAGTTCTACAATGACTACGCATTGAAGACAAACGATAAAACAAAGATCCTGGAAAGGTACGAGGATCGTGTCTCAATTGTAGCTCTATATTGTGCTGATGGGGATTACGAGAAAGCAGTTGAGGAAGTACATACTATGATGAAACAAGAGTATCAGCCGGCAACACCTACTTTCCTTAATGCTGGACGTAAGCGAAGAGGTGAAATGGTGAGCTGCTTCTTACTTGAAATAGGCGACAGTTTGAATGATATTTCAAGAGCGATCGATATCTCCATGCAACTTTCTAAGCTAGGTGGAGGAGTAGCATTAAATCTAAACAAACTAAGAGCCAAAGGTGAAGCGATTAAAGACGTAGAGAATGCGACTAAAGGTGTCGTAGGTGTTATGAAACTTCTAGATAATGCCTTCAGATATGCCGACCAAATGGGTTGATTTGGCCCCTTTCATCAGCAATGGTGATCGAAAACCTCTTTAATTCATGGGAACTCCTACAGGGACAATCATGAGCGAAGCAAGACTAAGTCTTGAACGTGCAACGACTAGCCGAAAGGCGTAGGCTGCAAGCTATTGGCAGTCGAAACAGGAGGCGCCCTTAGAGGGTGAAGATATAGTCTAACCTTCATGGTAACATGAAGCAGCCATATGGCGGGGCGTGCTTAGCGAACACGTTTGAATGGTCTGCAAAGACAAGGATCAGGAGCGGCTTATCTAAGTGTATTCCATCCAGACATTACAGACTTCCTTGATACCAAAAAAATAAGTGCTGATGAAGATGTCCGAGTTAAAACACTATCCATTGGTGTGGTTGTTCCTGATAAGTTCATTGAACTGGCAAGGGAAGACAAGGACTATTACATGTTCTATCCTCATTCAGTTTACAAAGAATACGGGCAGTATCTCGATGAGATGGATATCAATGATATGTATGATGAGCTTGTCGAAAACCCGAGGGTTAGAAAATCAAAAGGGAATGCTCGAAAGTTGTTGGAGCAATTGGCCATTCTAAGAAGTGAATCTGGCTATCCTTATATCATGTTTGCTGACAACGTAAATAAAGTGCATCCAAATGAACATATTTCAAAAGTGAAGTTTTCTAATTTGTGTTCTGAAGTCCTCCAATCATCACAGGTATCAGTTTATACAGATTACGATCAAGAAGATGAAATTGGATTAGATATCTCTTGCAATCTTGGCTCAATGAACATTGTAAATGTAATGAGTAATCAATCAATTGCTTCAACAGTCAGAATAGCTATTGACTCACTGACCACAGTCACAAGGAAAACAAACATTGTAAATGCTCCAGCTGTTGCGAGAGCAAATACACTAATGAGATCAATTGGTCTAGGGCAGATGAACCTCCATGGATTTCTAGCTCAAAATAATATTGCTTATGAAAGTGAAGAAGCTAAGGATTTTGTTAATACATACTTTATGATGGTTAACTTCTACTCCCTGCAGCGTTCAATGGAAATTGCACGAGAAACAGGGGAGACATACTACAAGTTTGATGGTTCGACTTATAAATCAGGCGAGTATTTCGAAAAGTACATAACAAATGATTATAGCCCTCAGTATGAAAAGGTTAAAAAACTATTTGGAGATCAGCATATTCCGAATATTGAAGATTGGATGAAGCTTAAAGAAGATGTGATGAAATATGGACTGTATCACTCGTATAGGCAGGCTATTGCACCTACGGGAAGTATCTCATATGTTCAATCATCTACAGCAGGTGTAATGCCAATTATGGAGCGAATTGAAGAACGTACCTACGGTAACAGTAAGACTTATTATCCGATGCCAGGTTTATCACCTCAGAACTGGTTCTTTTATAAAGAAGGTTATGACATGGATATGTTTAAGGTAGTTGATCTTATTGCAACGATTCAGCAGCATGTCGATCAAGGAATTTCATTTACCTTGTTCCTGAAAGATACGATGACAACGAGAGACCTGAATAGAATAGATCTCTACGCTCATCATCGAGGAATTAAGACCTTGTACTATGCGAGAACTAAGGATACTGGTCAGGATTCATGTCTATCTTGTGTTGTCTGATTAACTCTATAAAAATAGTATTCATACAATAGTTCAGAAATTAAAAGAAGGATATTCATTAAAATAGCATTTGTTAAATTCCCTTCAAAACACAGTGATAGCCCTAGATTAACAAGGAACATAAAGATAATTTTTTGAACGTTTTTATTCATAAGTAAAACCATCCTCTTATAATTTTAGGGGCTTTATTACCCCGTATATAAGGGCTTCAAAGAGGGTGGTTTTACAGTGTCAAATCTAAAATTTTTTAAGATAGGAGAATATTTTTGACAAAAATTTATGACGCAGCAAACTGGTCAAAGCATGAAGACGATTTTACCCAAATGTTCTATAACCAAAACGTGAAACAGTTCTGGCTTCCGGAAGAGATTGCTTTAAACGGCGATCTCCTCACATGGAAGTACCTCGGAAAAAATGAGCAGGATACTTATATGAAGGTACTGGCCGGACTTACGCTTCTTGATACAGAGCAGGGGAATACGGGGATGCCGATCGTGGCTGAACACGTAGACGGCCACCAGCGGAAAGCGGTGCTGAACTTTATGGCGATGATGGAGAACGCTGTCCATGCGAAGTCGTACAGCAACATCTTTCTAACTTTGGCTCCAACCGAGAAGATCAATGAAGTCTTCGAATGGGTGAAAAACAATAGGTTTCTTCAAAAGAAGGCTAGAACAATTGTTTCAATTTATAAAGCAGTTGAGAAGAACGATGAAATTTCCTTATTCAGAGCAATGGTTGCATCTGTGTTTCTAGAGAGCTTCCTTTTCTACTCAGGATTTTATTACCCACTTTATTTTTATGGACAAGGGAAACTCATGCAAAGTGGAGAGATCATTAACCTGATTATTTAATAGTCCCTTTTGTCGGCAACGGCAAATGTGAACCTCTCTAATTGCTGGAAAATCCTTATTAGGACAATCAGCAGCGAAGCTATGCGAACCCAAAGGAGGTGAAAATGATAAGGAAAGAAGTCGAAGAAGCACCTTGGTGGATAACGGAAACGGGAGTTATCATATCAAAAAAATTAAAGAAACCAAGAAAGACATTTATTACTCCACATGGCTATGAAATGATAGGATACACGCATCCGAAAAAAGGAACACAGAACTATTTAGTACATAGGTTAGTCGCAAAATATTTTATTCATGATATACCAAAAGGAATGTTTGTAAACCACATAGATGGAAATAAACTAAACAACCACGTTCGGAACTTAGAAATAGTTACACCTAAAGAAAATACTCTACATGCAATGAAAATTGGATTAATGTCAGGACAACCTGGAGAAAGTAATTCAATGTCAAAGCTCACTAATATGGAGGCAACAAATTTAATCTATGATTTGATTGCTGGAATGAACAATGTTGAAGCTGGTGAAAAATACAGCCTTCATCCTCGTTACGTTAGTCTAATTCGACATAAAAGAAGATGGAAGACTTTATGGGATCGCATAGAACGTTCAACGACTATCGCATAGGCGGCGAAATTCCGCAAAACGAGTAGGGCGCAAGCTATTGGCGTGGGTGAGAACCCCTTAAATCGAAACGGGAGGCATCCTACTGGGATGATGATATAGTCTGCTCCTTACGGTAACGTAAGGCGGTTGCGGTAAGGCAACGAACCGATAGTAGCGAACTCGGTTGAACTAAGGGTATTAGAGACGAAGCGATACATGGAACATACATCGGATTGCTAGCTCAGGAGATTTATAAGAAGCAAACGCCACAGAAGCAAAAAGAACTGTACGCATGGGCTTTAAACTTACTGCAGGAACTTTACGAAAATGAACTGGAGTATACAGAAGATGTTTATGATCAGGTTGGATTAGCTCCAGATGTAAAGAAATTCATCAGATACAACGCAAATAAAGCTTTAAACAATCTGGGCTTTGATCATTGGTTTGAAGAAGAGGATGTTAATCCAATTGTTATCAATGGTTTGAGCACTAAGACTAAATCCCATGACTTCTTTTCAACTAAAGGAAACGGGTACAAAAAAGCCACGGTTGAACCATTAAAGGATTCTGATTTTATTTTTACCGAGAAAGGGTGTATTCAATGAGATTGATTAAATTAGAGCAGCCTAATTGCAATCCATGTAAAATGGTGTCCAATTACTTAGAACAAGCAGATATTCATTTTGAGACAGTGGACGTTACACAGGAACCAGAAGTAGCAGCAAGATTTGGTGTCATGGGAGTACCGGTAACCATTCTGCTGAGTGATCAGGGAGAAGAAGTAAACCGAAGTGTTGGTTTTAAGCCTAATGAACTTGATGAGTTATTAAAGGAATTACGATAAAAGGGTAATTTTAATCAAATTTAAATTAAAAGGAGCTAATAAATGTATTTCATTGAAACTCAAGAAGGATTAATTGGTAAAGAAGTTGCTTATGTGTGGGCAAATCAGTTTTGTGAGCAAACAACAATTATTACTAAGGATGGGGGCGTGTTTATGACTTGTCAACAAGCTGGTTGGGATGATGACTATGAGACAAGAATTTTATACGCTTATGAAGCAAAGAAGATCTTACACCCTCTGAAAAGAGAATTACATGAAAAAGGTGTGATCGATGAAACAGAGTGGGAAGAGTATGAGAATGAGTTGAAAAAGAAGCAAGAGGCAAAAAGGGAAAAGTATCTCAAAGAGAAAGAAGAACATGATCGTAAGCTATATGAAGAGTTGAGGGCAAAGTTCGAACAATAATGAACAGTTTGCTTAACTGAAGAATGCAATACAAGAACTTACATACCAAAAACAAAAGGAGCTAATACATTATGCAAATTAAAATCAAATATTTAGATAATACACAAACAAGAATCAGCAAAATTGAGCAAGGAGATTGGATTGATCTTCGTGCAGCTGAAGATGTAACAATCAAAAAAGATGAATTTAAACTTGTTCCATTAGGTGTAGCAATGGAGTTGCCTGAAGGTTACGAAGCACATGTCGTTCCTCGGTCGAGCACATATAAGAACTTTGGCGTTATTCAAACAAATTCAATGGGTGTTATCGATGAGTCATACAAGGGAGACAACGATTTTTGGTTCTTTCCTGCTTATGCATTGCGTGATACTGAAATTAAGAAGGATGATCGTCTTTGTCAATTTAGAATCATGAAGAAAATGCCGGCAGTTGAATTGGTTGAAGTAGACTATCTAGGCAACGATGACCGAGGTGGGCACGGTTCAACAGGAACGAAGTAATTTACCATGTAGACAGTCTCTTTTTGGACTGAAACTTTTATAAAGCATTAACGCAGTACTTTATAAAGGGAATAAGGAGGTTTCTTCATGGGGTTGAATTTCTTTAATGCAGAGTTAAAGTGCTCAAACTACGGTAAAGTACTTAATTCAGGTGATGAAATAGTGGTACATATTACCCTGCCAAGTCAAAAGAAAATGCCTGTTGGTATCTTAGACAAAGTATTAAGTAAACACTCTGATAAGGTTTATTGTAAGAAGTGTAGTGAGTAAGTTTTCAATGTTATGAGGATGCTCCTAGAGGTTTCCTCATAACAAATATCAATTTAAATTAGAAAATAAAGAATACTTTTATCTAAAATCAATAAGGAGGAAAGAGATCATCAACAACAAAGAAAGAGCGGATATTGAACTTTGAGAGTGATAAATAGATTAACAGAATTTTAGAGTACCACTTAGTTCCTTGAAACTTTAAGGTGAAAGGAGAAATCAAAATGAAGAAATGTCCTAAGTGTAAAGGTAAAAAATATTTTACTCAGATTGTTAATGGTTTTACTTTGAGCATGAAATGTTCCAATTGTAATGGGAAGGGAGAGGTCAGATGATTAGTGGTCAAGTTAATAAAAGTAAAAATGACGAATATTACACACCATCATACGCAATTCATCCGATTAAGAAGTACATTAAACCTAATTCGCTTGTGTGGTGTCCGTTTGATACATTAGAAAGCCATTTTGTTGACGAATTAGATAAAGCTGGTCATGCGGTTATAAATACTCATATAGACAATGGAGATGACTTTTTCAACTTAGATATAGATTGCGATTACATTATAAGTAATCCTCCTTATTCTAAAAAAGTGGAAGTGTTTAAGAGATTGTTTGAACTCGGCAAACCATTCGCTATGTTGGTTGGTGTCGTTGGGCTTTTTGATAGTAAAGAGAAAATGGAGCTATTCAAAGATAAGAAGATAGAGGTTATGTATCTTTCACCAAGGGTGTCATATTTCCAAGACTACAACGAAGAAAAACCTTCTAAAAACCCAGCTTTTCAGAGTGTTTATTTGTGCAGCGGAATGTTACCAAGACAAATGGTATTTGAACAAATTCACAAGGACTGTTAAAAAGCATTTTAAATATAAGACATCATTCTTCACACTGAAAGTTCACCAATCGCTAAGAAAGTAGTACAATGGTTTCATATACCATTTTATGAACTTTCGAGGTGAAAATGACAATGTTAAACTTACCAGAATTTGAAGTATTAGTTAAAGAACAAAATGAATCAATTGCAAGGACTTGAAGATGAATTTATTGACCATATGAGACAAGTTGCTGAGTACGAGAAAGACCTGAGATACAAAAAGGCAGCGACTAACTTCCTTAAGATACATGACCAAAATAAACTGGGTGGGTGATTAATTGTTAAAGGATAAAAATAAAATAATAAAGAGTATTGAAAAGATCAATAAACTTGAAAAGGGATTGGCACTATTTGAAGACGGTGACGAAGAATATTTAAGTGTATTAGTGAAAATTCAGGGGCTATATGATGAAATCTCAGATACTGCTTTAGAGTGTTTTAAAGAGATGACTACAAAAATCAAGAAAACTGGTCAGAAACGGATTGTAAAAGGGATTGATCAGTTACCACATACAATTAAAGAAAACATTGCTGATCAAGTGAATGAATTAAAGGGGAGTTTTTTGGATGAAAGCAAATATTAATGGTATTGAATTTGAGGGTACACCCGAAGAAATAAACGAATTGATTAATTTACATGGGTATAAGAATATGCAGCAAGATGATTTATTAATGAGGAACTTTGACCAGCTTAGCCGAGTGAATAGATCAAGACCGACTAATTTATTTAAAGTAGGGGATTATGATTTCCATGACTCGCCTAAATGCTTAATTATCACTTGATTAGAGTAGTAATAAATCAAAAGACAAATATAAAATAAGGAGATGTTTATTATAGCGTATCTAACTTTATTTCTAGCAGCTTATCTAATTGCATTAAACATTAATGAGGTCAGATTGATTGTTCGAGGAGAAAGTGATACATATAGAAAAGTAAAGAGTGTGCTCGATAATTCAACTATTGAAAATATGAAACGAAATAAGAATTTGATTTACCTGTTTACTTTGCTCAAGGGGATATCTTTCATTGTCCCTTTGGCTTATATCGGATTAATTATGCATGATAACATTCTAATGCTTGCTTGGACAGCAGTTTCACTTATTTATGTTGTCCTTAGTATGTTTAAAGTTTTAGATGTATTAGACGGTGAAAGAATCAAGCAAAACACATATTTTTACTTGTTATTTGTTTGTGGGAATTTTCTTTTTGTTGTATTTTATTTGGCAGATATATTCGTATAAAATATTTAATTAATGCTTTGCTTTTTCAAATACTATTTCCAAAAGGACTGAGAATCATGACTCAATTCGATAAACAATACAATTCAATTATAAAGGATATCATCAATAATGGAATCTCAGACGAAGAGTTTGATGTAAGAACCAAGTGGGAATCAGATGGAACATCTGCTCATACACTAAGCGTGATTAGTAAGCAAATGAGATTCGACAACTCAGAGGTTCCGATTTTAACGACAAAAAAAGTTGCCTGGAAAACAGCGATTAAAGAGTTGCTCTGGATTTGGCAGCTGAAATCGAACGATGTTACTGAATTGAACAAAATGGGCGTACATATTTGGGATCAGTGGAAACAAGAAGATGGCAGCATCGGACATGCATATGGATTCCAGCTGGGCAAGAAAAACAGAAAGCTAAATGGAGAAAAGGTAGATCAGGTTGATTATCTTCTGCATCAATTGAAGAACAACCCATCTTCACGGAGACACATTACAATGCTTTGGAATCCTGATGAATTAGACTCAATGGCCTTAACACCATGTGTATACGAGACGCAATGGTATGTTAAGCAAGGAAAACTCCACCTAGAGGTAAGAGCACGTAGCAATGATATGGCATTGGGAAATCCCTTCAATGTATTTCAGTACAATGTTTTGCAGCGCATGATTGCTCAAGTGACTGGTTATAAGCTTGGTGAATATATCTTTAACATTGGGGATTGCCATGTGTACACACGTCATATAGACAATTTGAAAATTCAAATGGAAAGAGAACAGTTTGAAGCACCTGAACTATGGATCAATCCTGAAGTGAAAGATTTTTATCATTTTACAATCGATGATTTCAAGTTAATCAACTATAAACACGGAGACAAGCTTTTATTTGAGGTAGCAGTATAATACTGCCTTTGCAGAAGAAAGCCATTAAGCTTCTCAGGCTTAATGGCTATCATGACTAAGTAAAATTTATTGTCGTTTATTTTGAGTTTTGGGTTTAGTTATGTCCCAAAAATAAACTTCAGTTCCATTGTTAATTAAGTCTTGAACTGTAAATATTCTTCTACCTTCAATTTCAAGCTCTTTAATATGCCCATTCATTCTATCTAGTAGTAATTCCCCTAAATGACTGAAGCGGTATGCTTTTTGTGTATCATCCACAAATACTGTACTAAATGCTTCATCATAAAGGACATGCACTAAAGTTACTTCTGATAATTTTCCGCCTTTTTTTGAAGTTTGGTAGGGAGTATAATAATTACCATATTCATCTTTAATAAAATCAATTATACCTTGGATGTTGTTTATATCATCATTTGGCTCCCACCTTGGACGTGTAACATTTGGAAATTTCGGATTTGGATTATCAGACATATTTTTCACTCCATTACAAATATTTTCTATTATTATAGCATAATTGTAAGTCTTAATCCTAGTACAAGCATTTTAAAGTTTATTTAACAAGAGTGTATTATAGGATTTTAAGTGTAAAAATAAAATAACAGTGGACACGAGAGTCCTTTAGGTGATAAGATAAATGAAGTTAATCAACACGACTTCAATATGCATAATTAGAGTAAAAATAAAATTACTTTAAAACTAATATTTTATTCAAACTTTAAGGAGGTGATTCATTGGAGGCAGGAGACAAAATACATAACACCAACGAACAGATAAGAGTCTTAAAGGAAAAGAAATATCAAATTGAAACAACATTACTTGAAAAACAGAGGGATCTTTTAAGACTTGAAACTCAGCAAAACAAAGAGAAGCTTGAATTCTTATTCGAGTTAAGCGAAGTCTTAACCCAATTGGAAGATGAAGAATGGGTAAGCTGCACGATTGCTTTACGAATTATTAGAAGAAATAAAAGAAAATACTTATATCTTTTTGATTTTAATGATGACAAAGCATACATAAATAAGGATAAATTTAAAATTCTTCATAATGAATTCTTTGACCTGAAACAACAATTAAATGATATCTCAGGAGGCTGAAAAATGAAAAATGTGAGTCAAACGGTAATCAATAATGCGAATACGGTATTTGAAAAGAAGGACGATAAATATTTTGGTTATAAGTCTCGTTTTGGAGATATCGTTATTGGGGGAGCATATTCATATAGATTTGTAGTTCACTACGCAAAAACGAATCAAGATGTTGTTATTATTCCTGGCGATGTGAATACGGTAACGACTCCGGTCTGTACGACACTAGAGGAACGTTTATGGCGGCCGGAGAAAAGCACACAAATACGCCGCGATGAGATCGTTGAGCAGGCAAAGGAGGACGAATAAATGAAACCAGAAAATTTACGGATTATAAAGGGGCATGGATGGTACAAAAATTTTGTAGGCCATGTTTATGAAATAGTAGAAGAAGATTTTATACAAGAAGCATATTTGGTTAAAACTTGGTACACAACTGAAGACGACATAAGAATGAAATTGTGTGTAGTTTTTAAGGAAGACTGTGAAATTGAAATAAGTGAAAAAGTTGTCCAAGAAAGTGATTATTAAATAAAATCTGTATTTTATGGAGAGGAGTAACGAGCTATGGAGAAAATCAATGGCAGGTATAGGGTTAAAATACCTTGTCCAAAGGGAATTCCAGGGTGTGCGGTTTGTCATTATGTGTGGATAAACGAAGAAGTATATGATCAGATTCACGATTGTTATTATGATTATTATGATAAAAAACCAGACCCGACATCTGTAATTCATATACATAAACACCTGCCGAGAGATATTCATTTATTAGCAGAAGAATGGGGATGGAATGACACAGAGATCGGAGAAAAAATTTATAAATGGCTGAAAGAAGATTATTGCAGGCTTTAGATTGATAATCGAGGTATTTTTATGAGAGTTTCTGGATGAATACAGTAACATTAGTACAGGTTTAGAGAAGGATTATAAAAAGAGAGGGGAATAATCCCCCTCATAAATTAATGAAATTGACCGCCCATGTTTTGTTGTGCTAAGCGAACTAAACGTTTAGTGATTTCTCCACCAACTGAACCGTTTGCGCGTGAAGTAGTTTCAGCACCTAATTGAACACCAAACTCAGAAGCTATTTCGAGTTTCATTTGTTCAATAGCTGAAGCTGCTTGAGGAATTAGTAAATCATTATTGTTGTTTGATCTTGATCTGCTTTGTTGAGCCATCTTATTCATCTCCTAAAGTGTAATGAAAACAAGCTTGTTTGAATCATATTATGGAGAGATTGTTTTAATTTATACACGCCAAAGAAATAAATTTTTTCATTAAGAAAGGTGGGAGGACAAAATGAAAATTGACTATGTATCAGATCTCCATATAAATCATTGGATACCTTGGAATGTAAATCAGATTAAGTGGGAGAAGCGAACAAGAGAAATTGTAAATAGGTTAATCTCAAACGGTAATGGGGAGGTATTAGTCATTGCCGGTGATTTTACCGAATGGAATCAACAAACTTTATGGGTTTTAGATGAGGCAGCAAAGCAATACGAGAAGGTTTACTTTACATATGGTAATCATGATCTTTATTTACTTAGCAAGAGCCAAAAAAGGAAATACTCAGACTCGTTAGGCAGGTTGAATGATCTAATTCAAAAAGCTGCTGACATGAAAAATGTAACACCATTAATTAAGACAACTGAAACATACAAAGGAAAAGTCTTTGCAGGAGATGTAATGTGGTACCTTCCAAAAGGAATCGAAGGATGGGACTTCTTTAAAGGAGTATCTAATGACTCGAATTACATTTGTATTAATGGCTATAACAAAGAAGATGGGGTAAGAGCGATGTGGAAAGAATCAATGGATTGGTACGAAACGCTTGAAAACATCCAAGTTGATGTATTTGTTTCCCATGTTCCACCTGTTCACAATCCTTATTCCCCGTTTGAGCCTAATACATGTTATATGGTTGATGTACCGTTCATTAACTCAAAACATTGGATTTGTGGCCATGATCATTTACAAGCCGAGTTTGACAAAGATGAAACGAGCTTTCACATGAATTGTATCGGATACCCGTATGACTATGATAATTATCCGAGTGTCAATGTGATACCTGGTGAAGAAGTAGATTCATATAAAACGTTTGAACTTAAAACATTTGAGATTTAGATTCAATTATTTTGATTTTTTTACATTAAGGGGATGTTGAAATGAAAACAGATAATGAGATTGTCTATGGTGAACCATTATTAACAGGTGTTGAAGAAGATAGATGTTACGATAGCATTTTTGAAGATTATCTTTACGGCAACTAAATAAAATTCTAATTTTATACAGAAGGGAAGGGGAGACATGGAAAATGAAGTTGTGTTTTTTTGTAGAAAATGCAATCATCACTTGTTTGCTAAAAATCCTATGATAAACACATTAAAGGTTATATCTGAAATGGATTGCCCTAATTGTGGAGAAGAGGGTTATCATAATTGGATTCTTTCGCATATAGGTGATTCAGAGAAAGAAAAGGAGAACTACAATTGGAAGTAGATAAAATGTTGATTTCATTTAGAAGAAGGAGTTGGAGCAATTTGAAATGGAACTATCGCCTTTTCATAAACGATGTTTTCTGGAAAGGATATGGAGGATATCCAACTGTGCAACAATTAGAGATAGAAAGAAGATCCTATAAAAATTCTGCGTTTTATAAGGGTGGGAAAATTAAGATAGAAGTTGCCTAATTTTATAAAGGGGATGCGTATATGAAGAACGCAGTTGAGCGGTTTGATTGGTGGGGAGTGACTTTAACCGGTAAGTATAAAACAGTTAAGACTTTATACCAATTGATGGACATCAACAAAAAACTGTTCGAGAATCTCTACAAGGTGCAAGCAGATACAATTGAAGAGCTTGTAAACAAAATATATGAACAGGTTCCTGAGTATGAGAAGAAGTTCTTGAATTTTATCAATAAGCAACTACCTATACTGAAAAGGTGTTTGCAATTCGAGTTACCTTATAGTGCTCAACTAATATCGAGCATTGAATATGAAATATACATATCCAGTGCTGAAATTGATTGCGAATACCCCTTTGATGCTAGAGGTTGCATTATTATTTTCTTTCAACGAATGCAAGAAATAATCGGTTTATACAAGGAGGAGTTAAATGAAGAATACAGAGTTTAAGATAACAAGTTTCTTAGATGAATATAAACGAAGAGACCAGATGCGAAGAGATTTTATTATTCATGAAGGCTACACTGCTATCGAAGAGATCATTAAAGAAGTTAATCAAAGGGGATCTCTAAATGAAGCAGATATTTATTACGGAACACCTAAACCTCAACTAAGTTTCTCGGATGTTGAATTAGGTTACATGCTTACTTCAATGATGGAATATGCGACAAATCATGTAGGAAATCCAGTTGATGAGAAATGTGAATTTGAAAATAAGCTGGCTTATTTTGAGTATAAGGACGAGATTCTTGAAATTTTTGAAGTGTATGGCCAAGGTACTGAAAGCTGGTTTTCCAAACCAAGTGACGATACCATCGATAAATTGAATAACACAGCTTACGGAGTGTATTTAATCCAGTTCGATGATTTCATTAATTACACTAAAAATAATGATAGTAAGAGTGAAAAGCTGTTCCCAAGCAGCACGATCTTAAATGACATTACGGGCGGATATACAGTTGGAAGAGGTTCTAAGTAGATGATTGTAACAGCTTGGGTTTTGTTGATAATGTTTGGTTTATTCGCTTTATCAGATTTGAACTTAACTGAGGATGAAACAAAGCATATAAAATTCTTCATTATAATGAAATTTGTTTCTGTCTTTATAGCTTCTTTAGCTGCTGGAGTGATTTGGGGAGGGTTATTTCAATGAAAAAAGTTTTCAAATGCCGTACTTTTCCTAAGGAAGACAGAATTACTTTTGACAAAGGAAAAGATCATGTCTTAATAACTATCGAAGACAAAAGGCACAACAAGAGAGTTTCGATATGTTTGAATAATGATGACTTAAAGAAAATAACAGATTTTTTAGGAGGTAAATTTAATTGATCGTATACACTACACTAGGTTATTTCCCTGTGTTGAGAAGAAAATTGTCCAAAGAATTTAAACGATTAGGTTTTAATAACCTGAAAGAAAAGCGGTGGTTTTTAGCTAAAGTCTTAGGATACGCACCAAATTTCAGTGAAATGTCTATTTCTGAGTTGGAAAGAGTAATCGATGAGCTTACTAAATACGAAAACTTAAATGAAATTACATAAATAAATCCAAATAAAATTGGTCTTTTATTTAGAATGAAAATAAAATTAGCGGAGAGTAAGTGGAAACCTTATTTGGTTTACATAAGGAAACACTTGAAGGTAAGCTATTGAGGTTTTTGATTGAAATACACAATAAGGAAGAGGATACAGACTATAAGGAAATAATAAAAAGTTTGAAAGATAATTATTGTATAAACGGATCTATATGGGATGAATATGTTGAGCAAAGGACAAGAATAATTAAAGAAAGAGGAGGGGAGTCGGTGTCTTTCGAGAATGTAAAACAGTGGTTTGCAAGAGATATTGATAATAGAGTTATAACCATTGACAAAATTAATAAATTTAATAAAAAAAGTACATTTTTCTGTCCGATTTGTGGATCAAGTTTAATCCCAAAAGCAATTGAGTCTAAGAAAGTAACACCTCATTTTGCTCATGTTGATTTATCTAGTTGTAATGCTGAATCAATGGTTCACTGGTGGTTTAAAAATAAATTCATAGAGCCTGGTGACAAGTTTTACATAAAGACAGACGATGTCATTGAATATGTGTGTAAAGAAATCAAGATTGAACCTGTTTATAAGCTTTCTAATGGGAAATACAACCCCGACTTAAGCATAAAGACAGAGTGTAACCAAGAGATTATTATTGAAATGCAATATAGCAATAAGAAGAATGTTGAAGACTATATTGATTATTGGCTAGAGCTAAATAAAACAATTGTGGAAGTTGATATAAAAAGGCTTAAACATAATGGTGAAGTTTATACACTTGTTCCTTTATTTTACGATGGGAAATGCAGATACACAAAAAAGAATGATCTGTATCATCAAACCATTGGGCAGTACAAGGAAGAAATCTATAAATCAGTCAAATTAAATGAATATAAAATGAGGATTGAAAAATTAGATTGGTTTTGGCAAGACGTTCTTAGATACAAAAAAGATGAAATAAGTATTGAAGAAATGGTATTGCTTATTGATTCATTTAATGAACAAGATAAAGAAATCATCGAATCAATATTGAATAAAAAAAGTTGCAATGGATTAAAGACTGATTATCTACAATTTAAAAATGAACAACGGATTAAAGATGAAATTCATAAATTCAAAGTGACATTCAATAATGACAACAATGATTTTTCAATGAAATATAAGACACTTGGAAATTCTCATATAGAGTTTACTGTGTCGAGTGTTGAAAAATTAGACAGTGACATAGAAACCATCAAAGATTCTATTGAAATAAGTTCTTTCACTTCAGGAAAAAGCGTTGAATCCGTAGCAAGAGATTTGGTGGATATGTTAAAAATAGAACAAATTAAAACTAGCCGTTGTTTTATTGAAACTCTATCTGAAATGCAAAAAAAATATAACGACGATTTGTATTAAGTTCTTTATAAGAGGAACGGTCTTTACCTTTATTACAATAGTTTTAAATGTTTAACTGTTTGTGAAGATGTCTGGTCACAGATAAAAAAACTTAAAAACGCAGAGAAATTATTTAAAGTTTTCGATAAGAAGATATTTAAATATAAGGAAAAGCTTAAACCGATTCCGTGTCCTGAAAAATTGTGCAGATTTTTGCAAGGGGAAGAACAAACCCTTAAATTTATTAGAGATCAAATATCTGATCCATCCATCTTCGTAACGCTTGATTGGCAGAAACCTTCCGAAGAGGAGCTTTGTATTTGGATTAAAAGGAAATGTCGGGATAGGAGTCAGATAGGAAGAATTTTAATTAAAAAGGGAATATTAAAAGTTTATATGGGCTTTAATTGCAAATATAAATTGGATGACACCCTAGAAGTCCACAACCTTGATGAAGAGCAATATTACTTGAAATTCAAGGAAATCATTAAAGCGGCAATCTTGCCATATGAATACGCTTGTGAATGTGGAGAGGTCAGAGCTACATTAAATGATTTTGTTAATGCTGTTAAAAGTGATGAGAATATACACATGCATATTGAAAAGTCTTTAGCAAAAAGATGTGAAGAATGTCAAGAATATAAAAAGAACCTGCAGAGCTTAGAAAAAATTGAACGCTATATTTGTGAGGTGTTATTGAAAAATAATTTAGAATTCTCAATTAAAAGGGAATATTGCGGGCCCTACAGTGATGATATTGATTGGATAGATTTAACAATACCCGCTCGTAACACCACATTTGTTATCAGTATTTACAATTTTTTAATTTCTTTTTATGAAATTGATGAGCACTCCAAATTTGAGGAGGACTTTGATTATAACTTAGGAAAGGGCTTTGATGAAATATTTAAATTTTGTTCCAAAAAAATAAATCAAATTAAGGAGCTTACACAATGAACACAACATTGATTGATAAAGAGTTTAAAGATTGGAAAACAATGTTCAGTACAATTGAAGACCAACTTTTCTCCTCTAGCGAAATTGTTAGAGACTTCATGGGGCTAGATTATCTACAGTGATAATGAAAACGAGAAATATGAACAGTTCGTTAAACAAGTCAGCAGAATGGTTATTGATTACATAGATAAAAACCAAAAAATGAAGGGTGAGAAAAATTAACGAGGCATATCATTCAATTCAAACGCTGTATAACAAGATGGATAGACAAATGAAAACAGTAAAGGAGGCCATTGAAGAAAAAGATTTGCAAAGAGCACATCGTAACTTAATTAACTTGGCTGACAATAATGAGGAATTAATGCAGGAAATAAGGTGGGTCAAAAAGGGAACCATATTATAAGTTATTTGGTTAATTGTCTGCGCTCTTTAAAGTTCCATACATAAAGCTCTTCTATAGAGCAACCTATGGCATCAGCAAATGTCATTGCTGTTCCAATATTCATATTTGATTTAAAACCACCTACATAATCATTAATACGTTGTTTTGATAATCCAGTACGTTCAACAAGATCTTCAATTGAAACGCTATATTCATGCATGAGCTCATTGAGTCTTGAATCAACTGGTTTCCATTGTTTTTTCACTATGTACACCTCTTTCAGGAACGATTTTAGCACATACATATTTTACCTTCAATATAGATTAGGAGAGTGATTGATTGGGAGCAAACAATCAAGGAAAAGTTTTTGAAGCGAACATTGAAAAATCTGCAGCAGATCAAAAGTTGTTCTTCTACAGGATTAAGGATGTTAATCCAATGTTTTTGAAGAGGGGAGCAGCAGTATCGAAAAACAAATATGACTGTTTCTTGCATTTTAACGGATATTTATTTCCCTTTGAGCTTAAGTCGACAAAGAACAAGTCCATTTCCTTCAGTGAGAAGATCATAAAAGGGCAGCAGATTAAACATTTAAAAGAGGCAGCACAGTACCCAAACATAATTCCTGGTTTTCTGTTTCAGTTTAGAGAGCCTGAGAACAAGGTTTATTTCGTACATATTGATGAATTTTTGAAATACAAAAACATAGCCGAAAAGCAGTTAGAACACACATATAATAATAAAGTTAACAAGTCCAGTATCCCGATAGCAATTTGTGAAGAGATCGGTACAGAAGTGCGCTGGATGAAAAAGAAAGTGAATTATACATATTATTTGAACAAGCTTTGTGGGGAATTGATTAAGAAAGAACAGTCAAGAGACAAACCATTACATACATATAATACTCCTGTGAAAACGGGGGTGTAACCTTGGAACCTTACCAACGTTATGAGGAATTAAAGAAAAAAACAATAAAGGTAGTCCAGAAAGAAAATTACAGTATTCGATATATAACTCAGGATGAAGCAAGTAATGACTTAGATGAGTTTTATAAACAATTTGCTCAACATTTATTAGAAGCTGCTCTGGAAAGGAAGGCAGAGTAAGCTTCTTTTTTTCGTTAGATATGTAGTAAGTATCTTAATATACAGCTTTATCTGTACTGATATTAATGACATGCTGCACTCGGTGTGAAAGGGCAGCTTCCACCACATTTTGTCCGCCGATGAGATTGGTCTGGATCGCTTCAAATGGATGGTCCTCACATGTCGGAACCTGTTTCAGCGCAGCCGCGTGAAATACGATATCGACGCCTTTCATCACCTGATTCACCCTTCTGTGATCGCGTACATCTCCAAGTACAAATAATAGCCGCTTATCCTCCGCATACTTTTGGCTCATGACATACTGTTTACTGTCGTCTTTGCTGAATACAATCACCTGTTTAGGTGTAAGCATCAAAAGGCGTTTGACAATTTGACTCCCGATTGAACCCGTTCCGCCAGTGACTAAAACTGTTTTGTTATGGAAAAATGGTTTTAGTTCTGCTGTTTGCTGTTTAGGCATGGCTTATCCTCCAACTCTCGTTTCTCTACCATGCATCATATGTTCAACTTTGTAATCGAATTAATGAAAGCAACCAATAAAACAAAATTTAGGGGAATGATCATGTCACAAAGTGTTCTTTTTTAATAGAAAATGGAAAAACGGACGTAACTAGGGAACAACAAAACTAAATAAACAATGTACTAAATATTCAACATATTTTTATTTCGCTCCGCAAAAGCAAATCTGGCAAAGTCATCTCACGTACCTCTTTGGGGAATAAGTTGTTTATGAGTCAGAAACCCTATAAAAAAAGGTTCATTTTCCTCACGGTAATCACCTGTATATATTTTACAATAGTAGTGATAGTGATAAAAGAGGAGGGTACCAAATGAAGGTTTCAAAAACAATGCTGCTAAGCACTGCCGCGGGTTTATTGCTTAGCCTGACAGCAACCTCGGTGTCGGCTCATTATGTGAATGAGGAACATCTTTTCAAAGTGACTGCACACACGGAGACAGATCCGGTCGCATCTGGCGATGACGCAGCAGATGACCCGGCCATTTGGGTTCATGAAAAACACCCGGAAAAAAGCAAGCTGATTACAACAAATAAGAAGTCAGGGCTCGTTGTGTATGATTTAGACGGAAAACAGCTTCATTCTTATGAGTTTGGCAAGCTCAATAATGTCGATCTGCGCTATGATTTTCCATTGAACGGCGAAAAAATTGATATTGCTGCCGCATCCAACCGGTCCGAAGGAAAAAATACAATTGAAGTATATGCAATTGACGGGGATAAAGGAAAATTGAAAAGCATTACAGATCCGAACCATCCTATTTCCACCAATATTTCTGAGGTTTATGGATTCGGCCTGTATCACAGCCAGAAAACAGGAGCATTTTACGCATTAGTGACAGGCAAACAAGGGGAATTTGAGCAGTATGAAATTGTTGATGGTGGAAAGGGTTATGTAACAGGGAAAAAGGTGCGTGAATTTAAGTTGAATTCTCAGACCGAAGGCCTTGTTGCGGATGATGAGTATGGGAACCTATACATAGCAGAGGAAGATGAAGCCATCTGGAAATTTAACGCTGAGCCCGGCGGAGGGTCAAAGGGGCAGGTTGTTGACCGTGCGACAGGAGATCATTTGACAGCTGATATTGAAGGACTGACAATCTATTATGCACCAAATGGCAAAGGATATCTCATGGCTTCAAGTCAAGGAAATAACAGCTATGCAATGTATGAACGGCAGGGGAAAAATCGCTATGTAGCCAACTTTGAGATTACAGATGGCGAGAAAATAGACGGTACTAGTGACACGGATGGTATTGATGTTCTCGGTTTCGGACTTGGCCCAAAATATCCGTACGGGATTTTTGTGGCGCAGGATGGCGAAAATATCGATAACGGACAAGCCGTCAATCAAAATTTCAAAATTGTATCGTGGGAACAAATTGCACAGCATCTCGGCGGAATGCCTGATCTTCATAAACAGGTAAATCCGAGGAAGCTGAAAGACCGTTCTGACGGCTAG